TTCTTGCTCCTCTATCGGGGGCGTTTCTGCTTTAGCATCAGAAGTTCTTTCGTACCCAGCTTCCTTGTCTTCATCTTCCGACACTGCCTTTAGAGCTTGTTTAAATTCTCGTACAATCTCCCCTTGCTTAGCTAGAGTTGTTGTACCGTAAAAGTCGTTTCTAAAAGGTTTATATGCACTTTTAAGGGATTCGATCTGCTCCCTGTTTAAATCAAACAAGTTTGGATCGTTTGACACTCCGGCCTTTCGTTGGTCAGGTTCTTCCCCTGTTCCTTCTACGGGTTCGCCTGTGATTTTTTGTGCCAATGCAACAATTGCTTTTGTTGCCTCTTTATTATTTGCGGCTCTATCTCCACCAACAATCGTCAAAGCAGTACTTATGGCGGCCAAAGTAACTGGTGTACTTTCTTCCTTCGCTACTACGGCTACTGCGGCAGCGGCTACTTCTACTTTTTCTTTTGGGCTTGCACTTCCAGCGGCTGCTGCTCTCAATCTGTTAGATATGGACTTTGGGTTACCATCGGGGGCCCATGACGCCAATTTCTCGGCGATAGCTTCACGATATGTCCTAATTTTCTCTTCCCCTTGGCTAAAGATTTTAGGGAACGCTTTTTCAAAAGCATCGTTATCCGTTAATGATTCATCCAAAAAGCCAAGTAATTTTTCTACCTCTTTTAGTTTTTCTACAGGATCTTCAATCTTTCTCAGTTTTGTGGTTAGCCAATTACTCACAGTGTCCTTTGGTGCTTCTTCTAACAAATCTTTGTTAGCCAACTCTTCTGTTATAAGACGACGAACCTCATTTTGAGATATAAGATTCATTTCAATTAATTTTTGTAAAATACGATGATTTAAAATATTATCATTCAGCTTGTTCATTATAATTCCTCTAAATTAGATTTTTAATCTCTCGAATGCCACGGACAACCTTTTAAAGATTGCGCCGGCTGAGCCTTCTTGGGCTTTTCCTAGCAGGCGATTAATAGCGTCTGCAATGGCAGCGGCTTCTTTGGGGTCAATTCCTTTAAACTTTGAAGTGTCCATTGCCAAATTTTTCAATGCTATCTTTAACTTCGATGCTGAATTTGGTAGTTCTTCACCTTGGGAAACCATCGGTTCTTCCTGATCGGGTGTTGCGGGAACTCCCATATCATCTTGCTCATTAAATCTTTGATATTCTTCAGCAATGATTTGTTTGAGTTTTGATTTCGTAATATTCATTTTTATATCTCCTAATAATTTTAAATACTAAATAACTATGCACTTTCAGTCATAAATAGTCTAATCGTCTTAATAGAAGCAACAAATGTTTGTTTTGTATCTGATGTATTGTGAGTTTCATATTTTTTGACATATAAAAATCCCTTGCCCCTCCCTAAATAGAAAAGAACAAGGGATTTAACCTTAAAATTGTTTAATTATATACGCCGTCTGGTTGTATTTTTCCTAACATAAAGTTTAACAAACTCTGTAATTCGGGCTCCTGTGATATGAAAAAGCCCATTGTACTTAAACTAGCTATCTCTTTCATTGTGAAGCCAAGATCCCCAGCTTTCTTTGTTAGCATAATCAGGTCATTAACAACTGCGACCATATCTGGGTTTGGGTTTTCTTGTAATCTCTCTAACAAAAGATCCATCGTTGTAAAATCAAAATTCTTGGCCATTGACCACTCTCCTTTTAAGTTGTGAATTGTATACCAAATCAGAAGACGATTGTATTTTTCCACCACCAACATTCCAAAGCATCTTAATTTCCAATTCCTTACAAATGTTCATTTCTGGGGTGTTTTTCTCAAGACGATCTCCGCCATTGGCAAAATAATCAGGTTTAAACCTTTTTAAAGCATCACAGACTGTTCCATCTTGATCGTCTACATTTGATACGATACCAACACCTTTGATACTTCCTGCAATGTATGCACGTTCTTCAAAGGACATAAATTTATATCCTTTTTTTCTTATTAACCAATCATCCGAATTCAATATTACGATAACTCTACCGTACTCAGCAGCTTCTCGTATCATTTGGACGTGTCCCTTGTGAATAGGATCAAAACCCCCACTCACGATTATAGTTGGTACTTTCATTTTAACTCCTATAAAAATTGTTCCCACTCTTTTACTATTTCAACATTACGATACAGGTCTATCATTTTAACCCTCGGTGCGTATGGCCTTCTCATTAGGGGCATATTGGCCTCCTTTGGCGTTCTATTTTTCTTCTTACTGTTACAGTGCTTACAGCAAGTAACAATATTTTCCCACACTTTAGGACCACCGTTAGATTTAGGGTTAACATGATCCATCGTCAATTCAGAATAATTAAACATATTTAAACAGTATTGACATTGATTCTCATCTCTCCAAAACACGTTCTTACGATTACAGCTTAAACTAAATGGAAATTTTCTAACGTATTTGTTTAACACAATCACTGCTGGGGTTCCGTCTTCGTAGGCCGCAACTTGATTGGCTCTTTCAGTTAGTACCATGTTGAACGCCTTAAAGGAGCCAATGATATCCAAAGGTCGCCATGCAGCGTCCAATTTGAGAGTAAATTTGTTCCAGTTTGATTTATACACATAATGAATTAGTTTTTAGAAAAGAGTTTAGACGCAGGAGATTCAGGCGCAAGCTTTTCAGACATTATATCAGAGAGTTTAAAATTGTCTACAAAAGACTTTAATTCCCCAAACGCTCTCTTATAATCTGGTTCCATTACCACTTCCGTTTTTCCACCATGGCCATGAATTGCATGAACTTCCCCAATGTTATCATAGATTGTAACACTTGGGTGTTCCGATAACCATGAGACAGCTACTTTACCATTATCAAAAATAAATCCTTGGGCTACTCGGCCAGTGCCGCTTATCCCACTTTCATCTTCATCTCGTTTTAAATAAAAAATTTTCATTTGCCTTTTCTCCTTTATAGTATAACATATTAATTAGAGTTTGTCAAACGAAACAGTATTTTTGTAATCTGTATTAGAACTCTATCTGTATTCCATATGTAATACCATCGTTAGTAGGTAAGATAGTTGGGTTGATCGCATACAATTTTTTGTTGTATCTGGTCGTGCCCTGAAAGCACTCTATTAGCGCCCAAGTTCTACCTAGAATTGCCATAGAGAGGTAAATATTAGCCTGCTTCTCGGTCATAGGACTGCCACTGAGTCCATTAGAAATGTCATAGGTGAAATGGTTAAATGAACCAACCGCCAAAAGAGCAGAACCGGTGGCCCCAACCAAATTAGGCGCCAACCCTCTTACACTATTGTCTGCATATATGTTACCGGCCATCGGAATAAAAAGTTCCAAAATAACAGCAATTCTATGATCCTTCTCTTTGGAAAGAGTTTCCTGTGGTGCTGCTTGGGCTGTTATACTCATCAGCAGGCACAATATTAAAAATACTCGTTTTGTCATTTGATCTCCATAAGAAAGCTAGTGAAGGGACTTGAACCCTTAACCCCCGGTTTACAAAACCGGTGCTCTACCAGTTGAGCTACACCAGCATTAAAATACATCCACTAGGATTCGAACCTAGAACGAGGGATTAGAAGTCCCTAGTGATATCCCTTTCACCATGGATGCAAAGTTGAGCTATGGGTGCTTAAGATAATTTCTTCCGCAGAATATTGCAAATCCTACACACATTAGGCCGAATAACCAACTACCATTGGAAAATGAGTGGATTGCAAATAGAGAATTTGCAATGGTGCAGACCAAACTCATATTTTTACTTTTTAAAATTTCATTCATTATTTTCTCCTTTAAGTTTTGGAATGATTTGTTCTCTTATGATTATCCCAGTCTCTATTGTGTCTGAAGTCTTAAATGCGCGACCATTAACTGAAAGTTTCTCATAAATCTCATAATCATTCCCTCCGGGAAAGCATCTGTCGCCAACAAACCAGCATTCGTAATCTGAAAAATGTTTAAGACCATAAGTTTTGTCCCAACCAATAGGGTATATATCGAAAGAGGTCTCTCCCCCTAACTTAACATCAATCTTGTTTGGGCATCTTAAAGAAATTTTGGTTTTTAAATTATCCATCAAACGTTTTCTAAAATTACGTTCTTTATCGAAGGCAACAAACTCTTCTCTTTGTTTCGCTGTTGCATTTCTACCGATAGGACACCAATTTATCATAGATCCACGATAATCAATAAAATGACCTGTTAATGGTATTTGTTCATAACAAACGGAAGCTTGTGACTTTGTAAGAATCCTAAAAAGTTCTTTTAAACAACTATCGCTCAATTCAGCAGCCATATCATTTTCACTTACAAGGGTGAATTCATCTTTAGAATAAACTGGTGGTTTATAATATTTTGTACCATTACAGGGAAGAAGATGCAGTTTGAATCTAATTTCTGAAAACTTTAGAAGTCTTAATAATTGAGACTCAATATATTTCAAATCACTACCAGTAAGAATTCCTATTTCAGTATGTTGAGAAAGTTTTCTAAGTGATAATAATAACTCTGTATCAAAAAGACCTCTAGGTTCAGTTAAAGTACCATCCATATCAAATAATACTATTTTATTATTTATCATATATATATTCCTATTATAATATTAATATTTTATTAATTAATAATTTATATATTATACTAACACTATAATAGAGATTTGTCAAGTATTCTTTACTTCATTTTATTTTCTAACATCCCTTGATCTCTAGCCATTTCACCTTCAAGGTAGTGTTTTACCTTAGCAATATAATCATTTGCTAAGGTGATTTTACTCTCAACCCACTCAGGGAGATTGTCTTGGTCTTGAATCATATGCATTAACTGATCAACATAACCCTTCATATGCATTAATTGAGATCGAGACATACTTCCTTCATCATTATCGTGATAATGGGCCATATCAGGGCAACCACAAGGTTGGTCATCATGAGCAATACCAATCTCAGGAGTTTCCATTGGCATTTCTCCACATTCTTCGTTTAAATTATTTTGCAATTCTTCTTTAATAATCTGTTTAAGTAATTTAGCTGTTAATTTCATTTAAAAATCTCCTTTTTACACTAAATAGGTTCCTCAAACGAATCATACGTCATTTCAGACAAATCGATTTGATATCTATTAACTTCTTTTCTCAAATCTCCTTCCCTCATGCCAAGAAAAGAAGCAGCATCTCTAAATGTTCTGGTAGAAGATAGAGCGAAATGTAGACAGGCCTCTTTCACAATGTACCTAATTGATCGGTAAACAGGGAAATTGTACAGTTTATTATTGATATGAGAAGCGGCAAGCTCGAGTTTCAACCCAAGTATTTCTTCTATGGTCAAATTATGAAGCATACCCTCAAAATCATCAGAGGTTTTTCTCTCTCTTTTCAGTTTCTGTCGTAAAGAATATTTATAGTTCTTACCTTTATATTCTCTTAATTTTTTCTTCCACATTGAGTTGACACCAGTTTAGCAATAGGTTATAATATATTATGCATTTTTCATATTATCATATTCACTTGTTGTTGGTTCTTCAACTGTGCTTTGGAGTTCATCCTCAAATTTATCAAAATAAAGTTTCAAATTTGTTACAAGATAGTCAAGGAAAATTTCCTTGTCTTTCGGGTTTGCAAGTGAGTCATATGCATCAAGAACATATTGAGATATCTTACGAAAAGAAGTGTAAGCCATATTACGACCAGTTTCATCCATATCTTCAAGACCTGAACCGAAGTCCTCTTCAGCAGATGGAACGTCATCGGCTTCAACGGGGATCTTCTTATCTTCGTCACCAACATCAATTTGGATATCGGCCTCTTCTAGATCAGACAAATCTGAGTCTAGGGATTCCTCCCCCTCTGGTGTAGCCCCGTTGACAGGTTCAGATAAAAGAGCACTTGCAGATCCACCTGCATCACCAATACCATAAGAACCTTTTACCATTTCTGGCATGATGGCGTCTTTTACCGCTTTAACAATATGAGCGCGGAAAGAGTCTCGCTGTTTTTTGTCAGTTGTCAGTCGTTTAAAATCTGTCCTTAGAGTCGGAATTGATTTCTTTAGAACATCCTCAAGGGTATTGATTCCTGTAGAACGATTCGGGTGTACATCAGATAAGTCACCTTCTTTGAGCATTTTTCTGATCACTAACCTTAAAGTGTGTTCACTTTTTCGTTGTTCTATCATGTGCTCATGAATCTTTTTTCTTACAACTTGTCTTAAAGCTTTTTCATGATTGTTCATTATTTGCGCTCCTTGCTTCCTGTATGTCCTTGGACACCACCAGTGCTGCTGGCTTCATCTACCTTTTCTTTCTTGTCTTGTTGCGCCTTGGCTATAGGTTCACTTTTATCACCATCACCATCTACATCAGGAAAATCAGGCTTGCTGCTACCTTCTGATTCATCTTCTTTCTTATCTTCGTTATCAGAATCTTCTTTCTTTTTATTTACAAAAGGTTTCAACTGATCGGGAATTTCACCTTCATTTAATTTACTAAGGTCCATTTTAAATCCCCATTTTTCGGTGAGATTTTGACCAAGTTCTTTGTTTTTCCATTCTTTTAATGACATGTTACTATTTCTCCTTTCGTTATAAATAGTTGGTTGTTCTTGTTTTAGGCCATCTTCCCAATCACGAAAACACAAGTTCCCCATCTCGTAGGCTTGCTTTTCCATTTCCCGTAAATGTGGGTTTTTCTGGGCATAGCCGGCCCCTGAATATCCCTCCTGTTCAAGCTCTCCTTTATCGTGTTGCATATGATGAACTAACTCATGGGCTATAGAGCGAAGGATGTCCTTGGGGTGCCTATCTGTAATGAATACATGTATTTCCATGGTGCTAGGGTGATAATACCCTGTTTTTGCTAGGATTTTACCAGCATTAGCATCATCCTGATCGAATACCAGTGTTGGAGGTTTCTTAAATCCAAACCTTTTTTGTGCAAATCTGCAAAGACTATGGACTTCATTTTCAAACTCAATCGGAGAACCTGAGTTATTTTTAATATTATATTTCATCAATGTTTAATTTCTCCCTCATGTCCGGTGAATAGTAGATAAACTCTACCGTGTTACCGTCTGGGTCTTTAGTATAACACCCAACTGTTCCGTCTCTATGCGCCACGATCTCACCACCATCTGGGAAGTCCTTAACACAACCCACTAGAACCCCGAAGTGGGCATCTTTGTAGTGCTTTTTATCTATTAACGCAATAGTAGTATTATTCATTTTCATTCTTTTGTATTTGGGGTCTTCGAATACCAACTCAGCACCACAATTTTTCTCGTACCAATCCTGAGACGCACTCAGATCTGATACTAAAACAGCAATATGATCAACAATTTTCATAATATTAATTAGTTTCCTATTTTTTTAATCTCGTACCTAGGATTTCAATTATATCACCAGACACTGCTGATATAATAATTCCGTATAAAACCTCTCTATTGCCTACGAACTTAATTTTTTTTTTAAAAACACGCCAAATTTCTTTTTCTTCGTAAGTTTCTTATCTATAACTTTCCAATCATTCCAGTGAACAAGGTCCCCTTCTTTAATATCTTTTACAATAGAAGATCCAAATGGGTAGTTGTTTTCAATCATATCTATATTCTATGTATAGCATGTATATTAGCGCTAAACACACAGGTTCAAAACCTATAATTACATAAGCTAACAGAACGCACATTAGCCCAATAATATTAAATATTGCTTTTCCCATTAATTAAATCCTATAAGTTCTATTTCTTTTGGTGGAACTCTACAAATAACACCACTTGCAAAGATAAACGGAGAGTATAAACATAACCTGCCTTGATCATCAGGAGGGACTCCGCTAACAAGGTACCATTCCAAATCTCTATCAACCCACACAAAACTTTTATCTGAGATAGACCAATAGAAACCTTTGCCGCCTCCAAGTATTCTTGCTGGTTCTAACAGAGTGCCATCCTTAGCTTTGGTCCAACCACTCAGTTTAGCAGCCAATTTGATGAAGTTTGCCTCATATTCCTTTGAATAATATGTCTGATCCATCATAAACACCTCTTTATTATAACTAGTGTGGTAATAAACCTATTCTCCGCCGCCACCATCACCCCCGTCACTCCCATCAGAGTGGCCGTGGTGTGGAAAACTCCCCCCATAAGGGAAGAATTTGCCCCTTTTTTGGGACTTTTTGCGGCGTTTTTTACGCTTTTTACGGCGTTTTTCTGTCATATTTTGCACTATTTTGATCCTAATAGAGCGTTTAGGGCCCTTATTCTCCTCTCCGAGAGCCCCAAAACCGGGTGGAGCACTCTTTGATCGGCCCATTTTAGGCTCTGAATGCCCTTTTCCGCCACCAAACCCCTTGTTCCCGCCCAGTCCAATGAGTTTTGACTTCATTTTTCGGTGTTTTGACTTCATTTTGACCTGAAAATGTTCGATTTCGGTCAGTATTCCGTGTTTTTTAGCCATTTCTATCGCTTTCCGCATCACTTGGGTGCCATTTTCGACAAATTTATCAATTTTTTCCAAAGAAACCCACTTAAATTGGCTATTTTCTTGAAATCCTTGCATTTTTAGGTTAACATCGGGCATGGAGGTCTCGAATTTAGACAAAAACATAGTGATTTTGCTATTTTCACCCTTAAAAGTAAAGTCAGACATGCCAATTTCCTTCGAAAACGGCAAAATTAGCCCGGTTTCCTCTGCAACTTCCCGTTCTAACCCCCCTTTGAAGCCTAAATCACCTCTTTTTACCTCGATATCCTTCAAATGGCCACCGGGTATGTCCCATTTTTCACCCTCATCAGTCCTCTTCAGTATCAAAACATTGTTATTCATGTCATACATGATCGCTTTTGCTACAAATTCGGTGTCTGGGTAGAAATCGTAGGGGTTTTTTACCGATATTCCTCCAAAGTTATCTATATGCTCTTGCATATTGTCGTCATAATGGAGCATAGAGCCCAATTTTTTAAGAGTTTTTATCTTTGGGGTATCGTTAGTGTAGTGAATCCTTTCGTCCGTAAAATAGTCGCTTAACGAGAGCTTATCAAGATGTGCCCTAACCGTGTCGTTTGGGAACAATTTTTCTTTTTCTACATCCCTTGCGGTTACGATATGAACATTATCGCCATCATTTATGTGTTTTTTCATCAAATTGACGACTTTATCGTTGTATTCTTCGAAAACATACTGCACTTTGTCACTTGAAAGGTCCATATGGGACATCGCAATAGTATTATCGAAGTCAAACGTGATGGTTTTACTCATTTTCGCTTGTTTCCGGTGAGGTTTCACTATTTATTGGCTCCAAAAGCTTAGTCATGGGGTTCACTTGCACTCCAAAACGCTTTTCGCCCTCTTTTGTTAGCTGTCCAACGTTAATATAATCGAATTCTGGTAGGATCACTGCCTTTTGTATGCAGTTTCTCTTACCGGACTGGTAAAAACAACATATTTGCCCGACAACTTCAGTAAAAAGCACTGGAATTGCTGCTCTTGGAACAATTTTAGCATGAGCGTTGTACGCTCCTATCTCTCCGGCAAGGGTAAAGCCCTTCTTTTTGACGATATGTCCTTCCCAATCGTGCCAAGCCCGGAACATTGTATTAGTTATAAGACCCTCTTCTCCTTTCCACACTGGATGTTCAGCATCAAGAGTAGAAACGTACATCACACCTTCAGCATTGACTCTAGATTTTAGGTCTTTTGCAGAGGTATACACATGCTCAGGGACAAATTTAAACTTTACCCGGCTTTTTAATCGCCCGAAGTGCTTGTCAAGCCACTCAGCAAGGACCATATAGCCTCTTTCGGCCTCAGAGTCATACTTGGAAGCAGTTTTATAGGCTTCGGCAACTAACTTAGAGTATTGCCACCACCCCATTTTACCTTTTTTGAGCATTAACCTTTCATCGATTTGATCTTCATCAAGGTATCTCTTCCAATTTTCAAATAATCTTTTCATTTAGTCATCATCTCCGTGAATTCCTGATATGTAGGGGTCGTATTCTCTATCAAAAAGACCTGCCCCGTCTGACCCTGCGTCTTGAACATCAAACTTTTCTGCTTTTGACATCATTTTATCAAAATTATCGAGTTGAATCTCCATAAGTTTCGCAATATACCCCATTCTATCCGGAGGAATCTGCAAACTGTTATCAGATGCCGGCTTACCGTCTGTTGGCAAATAACAATCATCATTTGGGTCGGGTGTCGACTTATCATAGTCGTATTCATCATTGCTGCCTTTGTACGCGGGCAAGATTTCACCAGTATTTGGGTTGAATGTTTCTTTATCCGGGCCTTTCGGTGTCTTTCGTTTAATATAGTTGAGTCTGTTTTTCAACTTCATCCACACTTTGGCAGCATCTTTGGTTGTGCTAGCGCTGTGGTCGGAAGTAATGCCCCCATCTTGCTCTGCTTTCATGTAATAAGCGGCAACTTCGTACATATGTGAGCCAATACCTCTTCCTTGTCGTTCGGTTCTTACTGCTGACTTGCCTATTTCTTGTGTGGTAGGTATACAAGGTTCGGGGCTACCTGCACCGGGCATCTGCATTGTCCCCAGACTGCCAACAATCATAGGCCAACCATCACGAGACCTCTCGGTATTCCACTCATATAGGTGAATATTATATTCACCATCGGTTTTAGTTACGTGCAACCCAAGAGTCTTAAGATATTCTTCCTTGTTTTCGGTTAGGTAACGCCGCCAGTTTTCCATTAAAAGTTTCATTACTTCACCCTCAATTGGAAATGTTGATTCAAGATTTCTCTGATTCCACTTGAGGACCAACCAAACATATATTGGTCGATAATCATATCTTTGTCAATCAAAACAAACGTAGGGTATCCACCGCATTTGTACCCGGTGTTGATTTCATCGTTTTCAAAGTCTACAATCGACTCTTCACCGGACAGGATTGGGTCTTTTAGATCATATTCTAAGGCCCATGCTTTAAGATCGTTGATAGATGGTTTATTGCCTTGTTTATCTTGGAGTAAAACAGTAACCCAAACAAGATTGTGTGATTTGTATTCTTCAAGTAAGCTGTTCTCGTCCATAGCGGCAACTTTGCAATAGTAGCACCACGCGGTTGAGAAATCAAGTATTATTGTTTGTCCCGTGAAATCCCATAAACTTACTTTTTTGTCTTTTTGATTCAAAAGTGTAAAATTGCATGCATACTCACCGACGTCATACCCACATTCAGTGGGTTCTTCTATTGCTGTTTCTGTTTTAGACTTGGGCGCGACACACGCAAGTAATACAGTTAGTAGAATTGTAAATAAACTCAAAATAGAAATCTCCTTTAGTATATAACACGTTTTGCTTATTTTGTCAAATAATTTTTACTTTTTTATCTTAACAAAAATAAATAGTTACATTATTCATAATAATATGCAACCTCTACCAATGCTCCTCCATCTGGTATTTTATCAAAATAAATGCGGTTTTCGCTAGGAACGAAGCGCCAAAAAATATCCACACCATCAGTGTCTTTCACTTCAACCCCATTAATAAAAATATAAATTCGGTCTTCGTATAGCGGTGTCTTGGATAGATCCCAATATTCATAAGGTGCTGTCTGATTAGAAGCATCCGCAACACCAGCGCTCCAATCTTCATTGCAAATATCTATTATTTGTCCCCCAAAATAATTGGTCGCATCCATATATTCTGTACCCGTATTCAAAGTTGACGAAGAGTTACACAATGAAACAGCAGGATCGAAATTAACTATAGAAGCAATAAAGACACTTTGTCTCACGTTAGAATACCATTGAGTGAATTCGTTTGTCGCACTAAAATATGTTTGACTCTGTTCATTTTCGTCAGAAACAAATACAACAAGTAAAGCAGCATCATGCCGAAGCCAAGTTTGAGCATATGGATTATTCATGATATAGCCGTAAGTTGCATCGAACCCTGCCTCGAATGCTCCGACCACCGACGCACTATACATTGCCTCAGCGTCAGCAGCAGTATCGCCGGGAATTAGTGGGAACTGATTTTCATTTTCCGCCCATCTATAATCAGATGATATGATTGCTAATCTCCAATCAGTGGCTGGTAGTACACTCATCATATCTGCTATACCGTCTAATATCTGGGGCTTATCATTATACATTGAACCGGAAGGATCAATCACCCATAGAATATCAACCCCGTTAACTGACATAGGTTGAGTAAAATTCTCGACCCAAACATCAGCCGCATCATCATCTGTATCCTCGACCAAGACCTCAACTTCTTTAATAACAACAATTGGTATTTCAACCTGCTTCTCAACCTCTACAATAACCTCTCTGTCTTTGTAAACTATTTTTTCTACCTCGTGGGTCAAGGTGCTGTCTCCGAAACAAGAAAGAAAAATTAACATTAAAATATTCATTCATAAACCCTCCTAAAATAACTATGAGTGAAAATGGCTATTCTTACATATCGGGTACTTTTTCTACACATCCTTTAGGGATTGTATATAGTGTATCCAAATCTGCAAAGTAAATATTAAATGAATCTATCTCCTCTATATCGCAATCTATAACTTCAGACGGTATTATTCGAGCCTCAGCAATTATAATGCCAATATGTTTAATACCAACAATTTCTTGTAATTCTTTTTTTATGATTACTAAATCACCAATTCTTAAATCCCTGTCCATGAAATAACTAGTTATTTATGATATGAAACCGGGAGACCTTGTAAAAGTATATACAATAGCTACTACTCATGTGCCATGGGGCACTCATGGCATTCTTGTAAGAAAGAGTGAATATGATGAAGAGTGGTGGGTTGTTTACGTTATGAGTGAAGATAGATTATTTGTATTTCACAAAGAACAACTCCAAACAGCGGAAAACGAAAAAGAAAGATCAGAAAAAATAGATATACATAAAAGCTATTCCCTCGCAGAGGATGACTAATTATTACATGGATGCATACGAAAGCTTCACATTTATAAAAATACTGATAGCAGTTGGCATATTGGGTTCGATTTTTATTGTTGCATTACTTGAGTCTTATTTTGATCTTTGATCTTTGTTTATTCTCATTCATCATCTTCAAGATGCTCTTTAACGCCAATCCGTGTGAGTACCTGACTTGTCCCTCGAATTTATCCATATTTTTCTGTGTGTTTCTGATTATACTTGACATATTTTTGTCCATATAACTGATATATTCCATACCCCCCAAGATATCTTCAAGATCGTCAGTCCATGTTAAAGTCATTTCTATTTTCATTCTAATTCTGGGAACAACAGTTTCCTGATTTTTGTGTTTAAGACCCCCGGAGAGAACATTATCGGAAGGGCCGGTTACAATGAAATTGACAAGTTGTGGTCGTATTATCACTTTCGGTTCCTTTCCTTTGGGTATGTCTAGTGGTAGTCTTACTTGTCTCTTTGCTGCTGCAATTGCTTTTTTGCTGTGGTCTTGCACAGAGTTAATTAGGGATCTACGCATATCTTCAATGTTGCTAGCTATCATCTTGTTATAGGTTCTAAGCTCTCTGGTGTATGGTACATTTTGTGAAGTAGGAAATTTATTTGGCCTTGGGAGTATTGGAATACGAATTGGCAATTCTACTTCAACCGTGTGAAACACTATTTCATCTTCTTCTTCATTAAGCCATGCCGTGAAATAATTAAAACCATCCTCTATCTCACTAATCCTGTCTTTTATTTTATTAAACTCGTCAATACTTTCAGAAGACAAAAATTTCTTGAAATATTTCATCATTACTTCATCAATATCATTTCTAAAATTATCAATATCTGAATCTTCGTAACTATATTTCAGTTCTCTGATGTGGCTTTCCGCTTCCTCTCTGTCTCTATGATAATTATTCTCGTTACTTAGGTTGAACCCTGTTGTTATATCCACTGATCCGTTGATAACTCGACTTATCGTAAGATCTATTTCAGCATTACCACCATCATAATGATCAAAGCCGCAGGCATCGATTACAGACTCTGTTATATCTTCATACTCATCTTCAAAAAGCTCTTCTATTTTTTCCCATTGTTCATCACTGATGTCATTTAGGAGATCTAGTTCTGTGTCGAACCCGACACTAGCTTCAATATATATCGTTGGTCTGTTTGGGTCATCATTGTATTCATCCACATTGGAATAAAAATTTATATATTCGGTATTATAGTCTCCGTTAGAAATTTCAGAATCCAATTCTTCTAGTTCCTGTAAATTATTCCCAGAGTATTCCGCCTCGTATCTTTCAGATAGATATTGAATAAATTCGGAAAAGTCACAACTAGAATGCTCCCCAGACTCTTCTATTTTTTTAACGTCATACATTTCTAAAAAATCAACAATATATGGTCCGTATTTTTCATCCGGGGTACAGTTTTGTTTTCCTTTGATTTGATAAACAGTGTCTTCAAATTCATTATATGAGATAGTGACATGAGAATCGGAAACCTTTTGCTTTGGACCTTTTGATCTTAAAGAGAACAAAACACCTCGATCATCGGCACCACAGTGTCCCATTCTCTGAGCTTCTAAATCGCAGCTACCTTCTCCCAAGTGATACCAAAACAGATTTTCTTTTTCATACTTTTTTACGATACGGTTTTCATCCTCTTTCTGTTCAAAATAACTTGAAACATAATCTTCCGCTTCACTCAGATTCATATCAGCTATGTCTTTATGGTTGTCGGGGTGCTCATTCAAAAAGGCAACAATCTTATTACCTTCATCATTATCTTGAATATGGTATTGATAATATTGAATTATAATTTCGTCTAATCTTTGATTTATAGCCTTTTCTGATAAATCAAGTTTTCTAAGCATTTTGTTGATTGATTTTCGAAGCCCTTTCAAATTTTTCAAGGTATATCTGTCGTTTCTTCGATCTTGGGGGATTGCTTCAATTCCGAACCTGCGGAAATCGCGCATCCACTCAAGACCAGCCATTGTATCTGTATCTGAAAAACCAAATATTTTCTCTATTTTTGATACCTTCTCGGAGTCTCCGCCTGTATCGATAAGGTCCCGCCATTGAAAAGACTTACCAGCAAGGTCGTAGACACTTCTCAAGACTCTCAAAGGGAGTTCTTTTTCTTTTAAGAGCGAGCCTAGTCTAACTTGTGCTTCACGTTTTTTGACATCGTTTTTGATAAGCGTAACAAGCATAGTCGGTAAACCCATGTCTTCAAGGCGCATAGCTTCTTGGAGCATGTCCTCGCTTATGTTTCGTTTAATTCGTACTTTAATCATTTTCGGTTTCTCCGTTTATTATACCATTCTATTTTTGCTTGTGCGTTATTACTTAGTTTTTTCTTTGGTTTAAGGTTAAGGTTTCTTTTTAATCTTTCTTGAAAAGGCACTGGTGCCTCTGGGCCCCAAGGGTTTTCTGCATCTTCTGGGTTTGCTTGCCATTCATCTGGGTCTGGACTGACTCTCACATAAACATCGTGCTTAGCATTCTTTTTAATCCAGAGTAAGAATGGTTTGAACTTCCCTTGCTGGTCTGAGGTTGTATATTGGCCTTCTTCGTAAATTTCGGTTATTTTAAGTTGATTGATGAGGTCAAGGGTGTGTTTCCACCATTTTTCTGCTGGTGCGCGGTTTCCTTGCCCTTCAACTGAGTTTGGTAAGCTGCCTTTAATCTGTCCAATTCTGTTGTGTTCTTTGAAATATGAAACCATGACCTCAGACTCAATTAAGCCTTCTTTGTCTTTGTACCGTAGAGTCCAGAGAGAACCATGAGCATCAGCAGCACAGTTGGCGTGTCTTTGAGCGGCTTTTTTTAATTCTTTGTCTCTCCACTCGTTATCCTCATCTCCCTCACAACCAGCGGCTCCGATCTCATACCAATAAGAACCGTCAGGGTACTTTATTCGAACTTGGTCTTCGGATTCAAAATTATTAATAGCAGCTTTACAATACCGTATGGCATCTATAAGACTTTTCCCTTTAAGCTCCCGCCAACCTGCTGCTTTTAGGCCAAGAAATTCAAAAATGTCTTTGCTGTCCCTTATAAGCTCCACATACAAGCCCTTGTAAGCCATTAAAAAGTGCCGTTGTAGTTTTATAAGCATTTCATCTTTAACTTCGCCTTCTACACCTTCATCTCTGTTTATAATCTTTTTTAATCTTTTGTGAACGCCGTTCATTATTTTATAAGAAAGCGGGTCTTGCTCGCCAAAATACTTTTTTGTATCGTCTGCAACGGCCTTGATTTTTTCAAGTGAAGATTCGGGGAGTGCTGATTTTGGCTTTCCAACCAAGTAGTTGTATGTCAATTTCATTTCCCGAGCAGAGACCCTTCCAAACGATCTCATGATTAAACTATTTGCTTCGTTATAATAGGTTTGGATTTCCTCTTGGTCGGTGAGTTTGTTGAATTGCTCGTCAATCGGTTTTAAATAATCTACGATAGTCTGAAAGGTTGGAGCATCAGTTTTAAAGTCAATATCAAATGGAAAATCCATGCTGTGCATATCAGGCCCAAAGACGCCTCTTGATCGTACTTGGTATTTCTTAAACCCTTTTGCAATTCTGAATACCGCTGGTTTGGTCATGGTGGCTGGGTTTGGAGTGGTCATCCAAGCTTCCGGCATGGGTCTGTCAATCCACGCTCCCTTTGGAGAATCAGGGTCTGCCATAAACCGCCTCTTTGTTCCCTCCCAAGATTTCGTGCGACCTTCACTACCCAACACAATGAACGATTGCATTTCATGATGTGCTTGCGCCAATGAAATATTCAGATTTTTATCATACTCTAACATTTTAAGAATTGGAAATTGTCTCGCTTGCATGTGACCAGAAGGGAGGGGGTGCATGTGAGGGTTGGTTTTTCCCTTTGCTTTTTCCCAAAAATCAGCGATAACCCCCACTACTTGATTTCTTGCCCAGTTTTCATTAAACTCAGACCACCTTCTTGGGCTCACATAGTCTTTGGGATCGTGCGCTTGCACAAACCAATCCGCGAGAAGGTTTTCCATACCCTTTTCGTCTTGGGGGTGCTTTCCGCCCTTTACCCAAGACATCGTAGAGGCGTCCTCTCTTATCTCTTCGGCAACAGAAACCGGCACACGATCTTCGAGAGCCTCTTCAAGCAATTCAGGTTGCTCGCTCTCCGTCAGTAAAAATTTTTTCCACTTATTAGTATTAAAACTCATTATTACATTATTCCTTTTGCAATAATTAGTCTTTTTTATTGTATTTGTCCTTTACTTTTTGGCTTAAAGGGATACTTTCTCCATCCCCGTCAATACGGACAAAAACCATCTCCGTGGAACATACCATCCTTTGGGTACCATTGTACACACTATGCCTACGTGCCTCTAAACGGATGGTAATGCTTGTATTTCCGACTTTCTTTACTTCCCCGTATATCTTAATGATCTGACCCGGACGGACCGGTTTTTCGAACGTTACGGACGATATATGCTTAGTGACCATTCGGGGGGAATCGCAACATTGGGCGGTATAGGCCGCTCCGGCCTCATCGAGCCACGCGAGCATTCGCCCGCCAAAAAGATTGCCATGATATCCCACTTGACTTGCCTTGCAAAAATATGTTGTTATTAAATCCATGCGTTAAATAGAAACAAAATACCATTTTTCCTTGACAAAATTTTTTAATAGGTTATAATACAAAACAACCGCAGGAGGTTATAACATGGATAATATAAAAGAAACAGTCAAAGAATACGCGAAGAAAATGGCATCTAGCCCATTTGACACCTGTTTGCAAGTGGCAATGTATATTGTTGCATGGGCCGCAGGCCTATGGTGTATCGCTGCCGCGATCACATTTGCCGGAAAAATGCTGAATTTCCCCGCATTACAAATGTTGTAAAAGATATGTCAAAGTTAGTATTCTACTATTCGGGAATGGATGCCGGTAAGTCTACTCATTTGCTACAAAAAGCCCACAACCTCCAATCCAAAGGAGCGTCAGTGGCAAGGTTCACGCACGTTCTCGACAATCGTTGGGGAAGCGGGCTGATTGTATCAAGGATAGGCATACAGGCCACAGCCTATGTATACGACCAAACAACGGAGTTTGGGTATGGCTGGAAGAAAGGTTCATGGGTATTCATCGACGAAGCCCAGTTCCTAACAAAAAAACAAGTTAAAAACTTGGCCGAATTGGTGGATCGTGTAAGCGTAAACATTTTATGTTACGGGTTACGCACGGACTTCAAGGGCGAACCCTTTGAGGGCTCCACGTACTTGATGGCTTGGGCGGATGAAATGCGCGAAATTGAGAGCCATGACGCCAAAGGCGATAAGGCCTCCTTCAATATCCGAATCGATGGGGAAGGCAACCGTTTGCGCGAAGGGAGCCAAATGGAAATTGGCACACACTACAAATCAATATCCCGAAGGGATTTTTTCGAATAATGGGACTTGAGGGGAATTAGCTCAGTTGGGAGAGCGCCTGATTTGCATTCAGGAGGTCAGCGGTTCGATTCCGCTATTCTCCATTATTTTAATGTCATATTAACAATGCTTGGGGGATATGCCTCAATGCGAATGTTTTGATCAATACATATTGTATGTTGTCGAACTTCCACAAAGGCTTCTGGATTTATTTCAGTATCCGAGCGAGTTATGCGAAATACCCAGTTATCCCAGAATTCTCCGCGATCCTTATCTTCCTTATGGCACCTAACCGTTAATTCGGTTGCGCTTTCATCAATTAACAATTGAGTGCAACCGGCTTGGTTCATTTTTTGCTTTATTATATCATTACAATAGAAACCCTTGGGAAACTGCGTTCGGGCATTCTTTATAAAACTTCTTGTGCTTGTTATGCACGAAGCGAAAAATAGGATAAATATTAAGTTCATTGGTTTCTCCACGCGAAGCGTTCGCGACTATTAAGGTATTGGTCATCGGTTTCATGGGCGTATGCCTCCTTTTCGAAGGGAATGGCACGGTAGGCCTCATTGGAAGTTAAACCCGAAAATAGACGGGCCTTAAGCCAATAGAAAGCATACAACGGATAGAAGCCAATAAGCCACAATTCTTTTTGTTGTGCAAGGTGGATCTTCTCATGGTTTAGAGTGACCTCGTTCATCTCTCCCTTACAAATAACAAAAGGATATAAAGTGATTGCCCATATGTCGATGAATATGCTTAGTAGCTTGGGGATCTTGCTGTTTTGGATTATTATTGGTTTCATGGTCTAGTAAAAGTCCACATACCCATCAAGCTCAAAGGCTTCTCCGAGTTTGTCATAGGCTTCATCTAGAACTTCCACAATCTTCTCAAGGTCTTCGGGGTTTCCCCTACCGAGTTCTTTAACCCAATTCATATACTGTGTTTGGATAAATTCGTCCCTCTTCATTTCGCTGTTGTGTTGTCTATCGAATTCGCTTGAACGGTTAGCATCATCTTGATCCCTTTGTTGATGAATAGAGCCGTGGTATTCTTCTTCGGTGTCATCGTCTGGTCCAAGGTTACCGTAGGCTTCTTTAAGTTCCTGTTTAATGATATTTCTAAGCAGTTCTTTAGTTAATTTCATTGTTGAATCCCTCTTTAACCTTAAATAGTCTTTAAAACTGAAAAAATTTTTGGGCAAATTTTCGAATCTCGGATTTTTTGGAAATAGTGTGAGTGTACCATATACTAGCCGGCCGAAAAGGCAGGTTCAATGGTACTTATTTGAATCCCCGTAGAGGAGGGAGCAGTAGGGGGGAGGGGGGAGGACCCCCCCTTTAATGTAAACGTAACAAAACATTTATTTGTTACGCGTAACTCTTTGTTACTTGCGTGTTGCGTTACGTGCTTCCCACTTAGCGGTAGCAAGGTTGTGACACTCGATCACCTCGCGGGATACAGGACGGGCCGCGCCTTCATAGGTTATGGTCTTGACGACTTGGTAACTGTTGGCGTATTTGGTTGATGGTTGAATGGTTACTTTAATAGACATAGATAAACTCCGGTAATATAATAAGTAGTTAGGTTAGGGTTGGGGGGTAGGTAGGTGGTTAGCTAACAATGAACTCACTGTCAAGGAACTCCTTGTATCCAGTCATGAACTCCTCGTCACTGTCAACCTGCTTGGCTTCTATTGCAGCTTCAGCAATTGCGATGCGCTTAGCTGCACGACCTTGGCCCTGACTCTTAAGGTAGCTGACACGCTGGCGCCATGGTAGGATATCCTTATACTCTATCTCTTGATGCTTAGGGCTGGTCAAGATGTCGAGAAAAAGAAGCTCCAACCGGACGGCCTGTGCGTTGAGTTGCTTGGCAAGCTTCACGTTAAGCTCGGGGTTACGCTGGTCAGCATAGTCTTTGATATCGGTTGAGTGCTTAGGAAGGTTAGTGAAATTCATTGAGGCTCCGAGGGAAAAGGGAAAGTTGTTTGTTTTCATGTATATAATATAACATTGTGACAGGGTCTGTCAAACAAGACACCGGACAGAAAATGTCCTATTCTAAAATGTATTCTGTAGCTGTCATTTCTTCGGATACTGCAATAACCATGGGAGTTGCATCAACAACAACAACCTCATCATACACGGCTGTAACGGTGCCTTGTGGAACCTTAGCGCATGAAGGAAGGAAGAGCACAAGCAAAAGGATTAAGGTGGACCAACAGGCGACATCGACGATAACAGCGAGAACTAAAGTGGATTGACGGCTCATAATAAAACTCCTAAAAGAATGATGGTAAGGTATGATAGAAAGAAGATAGCAAAGATAAGGATAAGGTCTAAGGTGGCTTCATTCATGGTTGTGTTTCCTTTACGCCTTGGTTGCTATCGCGAGTCCATAGGGACCAGTCAACCCGCTTGGTTCTTAGGATGTCGTGAAACTTATCGGTTGTCTTCAAACTCGTGTAAGGATAAAACTCGTGTTCGCTCATGACTACGATATGATAATCTCCCATTGATCTTTTGCCTACAACGTGATGATCTTGGCGGGTCTTCTGTGCAAGCTCGTTGGCTTGTTGGGTGGCTTGATAAAGTGAAAGATTGTTCATGGTTCTCCAAAGTGTTTGTTTTCATGTATATAATATAACTCGTTGGGGTCTGCTGTCGAATCCATAACCGGTCAATTTATGTCCGTTACTCGACAAAGCTGTGAGTGTATGTAACCTCGGGGTGATTGCTATAAGCTTCCAAGTAGAAGAACAAACGAGCCGTGTCACTGGCTGGGATCTTTACGGTGTGGGTCATTCCTAACCATGTTCTTGTGATGATGTGCATGAAAACTCCAAAATAAAAAGGTGAGGAAAATCAAGGGGTTAGTTTAGGTTTCTCTTAGGGGGAGAAAGAATATTTGTTTGCCCTTTTCATATATATAATATAACCCGATGATATCCTCTGTCAAACGTGAAAGCGGTCACAATATGTCCGGCAAAACAAAACATTGCTCATAGAATACTGTTGGGTTTCCGAACGGTGTTTGAAAGGTTTACTTTATCGTCAATGCTGCTCGTGGATAACACAGGTTGTAAGCTGAATATCGTCAAAGCTACACTGCGAAAGTGCACCAAATACACTACCATAACCACCACTAAACAGACCATTAACATAAAAAACACCTTAAAAACATAGTAATATCTACACCTTTCTACTAAACTCCTCCCCATTGACATTGCAAGCACAAGCAGACAAGCGCAAACAGGCACGAGCAGGCGCAGGGGAGTGTAGTAGTAGATCATTTTATTTATCTTCACACTGTGTTACAGGCTCCTTTGTATCAGGATGATAACATAAATAAACATCATGCTCATCAGCTTCAAACCAGAAGACATCACCGTAACAATCAATCACCTGTATCATTCCCCATTCAATATATTCACAGCTTGTAGGTATTAAGTCCCACTCTAAACGTTTATCTAATACTGTTGCGTGGTTACCTCTAAAGCTTTCACTCTTTAACAAGTCCCCTACTTTTACGTTTTTATATTTTATGAGGTCTTGATTCATAGCTATGCCTCAGCAGGATTGGGGTTTAACAGCAGTGCGTCATAGATGGTTTTCTCAAGCTCCTTTCGGATTTGCTCGGGCTGATACTGGGCTTCCTTGATGACTTGGTTGATCGTCAGCATTGCAGCGAAGTTAATAGCAAACTGTTCCGACTTACTAAGCTGTGTGTTTGATATTGGATCAGTCATTGCTTTGTACCTTCTTGTTCTTTCTTACTCTTGGTCCCTTCTCTACAAAAATAATATTATCCCTCTTGTGGTTGTTCTTTGGTGTAATGTGGATTTGAACGGTGCTGCCGTTCGTGGTTATATGTGCTGACATTGTTTCACCTCTTTCAATAGCTTTGTCTTCTGGGCTTCGGTCAGGCTGGATCTTACGGCCTTAACACTCTTTCGTTTCCAGCATTGCCAATGCCCGATATTCTGGCAGATGCTACGAGCTTGGGGGAGAGACAGGCGAAGGAAGGGCTTTATGATCGCTGAGTCGGTATGCTTATGGATAATAGACCATTGGCCCTTTCTCCCTCTATAACACTTGCGAATATATAGGTTTCCTTTGCGTTCTATCTTTCCCTTCCTTTTCACCTCCCATGACTTATCGGTTCTCTTGTTGATAAGTTTTATTTTGTATAGGTCTGACTTCATCGTTATATCAAATCAGCAACTTTGGCCGCGTCGGGGTTCATGACAACATCGGCATAACTGCGGGCCCTTCCAACGTGGTTGGAGGTGGTCATTGATATCATGTGACCAGCGGGCGATGTATAATCAAGTAGGACTTTATCACCGTTGCTAAGGGTGATACCAATAATCTGGCGATAGCTATACAGGTTCTGGCCATCTGTCTTGTATTGGTTGTTATGGCTTGTGGCTGGTTGGTTGTGTGACCAGTGACGGGGGATGTCTGAATTGGTAGTACGAATAGGCATGTTAGTTCTCCTTGGTTGTGTTAATAATATATCTTGTTTCAGTCTCTTTGGGTAGGACAAAAAATGTCCGTTATCTGTACTTCGCTTCTCTGTCAACATACAGAGCCACATTTTGCAGTGCTCGCATTGCATTGGTATTCTCTTGAAGGCTTGCGGCTAACTGAGATAGGTTGGTTGTAAGCGATGGCATACGTGATGGGTCTGCTTCCATTATGCTGATAAGCTTCTTAATATTACCAAGGTCTTTGGCCATTAAGCTCTGGAAGTCATCAATAGTATCGGTGATGGTGGTTTTGTAAAGGTCAGCTTGATTTTCCATTTTGTTTCCTTGGTTGGTATATATAATATATCTTGTTCTGGTCTGGTTGGGTAGGACAAAAGGTGTCCGTTTGGGTCTATGCGTCAAAAGGATTAGGAAAAATGATATAGAGAGACTTACAGAGGGCTTCAACCATCATTTCTATAAACTCATCATGCTCAGGGACAGGCTCAGGGAATTGACTTGCTGTTTCCTTTATCATATCGAGTTCTTCTAAGTGGACCTGCAACACGAAGCAGGTCTTTAGTTTTATCGAAAATTTGCGCTGTTTAATGTTTGTTTTCTTTACCATAGCCGAAACTCCTCCTGATCACTGCACAATATACAAAACTTACTAACCCTATCCCTAAGACTATATTTTCCATCTTATTTATTATTCTTCGCCCGATACTCAGCCGCCTTTTTCTTTCGTTGTTCTTCATATTCATTCTCCTGTTTAATCATGTTGCTAACCCACTGGTTTCCCCATTCTTCTTGATAGTCTGCTATATGCTCGTTACCCATCACAAGGATCATCTTTCCCTGTAAGTATTTTTGGTTAAGACGGTAACCAGCAATCAAAAATTGTGTATCGGCTGGGACGCTGTTGTCTTCGCTTAAAAGCACTTTACAAACTGCATAAGGCATTGCTTTCCACTTCCTTCTACGTTCCCCAGTCTTCTTATCCTTGCGGGGCTTGGAAAGGTATTTGCGGAAGGCCACCTTTTCAACAATTGAAGTAATGTTACCTTGTGCAAAATAGACTGTTTGGTCTGTTTTCAAATAAGCCATTTTCTTATTCTCCTTGGTTGTATATATAATGTAGCGCGTACAGGGGTAGGTGGGTAGGTCATTATTTGACCACTTTTCTGATTTCCCAATCTTTATATGGTATGGGATTAACCCAGCCATTCCATTGAACGAGATATGTTGCGTTGACTGTCCAAGCTGAGTCGATCCTTAAGACTATACCTATCCTTTGACCTATGGTATTCGGATTTACAACTCTATCTTCAACCAAGTCCCCAACGGACATATAATAATCGTTCAAAACGGCCCTATTTTCGGATTTACTCACTATTGCCCTCTATGACTATAACCCTTTCATTTGTAGTGAAATATTGAGCGTTTTTGCCCTCTGTATCTGTCATCCACATGCGTTGACACTTAGAAGGGATGGGTTTAGGAGCACACATATCACTCAGCACTATATGACCATCAAACTGTTTGCTGTTTACATACTTGGTGGGAGCATCAAAGCAGGTTCCACCGCACATGACACGTTCCCACGTCTTACGCTTGCCCTTTTTCCATACATACACATGCTCTTCCATAACCTCAGTATCAAAGGGTATGACAGTGAACTCGGCATATTTGGCAAGTGAACCAAGTTCAGCGAAGAATGCTGCAAGCATCTTGTCAGATACAGAGCCAGACTGATCGATAGAGATGGCGATTTTCGCATGACGTGTCACCTTCTTACCAGCATGAATGTAGGGAAAACGCTTGTTAATTCGTCGAACGGTGCTACGCTTGTTGGAGCGTTGCGATGTCTTAATGAAGTAACGTAGCACCTTTCTCCAATCGACTTTTGGATTAATCATATCCATAATCTTCTTTCTCATCTCAGCGGATACACTACCCCATGAACCTTTGCTACTGGCTTCTTTAGCCGCATCCTCTACAGCTTGGCGTAGTCGCTCTTTAGCCATAGCCTTCGTCTCTGCATCGGCATTACCCCAACCAGAGTGATCATCAAGGCTGTTGGGTTGACCTTCACCTCCCTTGCCCTCACCGTCATCACCGTCCTTGGGTTTAAACTGCTCATCTTTCTTTAGTTGAGAATAATATTGCTCTGCTGATAGGCCTGTTTCATACTCTTCAAATCGGCCTTGGCCGGGGATGCAGGCTTGCTCTGGAAGTTTATCAGCTATATGGCTATTGATGGCAAGATCAGTAGCAATGTTCCACATAATATTCATGCCTTCTGGGGGTAAACGACCAGTAACATGCTCAAAGATGATATGATAGAACTCGTGCATCAAGACCCCCTGTAGGTGCGTTGTGGACAAGTCCCCCATAAACTCGGGGTTGTATACCATCTCAAACTGGGCTGTGTTTTTGTTGATACAGACACCAGCGGTAGGAATAGACTTGGTGGACATCTTTGTAATGCGTCGAGACAAGGCCGCAAAAAACGGCTCCTGTCTCAGTAGCGAAAACGTGTATTCATTTAAATCAAACTTGGTCATTTCTATTACTCCTTGGATATGTCTATAATATATCGCGGCATGTGGTATGTGGGTAGGTCAAAAACTGTCCGTTCTCACTCTTTGTCTACATTTCTTTCTGCTTTGTTCTTTCTTCTTGTCTTTGTGGGGACCAGCCTTGCGATTCTGTTGAATGTGGTTTTGCTGGACAACATTGCGTGACTTGGGCTTTCTTCTCTTAGCTTTGTTGAATACCCCAAGTCCAGTAGTAAAATAGTTAGCTGGGGTTGGTGTTACATATATGGTATTCATATTATACCTCCTTCGATAGAAGCTTTACAAGGTGCATTTTAACAACTACGCCAGCTTTTGTGATTTGCCCGTGGAAAGCTGCGATGTTAGACTGCACTTTTCCTTTGCCGATGTTGGTCCAAATGGTCATGGCGATCTCACTTGGGAGAATTACGAAATACTCGGCAAGGTTAGCAGTGCGAACATCACTAAGATCCTCATCAAATATCTTTTCTGCCTTCATCTTCTCGATAAGAGCAAGGTGATCATTGTTTTTCCAGTCCTTCATGAGTTCAAACTTACCTCTGTCAAGGATGTCTTCTACAGTGACCTGACGTTCATAGTTCTGGATGAAGTCGTTGAAAGCAACCGCAGCCTCCATACCTACGAAGGCGTGGCTAAGGTGGTATAGTGTAGTACCATGCTCGATTTGCTTTAAGCCTTTAAGGGCCTTGTCAAGGCGAACCCAAGAGCGTCGAGAAGGGTAAACCTTGTTAGGCTCATACTCATCCTTGTGCTCTAAATGACTATGGTTAGCGTTAATAAAGTCCCAGACTTCTGAGGATACACGGTCAGAAGCCCAATCCAGCCAATCTTCAGTAGTAGGCTCCACATCAAAGACAGTGTAGCGGTCAAGTTCAGCAGGGTCCATCTCTCCTACTTGGTACTGGGCACCGTGCTCTCCACCGTTAACAGCGGCAAAGATGAGAGTATCTGGATGAAGGGTGTAGCCAGCGATTTTACGGCTATCGCAAAGCTCAAAGATACCTTGACGGACTTCCATTGTAGCTCGATCAACCTCGTCGAGGAAAAGGACCACAGGGTTTTTACAGGCATTGTGCAACCACTCAGGGGCAAGCCACTTAGTGATACCCTTCTCTACCTTTGGTAGGCCGAGTAAGTCGCCTTCTGTCATCTGTGAGGCTCGACGCTCAACGATAGGCAGACCAAGGTCTTTTGCTGTCTTATAGACAAGCTCTGATTTCCCAACACCGTGACGACCACGAATAAGTATAGGAAACTTTGCATTGATGACGAGGTGAATAACTGAGTTGTAAGTACGAAAGTCGATAGCCATGATAGGACTCCTTTTGGAAAGTTAAAGTTTGTGTTTGTTTTGTATCTATAATATAAGTAGTTTAGGTCTGTTTGGGTAGGACATTTTTTGTCCGTTTTATAATTCTTCTTCGGATTCTTCATCCCATTCGGGGTCTTCACACTCTACATCACTAATGCGAACGTGTGTACCATCCTCATAATCATCAAGCTCGGAACCCTCTGAATAATCAAGCTTGCTCTCTGCTATCCTTTCTGCCTCCTCATAAGAAGAAGCTTCTATTTCCAGTCGGTAGTGACGCTCTACCCAGCCTGATACGATGAATGTTGTTTGTTTTGACATGCTCTCTCCTTGGTTGGTATAAGTAATATATGCTGTTTCAGTCTGAATGGGTAGGACAATTTATGTCCGTTGTGAGATTTTCTTTGCGAAGGCTTTTGCAAAAGCGTGAGCTTTCTTTCTGTTCGTGAACGGCCTATTGCTGGGTACATACTTAATGTTACCCAAGGGCATAATTCTAAGAATATCGTAGTATCGAGTTCCATCACTATGTTTCTCCGATGCTACAAAAACGCAGCCTCCATAAGGTGGGGTCTTTTGGGTTCGACGACCATGCACAACATCCCAAGCAAAGTAGTGCCATCCTTGCGAGTGACTGAAAGATTTTAGTTGTTTCATATTGCGAAAGGTCATAAGTTTTCTCCTTGGTTATGTATATAATATAGCATAGGCAGGGGTGGATGGGTAGGTCATTTTTTGACCGGTTTTAGGTTTTCGATGAAAAACTTGCTTATCCACTCCTCTTCACCCTCGTCTTTATGCAATGGGTCGTAGTTCCACACGATACAGACACTGGTCCCGTTCTCTTCTATAATAATACCCACCGCTCCTGTTGGTCTGTGGGTTACCAAATCACCTACTTGCATACTGCCTCCAAAAATTGATCGATCCACCAGTCATCGGCACAAATCTTTGTTTGACAACACAACCAATAGATTTTATATTGATATGCCTGCTTTCCGTCGGGGCCCAAGCAAAATTCCAGCGGCTTCCTTTTTACGATGGTTCCGAATAATTTGCCATGACTCATGTGGTACTTATCTCTTGTTACCAAATCTCCTACTTGCATATTGCCTCCAACCTGTCTCCTTTTGTGTGGTTCCTTCCACCGTTCAGCCATTCAATTATATACCAGCCAGATGTTATGGAACACGCTGGAACCTCAACCTTTACTATAATTCCCAAGATGTCTGGGCTGTCATCAAGTTCAGTACCACTCATCCACGGATTGTGCCGAACCCAATCGCTTTTTTGCTTTACTAAATCACCTACTTGCATACTACCTCCTTGAAGTCCAATTCGCAGCCTTGGTAAACAAATCCGTCTGGAAGCATAACCTTGATCTCACCCCATTGGTTGTAACCAAGAAAGATGACATAAACTGCTTCCCCTATTTCCCTCAAGGTCTTTTCGTCAATCATTAAATCACCTACTTGCATTTTGTTCTCCTTGGTTCTGTACATAATATAGCATGGTCAGGGGTAAATGGGTAGGTCAATTTTTGTCCGGTTTATATTTCTTCAATTCTCTTGGGTGGAATCGCGCTCCGCCTTGATCTTTGCCACTACGGGTATTGTACCACTGGGCTTTGATGGGATAGGTTGAGTCATTATGGATTTCCAATATAAGCCCCCAGCCACCATACCAACCGTGGTTATGGTTCCTCGCTTCCCCATAAGCTGATAGTTGTACTAAATCTCCTATTTTCATTTGGCACCTCTAATAAATCTACTCTATGAAAAATAACCGTACTGCCATCTGAAAACGCGATCAGCCACGTGTTAGATGGCTTCAATGTTTGTTTCACTCTTCTGACAACTAAGCCCACCTTGCCAACGTGACCAACCATAGCGGAACTCTTATCTATCCTTACTAAATCACCTATCTGCATACTGCCTCCACAAATCGCTCATGAATCGGGCAGTCCTCACCACAAAGCCAATGCACCCACCAAGTCCTCCGTTTCTTGAAGCCATATCGTTTTGTAATGATCCCCGTGTTGCCGTGCCTGTTCTTGACTAAATCACCTACTTGCATACTGCCTCCAACTCGCTGTGGATATGCCACCCTTCTTTGCCGTCACTCCAGTGAACGAAAAGCATACCAGTTGCATCTATGTCAATGACTATGCCGGTATCTCCATCGTAATCGTATTTTACTAAATCACCGATTTTCATTGTACCACCTCTAACCACCACGCTGGAAAGCCAGTTCTTAAAAACCCACTGTTGCAAAATAGTATATTGCACCAGTCTTCGCCAACCTCTGTAACGAGGGCAACATTGCCACGGTGGGTCTTTACTAAATCTCCTACTTTAAACTTCATTTTGTTCTCCTTGGTTCTGTATACAATGTATCATGGTGGATAGGAATTGGGTAGGACAGATTATGACCGATTTGCCCAGCTTTGGATATGACTGAGTATCCCACGATCTTCAAGCTGTTCTAAACTAAGCTTCTTAGCAAGGTAATCAAAAGCGTCTTTGTAAGACGTGACCCATTCTTCTTTTAGTGGCTGCGCTGACTTGCCGATCACCTTGTCTAAGGAAAGTTGCTGATAATAATAGCCTGTATTTGTGTTTCTCTTGTTGATTACCTCTGAAAGAGACGTACCGTGAAGCTTGTCTTTTAGTGAAAGACGATGATCTTTTCCGTCAACCATGACCCTAACGTCAATACATTGGGCATACCGCTGCCAATCATAGCCGCTGTCATAAGCAGTCATAACATTTAAACTATCCCAATTAACGGAGGTGATGAGTCCAATATGTTCAGTCTTAATATTCTCACCCCCAACCCACTGACTTTGGGAAACTTGCACCGCTGCCCCTATATCAATGCCATGCTCTTTAACGAGAATGTTGTATGCAGCCCTTCGCCAGTTCTCATTGGCTTTGTAGCACTGTTTAAGGAACTCCTCCATCTCTGAGCAGTTACGACGAGTGTGACCAGCATCACCACAGAAACCACAGTGTCTGGTTGTCGATCTTTTAGCCTTGACCTTTTGTGCATTGCGCTGTTGAAGTTCCACAGTCTTTTTACACTCTTCATACCAAGCACCCCAATACTTTGGATACTTTATCCATTGAGATTGTACCTTTGAGGTCTTCAATGGTATTTGATAAGTGGTAAAGTGTGACCAGTCTTCTGGTGCATGAGGACAGTTGGATCTATTGTGTCCTGTGTTGCGGCAATAGCCACAAGCGTTCGCACTGCTTTTGTGTGTGGGTCTGTTCTTTTCTTCAAATATTTTCATTGGGTTCTCCTTGGTTCTGTATACAATGTATCATGGGCAGGGGTAGATGGGTAGGTCAGAAAATGTCCGGCTTAAAAATACATCTCGGAATGTAGGTTCTGGTCGAAGTTAGCCAAAACCTCTTTTAGTGTTAATCCGTCTCCGCCGCCCACTTCAACCCAGTCAAGTATCTCGCCCGTTGGAGAAGCAGGAAAAACCAGCGTCTCTTTTAGGGCTGTGTTCTCTGATACTATATAAAAATTTCCCTTATGGTGCACCAGCACTCTTGTTATCTTGCCATTTTTGTTTCCAAGGCCAAGTTTGAATGGCAGCGGCACCTCTTCAAATATAATATCCATATCAGTCCCTATTTTTTGGCTTTTGGTGTGCGATTCTTCTTCAAATCACATTCTAAGATATAGTAAATCAACGTGCTGCCGACTGGCATAACAGAGTAAACCCTTGCGCCACCCTGTTTTGGTTTGTATTGAAGCGCAGTAGTGATGGGTTTCGCGTTTGCCTTGATGACCAAACAAGGGTGGCTGTTGAGGTTCTCGATCCCAGCTTGCTCCTCTTCGGTGCTTTTTCTTTGGCTCCATATCCGATTGATACCAGTAGAGCGTATTTTTATCAAGTCACCTGCTGAATATAAAGGTGGTTTACTATGGCTATCCCATACCTTATCAGCGTATTTGTTATTTATCATTTTGGAAAAAGAATGGTACGGTGGCAAATCATTCTTGTCATTACTCTTTAATGCTATCAGTGTTTGCGTCGCTGCTCTGACGTAGTATTGTCCGGCCCCTTGGTAATATCGAGACACGACCTCCGCCTTTTCCCTAAACTCTTTATCTGTGGTAAAGCGTTCAAAGTATTCATTAAAATCCACCAATGCTGCTTTGCAATTATCAAGCATAAGTTTGTTCAAGTAGTCCCATTGGCGATCTGATAGACACCCTCGGCTGTCAAATTGCGTTTTCATATCAGCCATAACCTTTACGGATCTATGTCTTCCCATTTGTTCTGCTCTTTCAATCGCTGCTGCGATTTCTTCTGATGTTCTTCTTCTCATGGTTTCTCCTTGGGTCTACATATAATATATCATGCTCGGGGGTACATGGGTAGGTCAATTTTTGTCCGGTTTCAATTGAGATGGGTGGAAAGTCTGGGAGCTTCCATCTGGAAAGGCGACCACCGATCTGCCACCCCATATCCTAATTACAATACCAACCTCGTGATAGCCGAAGTCTCGCATCCTTTTGGTTGGCACTATTAAATCACCTACTTTCATGTTCTTTCTCTTTTGGGATAAGATTGATTTGGGATGGGTGATATACTCCCCAGTCTCCGTCAAAAAAGGTAACAAACACGCTACACCCACGATCCGAACCCCAAGGGTCTTCGATCTCAGTGATCACACCTATAAACCTTTCTCGGCTTGGGTGAGCATTGCGGTATACCCAGACCAAATCACCAACATTCACGCAAGCACACTAACGGTCGATGACCAAGACCATCTTGTTTTTTTTAGGGTCTTGGCTGATACGCACAGCACCTTTAGACGTTTGGGGCTGGTGTGGTTTGTGCGAACGGCTACAACTACAAACTGTTCTCCTATGTAACGATGTTTGTACCTTACTAAGTCACCTACTTTTACTAAATCATTTATTTTCACTGATCACCTCCAAAAAATAAGTTGAATGGTTGCTTACAGCACCACCGACCCAAACGACTTCCACTTCGCCATCATCACCAAGCTCTTCTGGATCGATGCAGGTGACAACACCTACGCAAAGATCATCCATATCGTATCTTACTAAATCTCCTACTTTCATTGGTCACCCCACGTTCTCCACATTCTTTCTTCTTCTTCATGTTCGTTCATTTTGTTCTCCTTGGTTATGTATATAGTATATCACAGGCAGGGGTAGGTGGGTAGGACATTATTTGTCCGTTACCCAAGGGGTCAGATGCGTATAGTCACACCAACTCTCACTCTCATGGTCCTTAACTGGTCTGACGACATACAAGGTGCTACCGCAAGAGATAGAAACGGGGTCTAAAACCTTTATCACAATGGCTGGATTTGGGCATTTTAACTTACCATTCCAGCCAATGCCAACCAAGTCACCAACTTCGTATTTAGCTGGTTCATGCTTCATTAATCACCTCCATCTCATAACTAAAAACTTCGACCAATTCAGGGTCTGAGATAATCGACACGCGCCATGAGCATTCATCAGTAAAAACCTCGCCCTTCTCCATTACAATAGCATACTCCTTCCAATCTGAAATATAGATCAAGTCCCCGATCATCATGGTCTTGTACAGAGGCCAGCCTTAATAAGACCGCTGGCAACTCTACCGTAATGCCCTTGGAGGGTCCAAGCATGACCTGTGTTAATAAGCTCTTGAAAGAACTCTATTACTTCATCTTCCTGCATCTCTCCATTTTCATATTGTATTATCTTGTCAACGTCAACCATTACATCCTCCTTGGGTGTGTTAGTAATATATCTTGCCTTTGGTGAATCGGGTAGGTCATTTTTTGACCGCCTTTTGGTGTTATACCATTCGCTGTTTGTTCTTGAGCGTATCACTGCTCTCCTAAGCGTCTTGCTCATTTATTATCCCTGTTTAGCCAGTTTTTTACAAGGGTGTCAATTGCTGCATACGCTCTATGTTCACGAGAAAGACTGCCAAGTACATATTCAATCTCTGGGTTTTCTTTGCTTTCCAGCCACCCAGTAGGTGGCTGCCATGGAGCACTACAAATAATATCGGTTGTGACGTTACCCCATCGTGATAAAGTTAGGCCGTTATCAACAAACGGCTGGATTTTATTGAATGGCCAATTAACCTGCTTATAATCCGCACAGTCTACAACAATCATATTGGGTACGGTTCTGTATTTATCTTGATTAGGCCAAGCAGAAAATATGTTTAGGCTATCCATATTAAAAGCAGTAACTATTCCCCTTAGTTTGTCGTTATCTGCTGCATACCACATGATTGAAGCTCTCGGAAACTCGATAAGCGACCCTACGCCTATTCCAGTCTCGTTAACAAGTTCAGCAAACTCTTTTTTCCAGATTTGGTTTGCTCTATATATTTTTTTTCCAAAAGACTTGTGTTTAGTGCAGGTAGTTCTCCTGTGCCCTCCCTCTCTACAAAAAGAACAGCGTGAGCCTTTCTTAGCATTTCTACGGTTTTTTCTTTTTTGGTTTCGGACGGTTCTATTTTTCATTTCATGCACGGCTTGTCTTTGAGTGAACGTTAGATCTGTTGTGTCTTGGTTGTTCTTCGTGATGGTCTGGAATACTTCCTCGACATGGCTACAGGAGGAGATATTGTGCCCCCTTTTGCCACAAAAGCTGCAACGTACAGTTCCTGATCCCCACTCTATACCTATCATCTCGAAACCCTAACGATTGTCAACTTTCCTCCAAGTAAAGTTCCAGTTATCCCGTCTACTGGTGTGTGTTCACCATCAGCAATAGCTTTGACTAAGCGCGTGACCTCGCGACCTGAGACATTGCTTAGTTTGATGGCCCCAACAAAGTCATTTAGTTCGCCTCTCCATATACCAGAGTTATCGAGCCAATTGTGCCTAATAAAGGTTATTGCTTCTTTGATCGCTTCAAGTTTCTCATTCATACTATCTCCTTGGTTGTATACATAACATATCATGCTCGGGGGTAGGTGGGTAGGACATTAATTGTCCTTTTTGATTATGTTCTGAAAATAACTGTATGCTTTGACCGCTATCTGAATGGTTTCGTACACCATCAGGGGTTGTTCTGGTCTGACTTGGATTGCATACATTCCAAGATCATAATTTGAGAGTTCTTCGTACTTACCTAAGTGTTTTTTTGTTATTTTAAATGGCCTAATCATTAGCTTTCTCCTTTGCAAGCAAAATATATTCTATATAGTTAGGCGGAACTGATTTAACAATCAATCGCCAGCCCATATATTTAGCCGGCAAAGGTTTTTTTAACTTAAATAGTGAAGATGTGGCGTTGTGCTTACTCTCAATAATGGCGGTTAGATGTGTGCTGGTGTCATCACTCTCGAAACGGACCCAAAATCGGTTATCGGTATATTCTACCATGTCTTTCATGAGGGCTGCTTCTGCTTCCTCTTTAGGGGCTTTTTCCCCTCCAAAAAATAAACTACTCATTGTTACCTCCAATGGAAAGCAATATTGTGGTTAAAACTAAACAAGAAATCAGGAAAGCCCATCTGGGATCAGCCACTACAATAAGAAGTGCCACTGATATCAAAATAAATAGGTTGTTTTTCATCGCACTCTCCTGTCTTGTCTATAATGTATCATAGTAGGTAGTATACGGGTAGGACATTATTTGTCCCTTTTTTTATATTTGTGTTTTTTATTTCTTTTATTAACTGCTTTTCTGCCTTTTCGCTTCCATTCTTTTTTAACTTTACGAGATGGACGCTTACTAATCTTTTTTCTTTTTTTGTGCTTGGGAACTCTGCGTATTGCTTTCTTTTTACGCTTTATTTTGCGCTTGGATGTTGGACTTTGTGACCCAACTGTGGGTTGGGGTTGTTGAGTCTCTTTGTGGTACTCTTCTACGTTGTAGACTGTGGTCGCTGACTGGGTTGTGTAATGATTATCCTTTATAAGAACTCGCATTGCACAAGCTTCGTAGAAAGGTGCCATCATAAAAGCTGAAATTGCTATAAACTTCTTAAAATAACTCATGTCTCATCCTGTGTGAATACGTCAGACGGGAAAACCCATGTACACTTGCCATAACTTACAAAGTGTACTCGAAGATGATCGCCAACGCTTGTTTGTAGAAACTCCACCACTATTCCTATTTCTTCTTCTGGTGGAGTGTTAATGAAAAGTGTATTTATTGTGCTCCTTACCTTGACAAGCTTTCCTTGCCACCATCTACGCTTATGTTCTATATCCTCGAAAGACTTAGATAAGTGAGAATTATTAAAATTCATTTACTCTTGAAAACTCCGGAGAGTGCCCCTATATCCATTAGATTGGAGTAGTGCGTGTCTGACCACGCAACGTAACAAACATGCACCCCCCGTGGGTATCCGAGTAGTATGTTACTGTCTGTAGTGACAACACCAATCCGATTAGTACTTATGTGCATTACCAAATCTCCAATATAATATTTTTTCACTTTCCTCTCCATATATAATATGTAACATGTTTACTTTTGTTTGTCAACCTTTAATCCGACCTTTGACCATCTCACAGGGGACGATATACACACACCCTTCTATGATCGAAAAAACTTGATAGAACTCATATAACCGATGGTACATGGGTATACTGGGAGATAAAATTACTGCTATCTCTCTAAAGTTTTTGTCGTCATCAATAATCACAAGATCACCCTTAACGTATGTTTCTTTCCTTTCGATACCCACATAAGACCCTCTAATTAGTAGATAATATTTCTATAACACCAGCTTCAATGAGCCTTAACAACGTGCTCTCGCCTATGATCTGTACATCCCCATCTATATAGCATATTTCATAGTTTAATCTCCACTTGATAGTAGAGACTTCCGTCTGTAGTGCTCCTGATTGTAGTATTTTACTTACAACACCCACCTTTCCTGTGTCCTTAAGCAAAGTACCTACGGAGAACCTTGATTTACCTTCCTTCGTCAGCACTCATGAATACCTCCTTAAGGAAACTCTTGTTTATAAAACTAAACCTTTCAACATAAACAAGGGTTTCAACTAACTCTGGGAATGGCGATAGCGGGGTATCTATAACCTTTACAGCGGAAACTAACCCGACTGCTCTTCCCTTCTTGTCGAACACAACAGAACCAGAAGACCCCGGAAGGGCAAAAGACTGAATTAATATTGATTCTAAATTACTTTTAGACACAAAACCTGTATAAGTAGTCTGCCCAAGGTTATCTGGAAAACCTGTGTAGTTGACTAAATTACCTACAACATCCGGGTCGTCGTTGATCTTAAGCTTTATAGGCTCAAAAGACGGGTCCGTCAAAGGCTCGACAATAGCGATGTCCCTACTTGCATTAGTATATATTACCCTCACTGGTATCTCTTCGTCATTGTCCATTAGGAATATGTTTCCCTCCGCGACAACATGGGCTGCCGTTATTACAAACTTGTACTTTCCAAGCTTAAAATAATTTCCAGAACCCCACCCTCCGTAACCATCACCCAACGAAAACCCAATACGGACTGAGCTTTTCATACCTCTTGTAATCTTTTGATTACAAGATGGTAAACCTTGGTTTTCAAACGAAAGAGTCGTGGCCTGATCATCTACCTCCATAGATATCAAACACGATAATAACAATATCAACATAACATTCCCCCCTATAATAACTATGAACCGAAAGACCATTGTTACCTAAAAAGAGTTCTTACATAATTTGCGTTAAGTGTGTTTTTCTATTTTCCTTATACTTGAGGGCCTACAAACGATTTTTATGTTGTTTTCGTCAACAAAAATCAAAAAACCACGATGATGTTTTTTAAACATACACGTTATAAAATGATCATTGTCAACAAACTCAACCCTGTATCTTTGTTCCGGTTCAAGCTCCGCCATGATCGTCCTGTAGTAACACTACATCATCATATTGTGGTGTTGATGCTTCGATCAATCTAACGTAACCTTCGATAGGGGCACTAAATTTATGGACTGTCTTTGGTTGAATTCTTACACTCTCCCCCTCTGTTAAGACCATGGTGGAAAATGATTTGCCGTCTGGTTTTTCCCAAACATCAACTATCAATACCCCGTTAAGTACATGTATAGTCTTGTCCTTCACGTCATGATATTGCTTGGGTGGAGACTTCATTCTATCAATATGAATAATTTTGCCAATATATTTGTTGTTTATGGCCCATTCCACCTCGTGTCCCCATGGCTTATGGCTCTTTTGCGGTGCTCTTTTAACTATTAATTTCTTCATCACTACCTCCAAAGATCTTTGTAAGATCCGAAAACCCACCTATAAACTCCTCAGTCCATTCCGTTGAGCTTACTCTTGTGTGTTTGATTATCATTGGGACTGTCATCCAGTTGTGCTTTTCTTTAATGTGTGTTAGCAATTCTTTAGAATCATCAATGCAACAAAACATAAACTGCTTGTTGTTTCGGACCAGCAACTCTTTGGCTTTTATGCAATATGGACATTCGGCCCAAGCATAAATTTTGTAATATTGATTCATGTTATCCCCTAAGTAATTGTCTATTTGAACTTAATATCTTGGCCTCTATCAGAGCCGGATCTCCTACCACCGTTATAGTCTCGCTGCCGCTATCGAAAGCAAAAGACAAATCTGAAAATCGAGCTACAGAGTTAAGGCCAAGTTGGGTTTTTCCTTCCATCATTGCCACTTTAATTTGATCATTTTCAGAAATGAAGAGTATTTTCGCTGGATTGATCCTTACCTCTGACAGATAAAATTCACCAGAATGTGTCTTATTTATTTTGTTTAACTTTATGAACATTGTAATCTCCCACTAATTGTAAACATTTATTGTTTATGATCCAAGCTTGCTCGTTCACAAAAACCTTAGTCTCAGTTTCGCTTTCTTGCTTTATAACAACGCCGTATTGTGGTGTTTTTAGCTTGGTTATATACCATGGCTCTAAGGTAGCAGGGTACATGAAAGTGTCCTGTTTTACCTTAACAAGGTCGCCCTTAGTCAGCATCTGGTTCTTTTATAACATGCTCGGGTATGGGCTCAGGTGCGGGTACGGGGGTAGAAGGTTTTGGCTCAAGGATGCCTACGTACCCATTAAGAATGGATGACATATCTTCTACCATTTGGTCAACATCCGACACTTGACGCTTTATTTCTAAAAGCATCTCCAATACTAGCTGGTATTTTAAAACTGAACCAGAAACTATTTCCGAGGCAGACTCTGCCTCCATAGATAATTCCGACACTTTACCAATTTCTTTTCTTATATCAGACATCATGTCTGTTAATTTCTCAGGAACCTCATCGAGATTCACTGCTTGGTTGATTCTTACTTTCATATTACCTCCTGAATTAAGAACTCATTATCATTTTGTATATTGTGGTTGTTAATAATCCAAAAACTGTCATAATAACACCCCATTGTATTTTAGCTTGGGCCTCTTTCCATTGCTCTATCGCTCGCAATCTAGCATACAAACCCGAGTCCGGGTTGTAAATCGCGGTCTTTACATCGCGCATATCTCTCACCATTTCATCTTGCTTCTCCGCTATTCTTTCGATATCATTTTTGATTTCAAGAATACCGGTTGTTATTTTTGTTATTTGGTCTTCAGTCATAACAAGAACCTCCGCTATAAATAGTACTTTTAAGATACAATAGCATGACTGGTGGTAATCAAAGTGGATGCGACTGAGACAGCGTTCTGCAACGCGCAGCGAGTCACCTTAGCTGGATCTACTATGCCCTCTTCAAGCATGTTCACAATGGTGTCAGTCATGAAATTATAGCCCATATTCGAGGAGCACTGCCTTACCCTAGCAACAAGAATATCAGGCGATTTTCCAGCGTTTTTAGCCATTTGTCGCAGAGGTTCTTCAATGGCCTCAAGAATGATCTTGGCACCGATAGACTGTTCTTCGGACTCCGTTCGCACAAGTAGATCTTGTGTTGCTCGAATCAAGGCTATGCCACCACCTGAGACAATTCCTTCTTCCTGTGCTGATCTTACAGCCTCCAAAGCATCATCAATCCTGTGTTTCTTTTCCATCATTTCAATCTCTGTTGCCGCTCCAACTCGAATCACAGCCACACCAGAAGCAAGACGAGTAATCCGTTCTTGGATTCTCTCGCAAGCCTTGATGTCGTCTGTTTGTTTGATCTCTGCTTTCAGTGCTTCAATCCTGTTTTCTGTTTCTTCTTCTGGGCCACTTGCACCGACAATGGTACTCCATCCTTTGTTGATAGATATCGATTTACAATTACCAAAGTGGGGCAATTGTACCTGTCTCAGGGCTACCCCGCTCTCTCTTGTTATAAAGGTAGCGCCAGTCTTCAAAGCCATGTCTTTTAATATGTTCCTTCTCTCTTCTCCATATCTGGGTGGTTTAACCGCTACTATTTTCATTGTGCCGCGAACCGCGTTGGCGATAACAGCAGCCAAGGCTTGGCCTTCTACATCTGCAACAATCAACAACGGACTGTTGTCTCTTGACGCAAGCTCAAGGGTGGGTAATATCTGCTCGATGGTTTCGATCTTCTCGTCTGTGATTAGAATGAGGGGACTATTATACTCAATGGTCCCTGATCTCTCGTTGTTGATAAAGGTGGAAGATAGATACCCAGAATCAAAACGGAAACCTTCAATCAAATCTAAGGATGTGTTGATTGATTTTGCTTCTTCAACAAGAACAGAACCATCTTTACCTGCTGAATCAACCGCTGTGGCTATCAAAGTGCCTATTGATTTGTCGTTGTTCGCTGAGATCGTAGCAATGTGCCGAATATCTTCCTCCGATCGAATCGGGGTGGACATTTCACTCAAACGGTCAACAATAAGATTTGTGGCATTATCCATCCCACGCTTGATCTCGATTGGAGAAACACCAGCCATAAGGTACTTCTGGGCCCTCTGTAAGATTGCTCTAGTCAGGACAGTAGCAGTTGTAGTACCATCGCCAGCTTTTGTAGCAGACTGCTCTGCTGCTTGTTTTACAATCTGTGCTCCAACGTTTTCCATCGGGTCTTCAAAGCCCACGAACTTAGCAACAGTTACTCCATCTTTTGTAATAACAGGGATACCCTGCTCCTTATGGAATAGTATTACGTTGCGACCCTTTGGTCCGAGAGTCGTAGCTACGTTGTCTGCCAGTTTATTAATCCCAGACAGAATCCTTGTGTTAAGCTCCTGCCCATTGCTATAATGTTTCGTCATTTTTCCTCCAATAGTTGTTTTGCTTGTTCGAGTTCGTTTATAGCATTAATAATATGTTTCTTTTCTGGATCAAGGGAAGTTAGCCAGTACTTAAGACGTTTAAGTTTCTTAATCATACTGTCAACTGCCAACCATTGTTCTTTGGGATCATTCATATTAAAATCACTTACCCTTTAATATAACCTCTTTTACAAGTTTGTCAAGTAGTTCATAAGTAATTTTTTCATTTATTTCCTTTTCTGTCTCTCTTTGTTTGAATCCCTGATTCACCCCAGTTTTGATTTGTCCATAGCTGGTTATTATCTTATCAGCAATTTTGGTCGTGTCCTCATCCGAGACAGAGAAAAATATGTTTGAAAGCTTTCTGAAGTTTGTAATCTCTCTAAATAGGAGATCGATGTTTTCGTTATAATTATCCATCAAGGTTTTGGATTTCTTTCGGATATTGATCTGGCTTGGTAGAAATAAGGTGCCACCAACATTCTTTCCATAATCTTTGAATGTTATTCTTGGCTCTTTACCAGTTTCATACTCGTTGAGGCTAACTTCGGCTGATCTTGTATCGTTGTCTTGTTTATTACTAACAGAATAGTTTACACCACCACCCTTAATAAAGATCGCTTTATCAGTTTCTGCCATTTCAGCTTCTGGGTTCATGTTCTCAATTTGTCTTGCAAGATTTAAATAATCTTTATATGTAAATTCGCTAATGTAAAATGAAATCTGACTTCCTGCCTTGGAGACTCTTTCCTTCAAGGCTGAGATGTGATACATCGGGCTTTCGTTTTTGTTAAAATAGCCAGCAACGGTAGACCACGCTTGATAAAAGGATGATTTTTCGGACATAAACTTAACGGATATATTGTTAAGTTTATTGTCAATGATGTCCTCGTATGAATCATTGGCAACAGGCAAAGTTCCAGACAGAATAAAAGCTAAAAATGACTCAAACAAGAACCCGCCCTCTTTGAGTCTTGTGGTTGCTCCACCCCTAACGTGTGAAACTACTCTTTCTAAAAACTCCACGACCAATATTTGAGAAAACTGTTCGTTCAACGGTTTAGCCGGAGATTTTTCCTTTTTAGCAGTTCCAAATTCACTAAGCATGTTGTTGAGCCGTGCAATCCTATCTGCAAGCGTTCCAGAAGAAAACCCAGCGTTTTTGAATGCTTGTAGGTATATCTCTGGTAGTCTGACCATATCATCTCGGTAATGCGATATCGGAATGTCGCCAAGATACCCCGTTTTGGACTCGCCATTATCGCTTGACTTCTTGCTTGGTAATGCAAACTTGCTCTTAATTGTTGCACCAGAGCCTCGAACGTCTCCATCTGTCTGGGGTGTGTTTATTGTATAAGTCTCTTCATCGCTTAGGTCCACAATATACTGTGCAAACGATTGTAAGTCTTCAAATTCTTGAGACTCTTGACCATCATTACTCTTAATGCTATAAGACAAATCTTCGGCTAAGACTCTTATCTGCTCTATAATCAGATTATCAAGTAGATCATTGGTTATCTTCATTCTTAATTTCCTCCAAAATAGATTTTAGGTCGAGACCTGCACAGTCGATTTTCCGCCTTGTAAGGTGATAATGCGAGACATAGCCACTGTATCTATTCTTAGACGCAACAGGATCGAGAGCGTAACTTGTCTCGCCATTGCTGTCAACGGGGCACTCCAAGGGAATCCAAGGCATTGCGCCATGGACAGCTTTCATCAAAGCTTTGAGTGCTTGCTTTTGAACTGGATAAAAGTCCGTGAAGGGTTTCATATTTTTACCATGGACCTTCTGCCCCTCAATTAAAGGGCGCTCTCCAAAGCCATGACGTTTGTACCAGTCTTGGTACTTTGGGTAATATGCGTTGCTGATCTCCACTCCAACCGAAGTGGTATTGAATTTACCACCAGCATGGTAAGCTATATGGTTCATGTCCATGAACTGGAATATGGTTCCATCGTTGTCGATGGCGAAGTGAACACTAAGGCCACGTCGAGAAAGCACCTTGAAGCAGGACTTTGAGCTAAGACAGACGTCCCAATGCGAAACGAACATCTTTGGCTTGCGCTGCTTGGTCACCTTCTTATAGCCTTTGGTTAGTTTTAAGCCATTGGCATTAAATGGTAGTACCACTTTATGCCAGTCAATTGGAAAATAATCATTGTTGTAAATAATGTGATTTGAGGAGCCCTCTCGAATTTCTTTATGTTCAAAAGTCTCAAGCTGTTCTTCTCGAACTGTGTTGATTCTACGAAAAGTAGTTGGGCCACACATACCATCGGCTGTTAAGTGATATTTCCTCTGAAATGCCCTGATCTTCTTTAGCAAGTCTTCATCAAACTCGTAAGCACCAAACCATTCAGGCGTCCATCCAAGTTTAACAGCAGACGCTTCATTATAAAAAATCTTATCCATCTGTATTCCTCTTAGTTAATAATTGTATCTGCGATACCATACTCTACGGCTTCTTCCGCTGTGAGATAAACATTAACCTTGCGATCCAGCAATTTCTGAATTGTGCGCTTAGTCATACATGTCTCCTTTGATAAAGCATTAATATATAGTTCTTGAATGTGCTTTATGGACTTAACTTCATTCTCAATATCATGTAGTTCACCAGCAGAACCTGCGGCTACTGCGTGGATCATAACTCTGCAATGTCGACCGATAGTCCTTTGACCTTTGGTACCGGCAGCCAGCAATAGTGTCCCAGCCGACATAACCTTGCCAAGACCAATTGTGTGAATCTCACACTTTGTCTTAGACAGTGACATCATATCATAAATGGAGAACATTTCGTCAGCAGAACCACCGTAGGTTGAAAGGTACATCTTTATTGGTTCGTAAGGAGGCTCTTTGGGACTAAAGTCTGTAAGCATCAACAAGCCCATACATAAGTCGCCTGCTTTTTCCTCATCTACATCACCAAACATCGCAATCGTTCTGATCTCTGGTTGTTGTGCTGCGCCTAGGAGTTCCATTAGGTCTTCTTTCGTTTCTTTTTCCTCGTCCTTTGGTTTATCTGTTATCTTAATCATCATTAAATCCTCCTTTTAAGTTGATCGGTCAAGTGTTTCATTGCAGAGTCCCAATCATGGAATTCAACGAGGTGGTTATAACTCTGGGGCACTGAATTCATAAAGTTCCTTATGATTGTTTTTTGCAATGTCCTTTGTTGTTGTTTATCTATCTTTTTTTGAAATTCAATATATTTATCGTCTCTCTCCGCGATTTTAAAAGCGGCATATTTGATCTCACAAGATTCATGAGACGATTGTATGTTGTCAGCCATGACTAATAAGCAGTCATTGATTGTACGCTTCATTAAGATGGAGGTATAACCAAGGCCCACAATGCTATACCACAACCTCGTAAGAACTACTCCTACTATAAATGAAATTGTAATATAAATTATCTGGTCCATTGGCACTCCAAAAATAAAAAAGGACGGTTCCAACCCCCGTCCTCTAAATATAACACGTTTTTGATTCTAAGTCAAACTATTTTAGACTAGACTTTCTTCCGAGAGCTTCATCAAGTTGGGCCTTGGCTTTTTTTGCTTGAAGAATTCTTTTAGCAACACGACGAGCGACTTCTTGTACCACTTCGTCTTCAGAAAGTTCAAGATTAACGCCCTCAAGCATACCTTCTTCTTTATCATCCATTGCAGGTTCTTCGGCGTCCATTGCGGGCTCTTCAGCGGGCATTTCTGCGTCCATTTCATCGCCCATATCCATTTCGCCGTCAGGTAGTGCACTTGAAAGCATGTCAACAACTTCGCCAAGATCTTCATAAGCTTTTACTGCCATTTTGATTGCATCTTCATCAATGTTAAGCTCACCTTCTTCACCCATTTCTGCGTCCATTTCATCACCCATATCAGGCTCTTCAGGAGCAGCGTCCATTGGTTCGACAGCAGCCATTTCTGGTTCTGCGGGAGGCATTTCTTCATCAGCCATGTCCTCTTCTTCTTCATTGTAGTTGTACATTTCGCTAATAGCATTTGAAACCAGATTTGATTCCATACCAGCAAGTCCCATGAAGCGCCTAACGGTTGCTTCGTTTAAAAGTTTTTTCTTAGCCATTTATAAATCTCCTAAAAATGTTTTTCAGTAGTAAATAGGCACCAAAATGATAAAACACTCAAAATTATAAATCAGGGTGCTCTTTTGCTATCATATCAAAAATATGCTCTAATTCATCTTGTTCAATGCCGAATTGCGACATCAACGTCTCAGCAGTTTCATGATCTTTCATTATTATTTTGATATTCCTTTTACTCTGAATTCGTTTGCCCTCTTTATAGGAACTAATATACTTCATAACAAAAGGATCTTTTTGCAAATATCCAGTTATGAAAGAACGAAAAAACTCAGCCTGTGTTAGTCCATCGTAATCAAGTCTAACCTTAAGCTGAGCGTGTCTGTAATCTGTGTCATCGAAAACTAATCTTTTAGTTTTATCCTTTGTTTTGTTCTTCATTGTTGTTGATCCCAAGCTCATTTAATAGATTCTGCGCCTTTGACCAACATGTTGGACAATAAATTCGTACTTTTTTTTCTTCTTCTCGCACCACAACATTCCAAGTCGAGACCATTTTTTTGTTTGACTTGTCGAAGTCAGTATGACAAATCATACAATCCTTTGGAATTAGGTCAAACAAGCCAAGCTGCTTGTCAAAGTCGGTATCCGCTACACCCGCTTTCTTAATAGCTTTTTGTCTCGCTCTACGTTGTTTTCTGTTCATTGCCCAGTACTCCCAAAACCACCGCTTCCTCTATCACTATTAGATAGTTCGCTAACTTCAATAAACTCTACTTTTGGATGAGGAATTATCATTAATTGCCCTACCCTGTCTCCGGCTTTGTAAACCACTTGAATGTTCGAAGATCTACCAATATCTTTGTATTTCAACATTATTTCACCTCGATACCCACTGTCGATGACACCGACAGAATTAGCCAATGACATGCTTGTCTTAGATACGGAACTCCTCGGGAAAAGAAGACCAACAAAGCCTTCGGGAATCTCAAGAGCCAAGCCGGTTTTGTATACGAGGTTACCATGACGATCAACTTCCATCGAGGTTGCAACTAAATCCATTGCAGCATCACCAGTTTTAGCATACTTTGGAATAATAGCGTTAGGGCTTACTTTTTTTATTTTAATTTTCATTTTTATCTCCATTTTCAAATAGGTCCAATACCTTTTCAAAAGAAAGAATCTCTTTTTTAGTCAATACTGCTTTTGGCTGTGGCGTTCTGTTGGAGTACTCTGGTCTTTCGAAGAGGGTGTTTAACATTGACAAGCCTTCCTTGGTATACCCCATCTTCTTTATAACCTCTTCATATGTTGCTTTGTGAACTGATACAATTTTGCCTTCAACGTGGTTAAAAAATAAAATTGGGATTTGCTTTTCTTCTTCCATCATTTGGGAAAATTTATATGGGTCAAGAAATTGCATACTTGTTTGTTTTTTATATTCCCAAGTTTGACCATAGGCATCAACACCATCATAGTATTTCGACGAAACTCGTTGATGTCCTAAAGCTTCTGCTATCTCTCTATCTTTGCCGCCTTTTCCAGACACATTTAAATCATTTAACGCTCGAATCTGTTCTTTACTAAAAATCATGTTAACCTCCTTTATGCTACATTTTCTATTGTAAAATTAAGCTCGTATGAATGCTCTACAGAGATCCCGGTTAAAATCTCAGGTATTGTATCTTTGTTCACATTTATGACAATGAAGTGAGCACCATCTAAGCAAACCAAATCACCAATTAATACGGCTTTATTCAAATTATTAAAATTCATATCAATCCCAAACTTTGAATTGTATTATAATATTAACACATTATGCGAGTTTGTCAAGAACTATCCCAACAAAAACCAAGAATTGTTTACCATACCATAAGTGCTGAATCCCCAATCTGCATTGTATTTCGGCTTAATCATATATGGCCTATTAATGTGGATGTTATCCCGCTCAGGCTTGACAGACCAACAGCGAATCTTGGTCAAAACAGAGTTGGCGTCTATTACCTCAACAACATAAAAGTTCTTTCCATTCTTTGATTTCTTTTGGGTTATTGAGCGGGGGATGCACCAACAATACCCAAGGTCTGGGTCGTATTCTGATATCGGAGGAGAACACCATTCATCAATTCTAGCTTGAACGTCAGGGGTTATAACCTTAGACATAGGGAAGATGCCAGTTAAGTCGCTTAAGAAGGTAATTTTTTCCTCTTCTGTGAAGGAACCTTCCGGTGCATACTTCTCAATGTTCTCAATGAGATTTTTGGGCTTTCTTGGGCGATCTACACACACTGCCGACCAGAAATGTTTGTCTCCTGTGAATCGTTCGTCAACCAAATCCCGTAAGGCTCCTGCTCTACAAAGAACATCGAACGCTCTCTTGTTGAGCTTTGAGTATACAATGTCCTCATTAAAGATAAACTCCTCCACCGTATTGAACGGACGGTTGTTGAGGATCTGTTCAATGGCTTTCTCCCCCAGTCCCTTGATAGTCGTCAGGGGGGCAACAAGGGTGTTTTTATCAAGTATCTCCCACCTCATGCCAGAGGTATTAAGGTCGATATCCTTGATCGTAAAACCGTGCTGTTTTGCGAGGTTTATGGCTTTCTCTTTGCGCGACTCTGGTTCTCTTTCGAGGAACGCTGCTGTCCACTCTGCTTGGTAATAGTTGCATAGCCAAGCGCACTGATAGCTGATAATAGAATAAGAAACGGCATGTGACTTGTTAAAGCCATAGCCCGAAAAGTACTCGAAAGTTGTCCATAAAGCGTTAGCTTTTTTATCCGAAATGCGTTTGTCTCTACATCCCCTGATGAACTTGTCGTATATCCGTTCTTTGTCCTCGTTTCCTTTACCTGTTCCCTTCTTGGTGAGCAGCTTACGCAATAGGTTCCCTTCGTCGAGGGTGATATTGTCACCTAGCTTATGAGCTAGCATGGCGATTTGTTCTTGAAAAATTAAGAACCCATGTGTTTCCTGAGTCACGGAGCGAACAATTTTGTTGAGGTACTTGACTGATTCGGGTTCTTCCTTGGCTTTTACATATTGCTTATCAACACCAGCCGATAAAGGACCGGGACGGTATATGCTAGTAATAGCAGATATATCGATAATGGATCTTGGTTTGGCTCGTTGAGCAAATTTTTGTGCGCCTTGTTCCGCGAACTGGAAGATTCCAACCCACTTTCCTTTGTGGAATATATTTTCATAAACGTTCTGGTCTCCTAAATCTATAACATCTGGGTGTAACTTGGTGTCGTAATAGTCTTTGATCTGTGCAAACGTGGGCTCTGGTATGTCGTGGTGTCTCTTGAGAATGAGGGAGATGCAATCCTCAACCATACGAAGAGTCGATAGACCGAGCAAATCAAACTTGATGAAACCCATAGGCTCAAGGTGTCGAACATTCATACCCTCGCTCCACGGAGTCTGCCTGACTCCCTTGGATGCTATGAGTGGCATGTACTTGTCCAAGTCCTCTCCGATCACCACACCACCTGCGTGACGGGAAACCTGCCGGACTTGCCCTACAAGACCCAACACATGATCCTTAATCTTGGGGTATGTGGAAAAAAATTTTTGGAGCGACTCGCTGTATTGGATAACCTCGTCGAATGTAGGATTATATACCCCCGCTTTGATGCCATGCTTGGCTTTGGCCAACGGTGTAGCCTCAAACAACATCTTGTTTGTTACTGCGTTCGCTTCCACGAATGGCACGTCATAAAACTTACTGATGTCTTTGATGAGCGACTTAAGTTGCAAGGTGCTGAAGTTCGATATAGGAACAACAACATTGCTACCCCAATCATCGATCAGTTTTTCTTTTAGAGCCATCGGCTCAGACACATCGTAATCGATATCAGGGTAATCAGTAGCATCAGCACGTAAAAACCGCGAGAAGAGGAGGTCGTAAGAAACTGGGTCCACTTGAGTAATACCAAGAGCATAAGCAACAAGAGAACCAGCCGCAGAGCCTCGACCGGGCCCAGAGATTTGTATTTCATTTGTTTTATCCGCGATTGCCTTCATGGTTAGAAAGTATTTAGAAAACCCACGATCAGCAATAACTTTGAGTTCGTGGTCAAGTCTGAGTTTATATTCAGTGTTGTGCTCCAAGCGAGAAGTCTTCTTAAGTAAAGAAAACAAACCCTCAGTGGCTATACGCTTGAGATAATCATCGGCAGTATATCCAGCAGGAACCACAAAGTCAGGTAAACGAACGGTATCATCAGGATAAAATCTTTCAATCCGGTTGAAAGCAATATCGTGAGTTCTCTCAATGCTATCAAGTACAAGTTTATCATCATATTTTACTCCACAATCATTAGAATATTTCTTATATGCTTCCCACATTTGATCTCCGTTCTTTGGATAAAGCTCATACTCCATCTCTTGAACTGATGTCGGAAGATTCATGTCAAGCCATTCGGGTTTTCCCCTACCAAGCCAGCCAAGTCTCTTATATAGTTCTCTGTCGTTCCAAGCGTCTGGTGTTGGGTAATGGGAATCTGCTGTGGAAACTAACGGGATTCCATATTCTTCGTGCATTTGGATAACATAGTTGTTGAGTTCATGTTGCTCCGGGACGTTATTCCATTGAAGTTCTCCGTACCAACGGTCTCCAAGGATTGAAACCATTCTTTCGGTGGTGTCTCGCATAGCCGCAAGAACAGCCTCTTTGCCCTCTTCGCGGTTGGCCCAATAGCAACCAGCATATATACCGCCAAGACAAGCGGAAAGGCAAATAACGCCGCTAGAATATTTGTTAAGTAGTGCATAATCAATCCTTGGTTTACGATAGAAGTAGTCTCCGGTATAAGATTCTGAGACCATCTTATAAATATTGTTAAGACCCTCTTGGCTCATTGCAAGAAGAACAATGTGACGAGAGCGATTAATTGCAGTCCCCTTGCTCTTGCTGGCACCTTCGGCTTCAATGTTGGTGCCTGACTGTTCTTTTGAAAGGGCGCGAGCTTTCTTCTTATCAGCCTTATGCTCTTCGTAGGTCTTGCGCCACTCAACAACATCAGAGATAAAATACGCCTCGACGCCGAATATGGGCTTGAAACTCTTTCCTTGCTTTTGCATCTTCTTGGCGTGTAGTACTTGGTAGCTTGTCCCGTTCATATTACCATGATCTGTCAAGGCCAGAGCTTCGCAGCCATTCTTATGTGCGAAGTCCATGTGGTCAGCGGGGAATCCGAAGCCGTCAAATGGAGAACCAACTCCACAGTGAGCATGAAGCCCAACGAATTTAATGTTGTTCATATTTACCTCCGATGTAAACTCTATAATATATAAATAACAAACCCCCTGACAAATGTCAAGGGGCTCTTACGAAAAACTTAAACTAAGTTGAACTTCTTGTTTTTTGAAGACCACTTATATTTTATTGGGATTGACTCCTTCTCTTCACCGGTTAGTGCTTGGTGCAAGAAGTCAACTTCCGTAACCAAACTAACCTTTGACGGTCCCCAGACCATATTGTTCATTACGGTCAAATCTTTTAAAGCATTTTTTCTAAATGCTTTCAAATCTTTAATCCCACTGCCGATATTATATTGTTTTGGAGCCCAAGTAACAAGCTTAATATCCAACCGACTTGACGATGTTTTGTCGTGAATTTGATTTGCTCGATCTGTACTCTTAACATAAATCGACTTTCTAACAACATTATAGTCAGAAGTAATATAGCAAGCATCACCTTCAACGGCTCCACTTTTGTGGGGCTTGCCGTGAATTCTTTGGACTTCGACTTTGGCTTCTGAAGGGGTCCAAGTTTTCACTTTCTTTGTTTTAAAATTCAAAGCTTCTTCAAAAATTGATGCTTTTGTACTTGTTTTAATTCTAGGATAATGTTTTGTAAGCATTTGATAGACTTGATTCTGAATCGCTTTTTCATCTTTACCGTATTTGTCAAAGTGCCCCATCGATTGCATCTTTTTAATATACGCAACAGCATCACTTTTTCCATGCGATTTTGATGGGCGATGATTATTACAGTGTTGTAAAAATTCCCACCTCTTTATACTATCTTGAAATTCCAAGACAATGGCTGGGTATTTATTCTTTGCTGATTCTGGGTTATCATTGTTTTTGTGCAGTGCCAACATACGATGAAACCCAGACAAAACACGATATTTTACCTTTACAGGGTCAAATTCAACAATCGGAAGTGTTTGGATTCCGATATTTTCAATATCAGCAGCCAAAGTTGCGATATGCCCAAGATCTGCATCGGCCACCCGTGTTTGATATTGCCTATCGGAAATTTCCAATTGATCCCAGTCAAACCACTCAGCGCCAACAAATTTAGCGCCCATGCTTTCATATGTCGTGATGTTATTTTTGTAGTTTCCAACATTTAAGGTTGTTGTTCCATTTGTTTTTTCTTTTAACATTTTGTTTCCATTTTTGTATGGCCTAAACGGCCAGAAATTGGTTCCTGAACGGAACCATATATAACATAACACGTTTCCAGTGCTTGTCAAAAAATTATTCTTAAATAACTGCAACAAATAAAACAAATACCGCTACCGTCTATCCAGTGAACTTGTGCAGCGCCATCGCGGCCCAATTCTACAGATATTTTCAGAATTACGCCGTATGATCCGGGAGACAACCATGCACCGTCACCGTCAGACATAGCGTAGTATTGAACCAGATCACCAACTTTAAAAAATGTGGATTTTTCCGATATGTTTTCTTGAGATGGCAAATTCGTTAACTCCGAATACAGACTGAATCAGCCATATTCTGATTGTATTTGTCTGAAGGCACTCTTCTGTGCAAAGTCCCCTAGCTCCTTTTGGTATTGGACCACAAGCTTCTATAAATGCTATCGATTTTCCTTTTATCTGCCTCACTCTATGCCCCACTCACAATCACACGGGTCACAGTCGCAAGCCACACACGGCTTGTAATCTATCGGGTATTCTCTCAATTCTTCCTCGAACAGCATGATCTCTGTGCCACTGACTAAAACCAAATAATCAAAAAAGAAACTGGCCATGGATAAAGGTATTTCTGGTGCTGGTAATGAGATAACTTCGATTATAACCCCAAGCTCGCCATTGATTATATGTTTATACCCTATCACGCCGTCTAACCCCGTTAAAACAACCAAATCACCAACTTTAAATTTATTTTTACGCATCTAATCAAGAGAACCTATAACCTCTAAACCATTTTTGGTTGCTATATTAACTAGGGTCTGCATATCATAAATGTGCAATGACTCAAGTAAAAACTTTATTTCCGTAAACATATCACCTGTTGAAAAGGGCTTATAAACATCATGGATGTTGTCTGAACCTATCGCTACAATTAAATCATTATTCAACAACTCATCCACTGGCGTAACAGCATTGTGGGTTGGGGTTTCTTCCTCCGACCTTCTTGCGTCAATCCAAGCAGTCGGACAAGTTATGAATGATAGGCCCGCATCTTTTGACATTTTATACACATCGTCCCGGTAGTGTTTAGGGTGGCATGACAGACTAATCGAATGGACAGCCGTAACTCGGTTTTCCATGCCATGTTTTATTGTCATTCTGGCTAGCATTTCGGTTTCCTTTTCCGCTCTGGTATTTAGCTGGTCAACATGAACATGGAGTCTCTTATTGTACACTTTAGCTAGCCGCATCAGATAGTCAATATGTTTCTCTTCCTGCCCTTTGTCGGCTCCGGGCAATGATCCAATAACGTCAATCAGATTATACTCCAAACACTCAATTAGCATGATCTTGCATCGTTTATCTAAAATACCTTTTAGTGTCTGACATGCTATCTTGAAGTCCAATTGACCTTCAAAATCTTTTTTTGCAGAACGTGCTGCCCGCAAAGCTCGATAGCCCGCAACGTGGTCAATGTCTATAAATGACAAACAAGAGGTGGTTCCCATAGATATTTGCCCGACCAAAGCTTGGGAAATATTATTATAGTATTGGGCTTCTGATGCAGACGCCTTATAGCCATCAACATAAAGCCATTTTTCATGAAGATGGTTGTAAACTACATCTTGTAAGTTTTTCTCTGTGACAGTGTGGGCACGGTCTAAGTGGGAATGGGCGTTAGCAAAGCCACCGTTCTTGGTGATTAGGCTACGTAATTTTTCGTTTGGATCGAAATGCATATTAACTCCTATGCTTTGTATTTAAATAATTGAAACAAAAAGTCCTTGATTACTTTGTCTTTGCAAGAGTCATCCTCTTCACACTCATACAACTTCCAGCTAAACGCCCTTTTGCCATTAACTATTTTTTTGTTAATATCTGAAATCTCATCTCTTATTACCGAACTAACTCCTTCATATCTGGTTGGTATTATATCAAGTTTTTCACAAATATCAAGGAACTTGCCCCAGTTTCTATCGTTATAGGATTTCGTACAATCCTTAAACATCAAGATCTTTTCTTTTATCTCTGGTGTCTCTTCGCGACCAGCAAACTTATCAGGGTGAATTCTGGAAGTTATCATTCTATACATCTTTGTGAACACTTTGTATATTTTTGGCGGTGGAGGTTCAGGTGGAGCCTCAACTTTTATTATACCTTCCTCGTCAGCCTCTTGTTTTTTTGGGTGCGGGATCACTTCCTCTATTCTTTCTTTGTGTTTTTCATTTAAATCGGTAAGAGGAACATTGTTTTCAGCACAAAACCTCTGGTAGTATGCTTCAAAATCAGAATGGGCGTCTGCTAAAACTTCCTTAACAAATTCCAATTCAGTATAAACAAAAACCAACTCTTTAACTAATTTTTTGTATCTCTTTTGTACCAAGGACATACCTTAACTAGTCTCGGTCTTCTGCAATCCTGTTGAATTCTCTGTAAGAAAACAATTCTTTTGTTGGGCGCTGTGTTTCTCTAGCTAAATCGGACAACATATATTCACGATAAGCATCCCAGCCATCCAAATTATAAAAGTTTTCTACATTGTGTTGGTACCCGTTGTTAACGTTCACACCGTAAAAAACATCTTTTGGTTCAAAAAATCTCGCACTCCACCTTTCTTCTACTGGTATTTTGCTTCTGGGGAGCCCTCGTTCATCAACAATTTCTGTAGTGTACATTCCGGTTCCTTTTCTAGCATTACGACGATAAATTATAAATTCTTCTTTACCAAAAGTAAAACTAGAATACATATTATCCTCCACAGTCTTTCCCTCAGAGACCACATAAAAGTTGTTTTTATTTCTTATTTTGCCTCTAACTTTTTGTAGTTTTCTTGGGTCCATAATCCCGTAAGGAAACGAAACATAGTACTTTTCTGGTATTAACCACTTCGATAATTGACTAGCGATCTTCAAGCAAGAGATTGCCCCGGTCAGAACTGACCATGAAAGACTATCTCTTCTGTGTCTATCTTTTGCGTGGACCGGGACCCAATAGATTGGTATACGCTTTCTACGAAGACTCGGCAATGCATCAAATTTATTATAAAAATGCACCGGATCTTGGATAAAGTCTCCGACCCTATGCCTAACTACAGGTGCCAAATCATCATTGCAAATAACCCATATCGTATCACAGCCAGCAAATGCCGCTTCAATGATAGCAGCTTCGATCATCGTGTAGTCTGGTGCTATTGGGACCAAACAATCAGGGTATGGCATACCAAAGTCCAAAGGCTGGCCGGCAACCGGTATGATCCCTGCAAGATGGAAATTTGCTTGTGAACTGAACGCTTTCATAGGTAAGCAGGAAGTCTTATACTTTTTTGCAATATAGCAATTTGCTTATGTCTAAAAAGCCTCTTCGCTAAATTCCATGCTTTACCTTCCTTTCTTTTATCTTGTAAAATTTCATCTAATGTCCTAGTGGGCGTATAATCCTCTATAACCTCACGGTGCGTGTGCTCAATTTTGATCGGCATATGAACCTGTTGTCCCTTTGTTCCGTAGCCATTGCTTTGGCCCCTTATGCCAGACCCAAGCATCATCTTAATAGTTTTCAACCTAGCTATACCTTCGGTATGGCCCACATCATTCAAATATCTTGTTGGCAATCGAGATTCTGCACATATATCTCTCATGAAACTGTTGGTCCCGATTCTGTTTGCTTTATAGAAATGCAGTGTATGAACAAAGTCACTCTTGTTGTCCTCGATAACATCATAGGTGTGATTGTTACCAGACCTAACATTGAACCAATCATAAACACTAACATGGGAATCTCCCATTTTTTCGAATATAGTGAGTTCGTCATAAGTAATAATAATTCTTTTGTTAGACTCGGTGACAAGAATAAACCTATTGTTTTCCTCCCTATATGTCTTTACTATGTTAGGAAATATAATCTGACCTGACATTGATAAAAGGAAGGACAATCTGTCCCACATCTCTGATTTGTAAGTCTTTCGATTGTTGTCGTATCCCAAAAACTTAAGACTGCTAGTATATTCTACAGTTGATAACTGGAAAGGATACAGCGGATCGATTAATAGAACCTGCTCATCATTTATAAATGAATGAAGCAAACACTCCACAGATCCACCAATATTAAGCTTATTAAAATGGTATTCAGTTATCATTTACCACTCTTTGGGGTCTCGAATGACCATTTTTTCCACTGATTTATTATTTTCTTCATCTTTGTCCATCCTCATAATAAATTGAATTGGTATCCTCTTAATTAGTTCATCACCCAGCATTATATCATATGCTATGTAGTATCCCTCTGGCTCTTGGCCTCCCGGTAATCCCATGCTATAGGGCCCTTTCACTACCACGCCGTATTTTATACTCCAATCGCCAGCCATAGTTTGGCCAAAATCACTTAGTTCCACAAGATCTCCAACTTTGAACTTATGTCCCACCTCGCAGTTTCCTGTATGAATTAACAGTCACCGGCCATAGATCTGTTGCTATTTCCAAGCAGGCCTCCGCCACTTTTTGAATCTCCCATTGTGCTCCTTCGTGTGTGCGAAGGTCAATAAACTTCAAGAGGTTGGATAGATTTACTGTGCCGTAGAATTCAGTGTAGAGGTTCTGTGGTAGAACTCCGCGAGCTTGTTCTCTACACACTCCTTTGTCAATGAGTGTATAAAAAAGCTTTAGACTTGATTCGTGATGAGCTTTTACCACTTCAGACGCGGTTCTCGTTTTAGTTGGGATAACTGAATTGTATATACGACTCCAATTAGGATCTATTAACTCGTCTGGGTTGGAAGCTTGTCGGTTTGACTTGTGTTGCGTTCTGAATTGCTTTGGTTCATAAAATTGTAGATCCTTGTCGGTATATCTTCTAGAAATCTCATTGTAGGACCATGTTCTATGGCGATGGTGCTGAGAACGAACGAACAAAGGCACAACAAATTTAAAGGTAACAAGATTATGTTCCAATGTAGAGGTGTGCCTATGTTTGATAAGGTAATTAATAAGTCGCTTGTCGCGCCCATCAAGATCAGACTTTTGCACACCAAAACTAACCCTTGCGCTGTTAACAACGGTAATGTCGCTGCCCATATGATCAACGTAACATACCGAACCAATGCCGTCACTATACAAATTGATACTTTTATCATATTCTTCCATCATTTACCTCATGTAGGATTTTATTTCACTTTCAGGATCAGAGGCAACTACGCCAGATTCATCACCCATTTTATGTTCAGGGGTTTCAGAGAAAAACGGAATATAAAACTTTCGGCCGCCAATCTCGCTGTAATAATCTTGCCTTGTGTCATCAGATACAACCATGTCTCTTGAGTCAACTAGATAGTATTCTTGAGGGCCATAATCTGGATCTTTTTCTCCATCTGGTTCTGTTTGATAATAGTCAATTCTAAAATATTGAGATTCTTGTCCTTCACGATAGTTTCTCTTTAATCTTTGACCGTAAATTACAGCAGCTTGACCATATTTCTTACCGAATGATATAATATCCATCTTGGTTGGATTTAAAATTAACAAACTGTTTTCTGGGCTTCCGTACTTCCCACCCATCTCAACATAGTCCAGTGAAGATCGATCTAGAGTTTGTTTGAAATCTTGTAACATTTCCATGTTTGACTGAGCGTCGCTCTTAACACCTCTTGGGTTTTCAGCAGTCATGATACCCACTCTCTGTAAGGTCGCCTTTGGGTTTTTGTCTTTCAACATATTCATGATATTGTCAAGGCTGAGATCTACTCTGGCCTCAGACAGGATCATTGTGTTTTCTTTCATAGTCTCAGTAATAAGCTCTTTTAAAAGTTCTCTAGTTATTTTCATCTGTAATACTCCCATAAATATAATTTTCTAATACTAAATAGACTGGTTTTTCTGTTATATCAACATTACAGAGCATTCTTCTTTCAATTATAATTTCATCCCCTTTCGAAAGGAGGGATGAAAATTTGGAATCTCTAGAGACAGACAATACTACACACCTAAGATAAGCAGACACCGGTTTGGTGTAATTTTCCGGTAGTACTATTGTCGCTGTAAATCCTTCTTCTTTTTCCTCGACTGGTTCCACTAAAATATAACGATTAAACGGCTTAAAGTTCATAATAACCTCCAAAAAAACTCTTAACACATTATATATTATAACATGCTAAGAGTATAAAGTCAAGTAATTTATTTTACTGTTATTGATACACCTATATTGATTTTCATAGTGGGGACTCGCAAATGATTTACAAGGTTATGCTTCTTAGCTTTTTTCGCTGTTAAATACCAGTCTGCTCGACTCTTCTGCTGAAGCTTATCCAAAAAGAACCCCTCGGGTTTTCCGCAGTTTTTATCCATCATCGAGAATATCTTTTTGTTAAGCCTGTTGGCTTCCCTTGTTTTAGACTTAAGATCTTCTATTTTTCCCATTGCACCAGCCGCCACATCATGAATCATAATTGTCGCAGTAGGGGCCGCGTATCGCATCCCTTCCGATCCATAGGACAGTAAAACAGCGCCACAAGACATTGCTTTACCTTGGGCGATTGTCATGACCGGTAGTGATGAATTCTCTATTTCTGCGATCATATTCATAAGAGAATAGACCTGACCGCCATAGGAATCAATCACGATAGGTATAACTGGCTGTCCCGTGTTGTGTGCGAGAGTCATCTTTTGCGAGAACTCTTTTGCAGATTTTTCGTCAAACTCGTTGACAGAGATAACAATTGGGCGATATCTCAATTCATGGTCCTTAAGTAAAGGTGATACATTCATTATTGCTTTCATTTTATCCTCCGGTTTTTTAAAATGATATTTTACTATTTTTTAGTTGCTCTATAGAAATTCAACGGTGCAGGTTCCACCGGCACAGGCAATTTCACCTTTAAGATCAGTTTCGTCTTCTGTCTCTATAACTTGTGTCAAATCTATATCAACAAGATGTTTTAACATTTCATTGTATTTCTCTTCTGTGCAGTCTTCAAAAGGAGCTTGCCGATAGCTGCCGCCATCATGGGGTAAAATGGCTAAACCATTATAGTTTTTCCTGTTATCCCACATCCACTCTCCGACTTCATCCCATTCTGTTTCTTTTATATTGATTGTGGCTGAAACATTGTTTGTGTTCTGGCCGCTACGGTGCCCAGTCTTGACCCACTTTAAGTGAACGTTCTTAACCCTCTCCAAGAGATTCAACGCGCTTTCTACCCTTGTTGTGGCACCCAACGGAGCCTTTTGTGGAACTGATATAACTGCTGTATCGTGTGGTCGGAAGTATTCATCCTCAACCAATTCTGGGTGATTTTTTAGTAAATAAGAATAAATTGCCTCGTTCTTTCCAACTCTCAACCTTCTGATGTAAGTATCGTTATGCCATGCATGAATACCACTCGATGTTCCTAAAACCAACGAGGTTGTTCCTGCTGGTTTTGTAGTGGTGCAACGCGCAGCAGGTTTTATCCCGACAAGGTTGGCTACTCTATGATTCTCGTTAGCCACTACTCTGGCTGCTTGTTCCATATCCAGACCTTCTACAAAGCCTGATGCTATCCCTGTCATTGAAACCCCAATTAAATAATCCTTTTCTGTGTTTCTCTGCCACACTGGTCTTAAATAATGAAAGTCAGTGTAAGACGCTTGTAAGGTCCCGATGAAAGACCCGGCTCTCGCTCTATCTTCATACTCTTTTTGGGAGACCACATCACTAACATTTACTTCTGTCAAATTACAAAACTGATATGGACGAAGGGCAATCTCGCAACAAGGGTTGCAACCATACTCTTTATCATTTGTTAAATATATACCGGGCTCTCCGCTGCCTGATTCCCTGATTCTTTCCCATATTTTCATAAATGTATCTTTATCAATGCGGTGACGCATAATGACAGCAGAATTATTAGCCCGGCCGCGCTGGGGGTTAGTTTCCCACCAGTTACCCGACTTGGAAGCAAGCATATTCTCATCGTCAATACTAAACAAAGATATGAGAGCAGCGCGACGAATACCACCAGCCAAAACAGCATCTGCCACATGACATACCACGTCATGAACCTCGATAGAACTGAGTCTTTCTCCGTTTTCTTTTGCATCAAGCATACCTTCGACTTTAACCAAGCACTCCCGAAGAGGTCGTGGTCCGGGAGCTTTGCCCCCACTTGTAACTAGTCTCTCGCCCTTTGCACGTATGTCTGAATAATCGAATCTCAACTGAGAAGTTCCTTTGAAATAAGATTTTATCAGCGCTGTTACTGCATCTGACCAGCCCTCGATGGAATCTCCAATCAAAAACCTTCTTGTTCTTTTCTTATTTGGCTTAAGGACGGGTGGCAATTTCTCCACATGGTGGCTTTGCACTGAAAATCCAACACCGGTTCCGCCTAATAATAAAAACATTATTTCACCAAAAACACGAACATCGTCTATAGGAGCGTAGGCGCAATTAAACACCCGATTGGGACTAATCTCAATAGGTTTTCCTGCAAACTGCATTGAGCGCATAGAAGGTAATACCTTCTTATCATATACGAATTTGTACGCTTCCTCAATCTCATGTTTCAACTTAGGAAACTTTTTAAGATGCATAGTCTTGTTTCTTGTTACTAATTCATCCCAAGTCTCTCTGCGATTCTTTTCCGGTAAGTATCTTGCATACTTCATATGCACTGTTATATCCGATAATATTTTATTTGCTATGTTCATTGTGGGTCTCCTATTTTCCTCGAACTTCTGCGTACTTGTCTCTCAAATATGTGAGATTACTCTTTGCCGTAGGCTGGGGTTTATCATCACTTGTCATCTCTGTTCTCTCTAATGCCTTAATCGATACATTTGATGTGTCCATAAAAATAGGGAACACCAAACCATCAGGACCGTTTCTATTCTTGGCAATAAAGAATCGTCCTGTATTTGCCTGTTTGTCTTGTGCTGTTCTGGACAGCGAGAATATAAAATCTGCGACAAAACATTTATTAAACGCTTCGGAGATAGACTCCATAGTAATGACTTCTGCATTTAGGCCGCCACGATTAGTTTGTGAACATGTCCAAACTGGACATTCATAGGTTTGTGCGATAGATCTAAGTTCTTCATATATACTCTCTAGGTCGTGGCGTTTCTCTCCGTAGCTTTTAACTGGACGGAGTAAATCAGCGTAATCTACTATTATCATATCAGGGTTTATGCCCCTCTTTTTGAGGCGCTCTATATGACTCTTTATTGTTTGAGTACTTGCCGACTTTGTTGGATATTCTTTAATAATTAGATGGCCTTTGATGTCTTTTACCTGTTCCACAATATTAAATTTGTTTCTTAATAAATCATTAAGTTTAATCCCTGTTATGCAAGAGTCGAACCTTTGGCCAACTACCGTGTCTGCCAATTCTAGAGTGTAATAGACAACAGTTTTACCCTCCTTTAGGGCCGTTGCCCCAAGATGCACCATAAGCATACTCTTTCCAGCGCCAGTTGGAGCTATGGCAACACCAAGCTCTGATTTACCAAGACCACCCTGACAAACCTCGTCAACTCTCTTCCACCCTGTCGACACTGGGTTTCTGGATTTAAGTCTGAAGCGATCGTCGATATCCATATGATAATCATGTCCAAAATCAACGTTCGTACCAAGCTTCATTGCATCTTCAATAACAGTAGCAATTTCCTCGAATGAAGACGACTTAAGAAGCTTAACAGACTGAATCATCGCTTTTTTAAGTACCTGCTTACGGCAAAAATCAATGGCATGTTCTTTAATGAAATCAGATCCATCGATCTCGTGAGAGTTAATAACTTTAGCATAAAACTGTCTTATTTGCTTCTGTAGTGCATCTGTGTATGACCCTAAGCCAGAGGTTATATTGGTCGCCATAATCTCATAGCTTGGGTGCTGTCTATATTTGGCTCTGTACTCTATTAACATATTCGCGAATACTTTAAGGTGTTCGTACTGTAAATATTCTACGTCGAGTACTTCGCATATCTGATCACAAAATGTCCTATCCTGAAGCATCAGGTGGCACAAGTTCTCTTGAAATGTCTTTCCAAACCTTTGAAAAGTTTCATGTTTTAATTCCATATCATCCTCCGAATGTTTTATAACTACTGTACAATTTTCCTAAAAGCAACCCACATGTCAGTCAAGTTCAACGATCCTTGTCCATCTTCCATAAGCATTTTACTAACGTTTATCTTACTAAACAGGGGCTTATAATTAGATAAAGTATAATCAATCTGTTGCTTACCTTGTAGAGAAATATTTGGATCGTATAACTGCATAATAGTATAGTTATTCTTAACAAGTTCTTTGTGTTCTAGCAACTTATTGTGAACAGATTTCTTGTTTTTTTCCATTTGACAGTGTGTGAATATTTCTGAACAAGAGATCTTCTGTGGTTTATCGACAAAAGGAAAATATTTAACAACAGTTTTCATACCTATTCTTGGTACGCCCTTGAGGTTATCTGATGAGTCTCCTTCAATAGCCCTGACCAGTGCAAAGTTAGCCGGGTGTACTCCAAACTTGTAGACTAGTTGTTTTTGACTTATCAATTCTTTTTGAATGGGTCTCCATATATATGTTTGGTCATCCTCACATAGTTGATAAAAGTCTTTATCAGAGGATACTATTATTTTATCCCAGCCTTTATACTTGCTTCTTGTGTCAACATACGCTATGATGTCATCAGCTTCAACATAATCAAGCTGCAACTGTACAACAGGCATCTCATTCAAATATTCATGTAGTCTTAGTTGCTGATCTCTTCTGTTTTTGTAAACATCTTCTTCTGGGAGTTCAATCATTCTGCGGTTGAAACGCACAGGTCGTCTACCTTGTTTGTATTCCTTATTAAGTTGTCTCTTTTTTTCCGAACCGCCATGTCCATCCCAACAAATAACGACTTCACTTGGACGAAAGTCACGACAAAGTTTTTGCAACGATTTTATAAACCCAACTGTACCTCCGTTGGGAAGGCCCTTGGGGTTCATACTTGGAATGATCGTGTAGCTTCTTAAGAACATGTTGAGAGCATCAATTATTAATACTCTCTTTTTGTCACTTCTTTTTACTTCAAGTTTTAACATTATTTATTCCCCCTTGCGTGTCTATTTGGCACTACACGACTTGGAAAGCCGTCTTGTGGATTCTTCAGAACACTAAACGATTTTCCCGGAATCGCAGCATACGTTTTAAGTTTGTAATAATATGTTTCGGCTGTCTCCTTGCGGCAACCAACTAGCCAATTAACACCATGCTCGGCATAGTCCAATGAGTTTCTTGTTTTGCCGCCAGCGCACACAACCTCATTTGATCGATCTACGATCTTTGTTATGCTGTTATTTTGCATTGTTTTGCACTGAACTGTCTCAAAGGTTCCGTCCATGTCCACAACAAGGTCATATACACAATCTCTAGAAGATGGTTCTAAGACCACATATCCTTTCTTAATTAAATCAAGCTTAATTGTTATTTCGCTGATGTCCCCTGATTGGTTTGATGAATCTCTATAACTCATATTTCCTCCGATGTTTAAGTAATGTAACCCATACACATATGTTTGTCAAATAAAAAACCCTCGGTATATTTCAACCGAGGGTTAGCACAATGATCAAACACACAAACTACGACTTATATTTCTCTATCAGAACTTCATCCATTAAAGAAATAACAGTCTCCCTAAAACTCTCTTCTTTTAGCTTAGTAAGCCACTGTTTTGATTGAAATTTAACACCTTTTCCATCTTTCCCTACCATTGTGTACCACGCCCCAGAGAGCGTGAAATTGGGGTGTTTTGAAACTTTAAGGACGTCTAGCCAAGACTCTTCATCTTGTATTCTAACCTTTGGACCTCCCCACATTATCTTGAACTCACATACCCTTCCTTCTGATCCCATTCTGGATTTCTTTATGAAGGCCTTGACGTGAGACCCGACTCTTACGCCATCATCGTCAAGTGCAAATGACGCTTTTGCTCTTCTCTTTGTAAGCCAAATACGCAAAGAGGAAAAGTACTCAATAGCTTTTCCACCCGGAGCTATATACGGCTCCATAAGCATCTCTGCTGGTCGTGAAGAGATGTTTGTCTTTAACTGATTAATCAACAATAGTGTTGATTCAGTATTCGCCAATGGGATCGTAAGTTTGGGAAATGCCTTGGAAAAAATTCTTGGCTTCACAGCCATTGAAGATTGAGGGTTATAATCTCCTTCAAGGTCTTTTTCAGATGGGGTTGCAGCAATAGAATCCCAAATAAACAGAACTCTTGCATCACTATACTCGCCCATTACATATTCCATCGTTTCTAATGTTTTTTCGACTGAGACTGCTTGTTGATATAACAATTGATCCTTGGTGCACCCAGCCTTCACCAAAAAGTCCTCATCTATCGCTGATTCTGCATCAAAATATACGACAAACATACCTTTCTTTTGAGCGTTGCCTGCGATCTGAGCAGCCATAAAGGACTTGCCAGCCCCAGATAAACCAGCAAGTTCTGTGATTTTACCGACAGGGATACCAGCGTATTCTCCGGGCTTAATTGAACAGTCAAGCCAACGAGACCCAGTTGGAATCCAATCTTTAACAGAGACTGGGTTAGATTCATTCAAATCGTGGGCAACTTTGATGCCCAATTTCTTATTTATTTTCTTGGCTAAGTCGCCAACGTTAATTTTTCCTGTGTGTTCAGTCATTTCGATCACCTTTCCCATTGTTTTCTCCTTTAGTGATACCTAATATAGGCTTCAGTCTCTGTCTCTGTTGTTTCGTCACCTGTGTCTGACGCTGAGTCTTCCTCATCACCACAAGCGATTAATAAAATTAATAATAATATATTCATATTTGCTCCAATAAAAAAAATGCCCCCATATTTATAGTGCTGGGGGCGTCACACTTAACCACACTATCGAACCATTGATGTATCGTTGTTCATAAATGATTTTAATGCATCATCGACAGTTTTTTGTTTATTATATTTTCCCGTTTCGCTTGAGAGAGACTCGGAGGATTCATCGGAGGATAGGTATTCGTCCAACAACGATTGAACTTCGGAGGTAGAATGTCGTTGAAAGAGAGTCTCCATCTCAGGTACAGAGTTTAATAATTCGTCACAATCAGCTACGTCTTCATCACACAACACTGATGGCCGTCGACGGGGCTTAAGCGTGGTCTTGGGAAAAGATCCCGGAGTTCCGGGTATGGCATAGTTAAGTACAACATCAGTACCTGTTTCGGCATGAGTAATGTCACCATAATCCGGATCTAAAACGTAAGAAAGTAGAGTCTCATAAGCCATTTTGCCATAAGCCCACACCCTTACGCCTTTGCTCTCCTCACCTCTAACAATAATCGGTGAGTAATAGCGCTTTCGAGCAAATAATTTCTTTGCTTCTCTTTTGGCGGTATCGTCGTTACCTTCGACACCTTGTCGCCACAACTTTGAGGCGAAATCACATATTGGACAGTCTTCCCCATGATTACGTTTGGGGCAAAGAATGCCGGGGTTCCTTCCAACATTATAATGGAAATGAAATTCCTTGAAAGGGTCACCATCATCAGTAGGAATGATGCGAACAGTTTGATCACCCTCAGAAGGGCGCCATTTAGTGTTATCTTGTTTTTTGCCACCGTTACGTGACACTTCGAGCTTTGCTCTCATTTGTTCTATATTTAAAGCCATGATATTTTTTCCTTTTGTTAGCTAAGTTTTTTGTCTATAAAGACTAAGGTCGGAGGGGGAATCCCCTCCGCCACAGTGGTTGAGTGTTTTTAGAGTTTGGAGTTCTACTATTCAGGCCTCTTCACTATTCAAAACACTCAACACTTTTAATATAACCTATTGGTTATTGGTTGTCAAATGAACGATTGACAGGTTTTGATGAAACGGTTCCTACGACAGTACCGTGATTGAATGTACGGAAACCATCTCTTTCCGTATCATATACAACTTCAATTTCACCATTACTTTTTGGATAACGATCCTTTGTCGAGGTTACCATAGTTTTTGGAAGATCAGTGATCTTGATAAAACTCATTGTTCGACGGTTTCCGTTACGCTTTACGAATGTTCCGGTGTATTGTGTAAATGTACTCATGTTACCTCCAGTGTATTATTTATGAGTGAGTGCGAGATTTGTGCTTTTTTGATAAGGTAGAATGTGATATTGTGTGATTAAAGTATATCATCAAAGACCAAATGCAATACAAAGTTTATCTCTTTTTGTTGTTCTCTTGTAATATAGCCTATTAAGGTTAATTTGTCAAATTCTTTTTTAATTTATTTGAACTAATTGGGCTCCAATATTCTTTTTCAATTATTTTGGTCTTTTGCTTATATTTTTGGAACTTGCTAACATCAAAATATTCACCCCAATTATCCACAGAGTATTCAATTCCCCATGTGCCGCCATCAGAATCCTCATAAATTTTAAGATATGAATTGTATCCGCGTTTATAATCAGCGTGTGAATCAAGTTCGATTTCTTCTAACAAGCCCAACGCAGAATGACCTTCATCTTCTACGATTTCAACTAAAAATGTAAGGTCGACATCATTCGCGAATTCTTGCATTGTTTGGTAGTGTTGCTCGGTAAATTTATTATAAAGTGGGTTACCGCTCTCATTTTCTATCATTTCGCCTCCATGGATTGTATATAGTGTGTGAATTTAATTGAATAAAAATATGATTGTTTATGTTCAGATGAATAAATTGCAAAAGAAGAATTAATATTTTTTTCTTCGTCAGCAATAACTCGGTTTCTTATAATTGGAATCAGATCTTTATTTTTTTCTAGGTTTTCCTTGCTTACACTATAAATATACCACGTCTCTGTAGTATTGTCAAGTAAAAATAGTAAGTTTTCTTCGTCTTCGCTGAAGTTTCCGATTGAAACTGTATAAATTTTTGAAATTGATTTTGTTTCATGTAGTGAGCCCATAACTGACTCTTCTGATTTAAACCATTCTATAGTTTCAATGGTATTTGATATAATCGCGTTAAGGTTAGAATACATATCCATTATTGACTGGTCACCTATAGATTTTAATGTTTCTCGATTTGAAATCAAACACATGGTATTGAAAAGGCCAGATCTTGTATATTCCTGTAGTACATTGTACACCACTTTGTGCCTTCTCATTATTGTGGAGCCAGACAAGTTAGGGTCCGGACATATATAAATAATATTTATCTTTTTATGCTTAATGGTCTCTAAAAGCGCAAGAGACGCAGACGAACATTTACTACCGCCACAAACTACAAACCAACACTCGTCCTCTTTAAAGGACAGTTTCTTTTTAAACTTCGGACAGCATTCTTCAAAATCCTCTTCCTTCATGCACTTAGATGGAAAATCAGATTCGGTTATGCATATCTTTTTATGAATGCTGGAAAATCTGTTGACAATACCAGTTCCTGCTGTTCCTAATCCTATTAAGACCATGATATCTCCCTTAAATCGCGAAGATTGTGGCCAACTTGCACAGAAGATTTAAACCACCCCAATTGCGTATCTTCAAACAACTCTTGAATTTGTGGTAGAAGATTTCGATCTGCAAAATCCAGATCAATTGTAATTGAATCATGCACAACCGAATGAACAAAGGACTTATTGTTAGTCAGGAACTTATTTATCTTAATACACTGAGTCATGCAATTGTCTGACGATGACGATTGTAGCAGGTAATTCAAAGCATGGAAGTCGTCAGCCTCTATTTCTCTGCCAAAAGGAGTTGAAACCATGTTACCATTGTAATATTTATTTAACAAAAGGTTGCGATCATAATGTTCCGACTGGACAACATCAGAGTGTGGGTTATAGAACCAAGCGAGAAACTTCTTCTTAGCCTTGTTTCGCTCCGTTACGTTCTCAAGTACATTCTCCATATTCCATGTGTGTATATCTACAGAGGGATGGGTGTCCGTAGATAGAGAAATAAAGGTGCGAATCTCGGCACCGTTAAGGTCGAATTGAACGAAAACATGGTTCTTCGGAACAACACAATTCGCAATTTCTTTTTTCAGGTTCATTATTGGGAAAGATCCCTGTTTGGTGGTCAGCCTACCTGTCTTAGATCCCCAAACATCATAGCAAATAGGCTTGTTTTTGCCACCTAGTGAATTAAGCAGCGCATTTGCCTTCAAGTCAGTTTTGGATGCCTTTCTGAGGGCATTTTGGTCGACTAAGATAGGGTTACGTGATATATCATTAGCCATCTGGTGTAAATCAACCATAAAGCCGTGATTTTGAGGCTGTTGGTTATTTTCGAAGATCCATTCGCATATTTCATTTTTGATTTCACAATAGTGCATCAAATGCTGCTCTGGAATAACCTCGAATAAACAAAGTTCACTAAGTTTTATCTTCGCATTCAATGCTGAGTTGATGAAGGATCGGATTTTGGATTCTCTTTTTTCGAATCTTGGTCGGAGATGCTCTGGAGCCGCTTTAGAAATGGATTCACCACCAGAATAAATGCTAGCATAACGAATATCGCGATTACCAAACCGCTTATCCCATTGCCAAGTTCCTGTGACATTATCAGGTATTCTATCATATGTAAATTTTCCATTGCTATATACTCCGAAGCATTCTACTTTATCATCAAGAATTTGAAAGTTCATCTACCCTCCACGTCTATTTTCATAATTTTTATTTGATCTGATGATCGAGTTGATCCCGCCGTTCTTAGATTTAAAAGTCTGCCGGAATCTTTCGTTAATATATCCCATTGCTCTCTGGATGTCAAATCTTGTGGCAAAGTTATTTGCATTTTTTATTAAAATATTGAGATCAGCTTTTCTAAATATGTAATTTTCCTCAATATTTTTCATATTTGCATAAATACTTATTATCCTTGACTTCTTAACAGATTCTGTTATACTATTAATATTATTTCTATTTATTATATTATATATTAATTTATTATTATTACATGTACTATATTTTTTTTCTATAGGATAAAATAATACAAATTTATTATAGTTTCTTGTAATTACCTCTTCTAATAATTGTATATCTAATGTATATGCATCATCAAATCTATTAGCAAATAAAGAAGCTGGGGATGTTATGAGCCTCTGGATCAAATGGTTTTGTTTCATAACTTGTGAATCTATATCAGCGAATATGACCCACGGAGAATTTTTAGATACATTAAATCCGTTTTGCTTACAGACATTTAGGTAATATTGGAATGCCGGATTAGATAAAAAATTAACATCTTTGACAGCATCATTGTCTATACTTAGATCAGCGATGCTGATGGCTAGCCCAGAAGTAAAAATCGATGATTTATTTGTCTTTTGCCAAGACGAGAATGTAAGAGGAAGCGTGGATGTTAAAACTTTCAAATAATTTACAAGTTCACCCATGTAGTCATTAATTGTAATAATATTTGCTCTTCGGTTTTGGGCAACAATATATGTTTCTGCATAGACCTTTAACATGTCTTCCATATATTGAGAATACAAATCCACTGGACTTTCGTAGCCCTTTACAGCGTTGATTACCGATAAGTACGGATCGTCTTGGGGTACTTTGTTAAGCAAACATGCGTTTCTAAAAGCACTTTGGACATTCTGAAAGGCTTCAAAAACAAAGTCGAATACCCTTACTGCCTCCTCTTGTGCCTGTGGTGCTGATACGCTTACTAAAAAATCCTCTTTAGGTACGACTGGTAACATATTTGTATCAACCCTGCCATACATTTGGAATTCTCCAAAAGTTAAATCTCTTAAACTGTTAGATATTTCAAAATCGTTATATGCATTAAGGTGAAAGTTGCTTCTTTCATAATATAACTTTATACTCGATTTTATTGAGTTTCTTCCTTTAAATTTGCTAGCCATTGAAATTGTACCTCCATACCATAACTATTCGTCGCTACTCCAGTTGTCAAAAAGACCCCTACCCGGTTCCTGCGAAAACGTCAGCCCAAGTCAGATGACTCTGGTTCCTTAGTTTCTTCCTCTAATCTCTTAATAGCATCTTTATCTGATTCTTCGTCGCTCGTATCAAAGGCATCAGGACGGGACGCTTCAGCAAATGGTGGCGCCGGATTCACTATCTCTAGTGGGTTCCCTTGCTCATCATATATCATACCTCCCGATTTCCAACCAATCTTGACCCATCTACCGTGCTCTTCGGACTCAGCAACCCATCCCCACGGAGATTCTTTTGCGGGATCTACTTTCTTAGAGTCCTTTTCCATATTCTCGTTAGGTAATTTTTCTTTAGCGGCCTTTGAGGCCGTTTCAGATACAGACGCCACCCCGGTGCTGGCACCTATTGCGCCCCCGAGATTAATAACAGTAGGTGCAGGTCCAGACAAACCAATTGTTTTTAGGCCTGCTGACTGCTCTGCAAATAGCCCTTGTAATTGTTGTTGTCTGTGGTTTATAAATACGTTGCAATACGTTTTTTCTGCACTTGTTTGCTTTTCTCCGCTAGGTTTTGTGCCTAACTTGCTAGCACCACTCTTAGCGCTCTTATCTGGCTCTTTAACCTTTGGTTTCACAGCCGGCTTCTTTTTACCGGTATAACCTTTGCCGCCATCACCGCTATATGTAAATAATGCTTTAACATTTGTGGAAAACTTGCCCGGAGTGATTTCGCAAGAAACTCTGATTATTTGATGGTAACCGCCAAATCCGAGTTTGTTTGCTGCCGAGCCGGGTCTTCGTGGGTCCATTTCGTGGCCTGTCCCAAGAGAGGTTGGTTCTATCCACAAATTCATTCCGGGAAAATACAACGTGTTACCGATCATATCAATGCTAGCTTGATATACTGCTCCCAGTTGTAATAAACCGTCATTACCTTGCTCGATAAACCTAGATTCCCTCAAGTATACCATATCTGTTTTGGTGAACTTTATCTTTTTTAGAAGACCTGCTCTCGCTCCAATCTCGTAATGATATACTCCCGCTTTTGCATCTTCTTTTAGATTACCTGAACCGTTGTATTTGTCGGTCCCTTGCTTGGGGTATAAAACAAGATACTGCTGGAAATCTTTAGAATGCATATTGGACTCTACTGCCTTAATCGGTAATCCACCACCTTTTTTGAAATGTTTATCGGTATAAATAATACCATCTTTACCACTCCTTAATCCTCTTAGCGGGTCTCCACCGTTATTACCAGAACCTACAAACGCAGTGTGTGAGAAGTCAGTTTTTTTAACGTCTTTAAGGTCATGGCACTTTTCGCTAAGAATATCTACTACGAGGTTTCTTGTTAGGTCTCTTATCATATCCATGACAGGGTATGATTTTCTTTCTCCTTTGATTACTTGCTGTGTCATGAATTCAAGAAAGTAATCAACAGCGACAGGGATCTCGGCAACATTCATAGGAATTACAGCACTTCGTGCTTTTGGTTTTTTTTCTATGTAATCGAAACTTGGTAAAAGAATGTTTATATTTTTTAAATGACATATTCTTTTACCTACTTCTTGGTTACTTTTAGAATCAAAGTTTTCAAATGCTTTTGGATCTATTTTGTCAGTAACTCTATTTTTAGGATAGTGCATCGCGTCCAATACTGTGTGAATCAGATCTCCTAAGAAGAAAAAGCTCACTGTGTCTTCCGCGTCTTTTAAAGATGGTAATTGTTCGAATGTCCTTGTAGACTTCAGATCTTTCTCTTCTGGTTTTGTTAGCGTCTTTTTTGCAGCGTCAGCAGCCTTTTTGACCTTTTCAGCACTTTCTACTTTTTCTGCGGCCTCTTTTTTCGGAGGTGGTGTTTTCGATTTGCCACTGGTGTGGTCTTTAAGTTTAGCGTCTCCGTATGTACCCTTGTTGTTGGGCCATTCCAGCTTTGGAGCACCTTCAAAGACTTTTCCGCCTTTTAATTTAAAACCACCACCTATTTGATCTCTATTCATTTTGCAAAAATGAACATGCCCTCTCATCATCATTCTTTTCATAATTGAGCGATAAGCGGCGATTCTAAATTCGTCATCGATGGCAGCATATGTTGCTCTTAGTTCTTTATATTGGTCGACGCTACAATCGCCATCGTTAATTAGTTTTTGTAGTTCTGTTCCGAATTGGGCCCTGTGTCCAATTATCATTGGAGACGCTAGAGCATCTATATGTTTATCTTGTAGTGCAGTTTCAGTATAGGCGCGATAACTGGCTTTTATTTCGATATTTCCATTCTCTTTTATGTCCATCTCGTGGTCAACCAATGTTAAATAAAAGCTTTTGTTTATTCTGTTGATTGCATCGTTAACATTATCAGCCGTTATTCCTAAATCACCTCTCCTGTTAAAGAGTTCTCTTACTTTACCTGTTATGTTCTGCCAGCCTACATCTACTCTTACTCTGTAATTTTCAGAGTTCTGTTGTGCGTAGGGGTTGAAAGATCCTTGATCTTTTTTAGATTTTGTTTTGGTGCTCTCCGGATGAAGCAGTAAATCAACATATCTATATTCCGACGAGCCGTTGTCGCGTTTTTTTATTATTTCTTCGAAACTTTGAAAAAATAATGTCAATTCCATACCTATTGCAGATCTTGCTTCCGCTGGGTTTGTTCCTTCATAAGTCCAATTCAAACTTTTTATACCACTACCATTCCCCCGATCAATTCCAGCTTTTAGGTTACGGAGAGCGCTTATTCTGCTTGGGTCTTCGAAGTTAGGAAAAGCTATTTCTTGCTGATGAAGGTCACATCCCTCATTCCAAATTTTAAACAACCTTATCTTCGGAGTAAGAGCGGAAACTAAATCAGGTGTCAATTTCATAAACGGCTCAATATCTTCCATCTTTGGAACAAATAATTGATTCAAGATATCCCTTCTACGTAATTTGTTAGTGTCAACCATAATGAACCTATTGTCAAACCAAGCAGTTTTGTGCGCTCCTCGTTTTGCCTTACGGTCGTCAAGTCTCTTTTCTTCATATTTCATTTTCAAATCAGAGAAGTTTAAGATTAAAGCACATTGTTTAACATACTTTCTTTTCTCGTTTATTTCGTCTTCAGTTAACTTATCTGCTTCGGGGGGCATCTCGTTAACTCTGTTACTTGCTTTTGAGGCGGATGCGATTCCATCTGCGAGTCTTTTGTCTGAAGCCGCTTGAGCGTCCGTCATCGAAGCCGCCCCAAGGGCACTTATCTGCTCTGCTGTCAAAGAGGCATTTGGGTCTTTTGCTTTGGCTGCTTTTTCTGCTGCGGTGGAATCTTTACCTAAATCTGATATAAACTCCTCTAATAAGACTCTTTGTCGTGCTGACGCATATAATTTTGCAATAACATCAGCGGCTTGATCTGCGGCATTTCCATATTTCTGCATCTGGGTATCACCAGAATAATCTAGTTGCTCTCCTTTAGCCAGTTTTTCTTTATTCAGGAATGTCGTCCAATCTAATTTATCCATAAATTTCAAGTATTGCCCATTAAGCTCTGCCTCAATAGCATCAAACAATTCTTTTGAAATACCCTTTTTTTCAGGCAGATCCCTTAAGTCATTTACGCCCTTCAATCCAGCTTCCAATTTCCACTTGTATATGTGTTCTGTGGTTTTTCCTGTTCCTTCTTGCCCCTTTACAAAAAACTTTGAAAGCCCCGGCATTGCTTCTAGGCCCTTTGTTATGGCTGCTTCAAATTTTGCATCAACACCGCGATATTTTGCTGAAAATCCAGCGGGGCTACTAACCCACTTTCTGTTAGTAATGTCATTTGGGTTTTTAGCATCCTGATATCGGTCAACAAGGTTTTCTAAATTTAGAGTTATTCCAAAAACCCCTGAAGCGAACCCCTCAACCGCTGCCTTCGAGGTTTTTTCAAACCATGACGCCTTATCACTATCATGTTTCGTATCTATTGTCGTTAAGTGAAAAGCGTTTCCTTTTACTGTCTCTATCGTTCCAGCTACCTTAACAGCACTGATGGTGTAGTCAGACTTGGGGCCGACAATTAACGCTGGTGCTACGATATCAACGGGAGATTGCAATAATGACTCTACTTTAGTTTTCACATCTTTCGAAAATTGTTTTGGGGACAACTTACCAATGAACTTGGTAATACCAGTTTCTTTTTTCGAGATAATGAGATCCAGATATTTAGCCTGTAGTGCTTTATTTTTTATTTTCGTTGCACTGTTGGCCAATCCTCCACCAACGTTTCCTATGGAGACTGTTTCGTGTGGATATTTAAACCACAACAGAAACCAGTTAAGGTGCATTTGTGAATATTTAGTAAGTCCTATAGACTTAAACCTAAACCACTGATATCTTAAAATCTCATGCCACTCGGAGGCTTTTACATCTTTATTGTTAGTGTTGAATGCTTGTTTTATAGACCACTTGTAGTCGTCATCGCTCATTGGCGGCATTTCAGTTGCTTTTGTGGAAAACCAACCCCAGTTTTTTGATTCTGTGTATTTCTTTAATGCGTATGCATAGACATCAGGGGGAAGATCGTCAAGAGAATCTAGTCTTGAGCCATGCAGTGTTTTATAAGAAGTGACCTGAGTGTCGGTGCCTTCTTTGTAGATTTTTTGCCAATGTTTATATACTTCGGAAGCCATTATTCAATCACCTGTAGTGCTTGTGCAAGAGAAAGAGGAATTTTTATCACCTCTCCGGCCTCGACATGAGCCTCCGTTGGTTTTCTATTAAAAGATGCTATAACCCACCAATTTTTAGGGCTATTTAGGTATTTTTTAGCTAATCTCCAAAACGTATCGCCACCCTTCCAGACATAGTTTATATAATCAACTTCTCTCACGTTGTCATCATCGAAATACTTCAACACGGGAGTTCTATATTGTTCTATATTCTTAACGCCTCGCTCATCGAGTATATCGTCATATTGCTCATAATCATTAATTGCTGTCATTCTACTTATATACCTTGACATCATTATCTCCTAAATTTTAAATGGGAACTTTCTGGTGGCCTTCTTCTCTTGTCCAAGGGATTCTTGATGCAGCACATTGAGGTTAAATGAAAGCGAAATAACTTTTGGATAGAATTTCCCTGCTGATGGATTAAACATCCCCATATCCAACGCAGGTTTCCAATTTATAGAATCCATCCACCCAAGTAAAGGGTCACCGTCCGAATCACAAACAAGGTTACCAAATTTTACTTTAACTAGTGGGTTTTTAGCAATAATTCCTATACCTGTTACCCCAGAAGGAGTATAGGCCGGATAAGCCATCGCAATTAACTTGTTACAATTCTCAAGGTTATCTTTAGCCTCACTGGCGTCTTTGGACGGTACATCCCAAGATAAACTTATAGTTCTCTTTGTAGAGGCGAATGTAGCGATGGGGTCATTACGACCGTACACATCTTCGGTCTGCCAATTCGATTGAAATGTTTGGGAAAGATCATTTAAGAATGCCTTAAAATGCACTTCAATATCCGTTATAGCACTTTCTATTTTTAATTTTTGGCTCTTACTATTTAAAAAATCACCGTATGACATTCTCTATCCTCTTTTTAATAACCAGTTCCTACTGCTACTTTTACAGCCTCTCCACGCATGAGTTTGGTAGTCGCCTCACCGTCTAGCTTTATCAGCATTTCTTTCTGGTCTTTTTTTGCAATATCCCCAACCGCTTTCCCGACACTAATTATGGCAGCACCTAAAAGACCCATCGCGCCAGATTCTGCTGAAACGCCTGTTGTCATTAGTGCTATGTTCTGTAGCATTGGTTTTATGTTTTCGCTGTTTGTGTTTAAGTCTGCCACAAAGGTGGTTGCTGCCTTGAATGACGACTCAACATTGTTGTTTTCCATTTCTGCCATTCCTTTGGCGAATATAGCCAAAGAAGAAAGTCTCTCTAAGGGCAAGGCATACATCGCTAGTGCCAAGCCGCCCATAGCCAAAGCCATGGCTCCGATTCCAAGAGCAGCTAGACTCCCAAATACACCCAAGACCATAGCAGTTGTTTGTAGGGCAACCATACCCTCTAAAATCGACCCAATTGCACCAGACGTTACCGCGTATATCAACACGCCAACAAGCGCCGCTATGCTCCCTGCTGCTAGCGCAATACCCATACCAACCGCCAAAGACGCTAAGCCCAATGCTCCCATTACAAGTACAAACAAACCAGTAGCAGGTAGAGCAGCCATCATCCCGGCACCAGCAGCAGCAATACCAGTCGCTAAAATACCCATAGCGCCCGCAACACCGGTTGCTACAGTTGTGATTCCACCGGCTGCGGCTGCACTTGCTGGTGCTAATCCCAACATCCCTGCTGCCAGTGCTGGTAGTGCCCCAGCGGATAGAATACCAGCCAAAAACGTGAAAGTTTTAAATGCCAAGAATAGCCCAGCAAAAACCCCGATAAATTTTACTGTGTTTAGGACCAATACTTTGTTTTCAGTAATAAACTTATGAACTGCTGTTACTCCTTCTGATATTTTATCGACAAGTGGATCAATAGCAATTACTAGTTCGGCAAACATCATCTTTATCTTCAACAAAGTAGGAGTAGCGTCCTGCATTCTTTTATTTAATTCTTCTTGTTGTTCTTGGGCTAAAGATTGCGCTTTGGAGAAGTTTTTGTACTGACCCATGTTCATCCCGAAAATTCTCATTGCCTCATTCATGTCTGTTATTCCGGCTGCATTCGCGATTGCTTTTTTCTGAAACTTGTTCATATCTTTGAAATCTATCCCCGTTGATTGAACGGTCTGGATCAAAGTCTCTATTCTTTCGTCTTCTTCCCCCATCATCATATCTGTTGCGTTTAACCGGGTTCCCATAATGGCATTCAATTTACCAACAGTCTTAGCAGAACCTTCAAACGTATCGAACTTATTAGCCAATGCCAGCAGGCTTCCGACTTCAACACTAGCAGTGGCAGCAGCAGCGGCTAAACCAGAAAAAACTTCAACTGATTTGTCTCCGTAAACTGCTAGGGTTTGTAAAGAGGCGTTAAGGCCCTTGGCAAACTTACTAGCATTTATTCCCATTTGTTTTCCCATCATGGCAACGTTCTTAGTTAACTGGGCTGACTTTTCAGCAGAGTGGCCCATACCTTTTGCGAAAAAGCTCATCAACTGTCCTGAATCTTGTGCAGAAACACCTATTTTAGCCAACTGGGCGGCTGATTGAATCATGACGTCTTTGGTCTTCGCACCCATCGTCATGAAGCCGCCAAAGTTATCAGTCAAGCCTTGGATGGCTTTTCCCACTTGGGCTGTTGAGATTCCGTTTATCCTGTTTGCAGCGGAAAGTCTACCTATGCTTTCTGTTGCTCGATCTCCGTTACCTGTGTACGCTGCCAAGCTTGATGCAGCATTATCTATTTCAGTAAAAAACAGCGTCGTATTGGAAATCATTTTGGAGAATATGGCAGCGGCTGCGTTTGCGACATTAATCGTTGCTCTAAATGCTTCAACCAGACCCTGCATTCCTTTCGGAGTAGAAGCGATCGCCCCTATTTCTGCCATTTTTCCAAAAATGGAATTTGCATATCCGTTTGTGGATACTCCCATCATTCTTCCAAGGGCACCAAAGTGCTTTTTACCTGCTGCCAGTCCTTTCTCGTGTAGTGGCCCAAGGGTCCTGTATTGATCTGACAGGGCTTTCATTCTATCAAGCTCTTGCTCTGTAATCTCAATACCTCTTTCGGCTGCAAGGGCTCTTATCGTAGCCGCTTTCTTTTGTTCGCCCCCAAGTTTGCTTGCTGCGTCTGCGCTCATTCCCAATTGTTCTGAGATTCGCTTGATATTTCCCTCGTTATCTTGGTAAGCTTCTTCTTCTAATTTGCTATAGGTCATATATTTATCATGGGCTGCTTTTCTCGCGGCTGCTGAATCGTTATAAAGTCTTGCTAATCTCTCTTCTTGGTCAGCCAACGCCATAGCATCTTTTATCATTTGCTGGGTCTGTTTGGAGTCAAGGCCTGCCGTATTTAATACATTTGACGAATCACCCCCAAAAGCTTTTTGGAGCTTTTTATAACCACTGGGGTCGTTTATTTTTAATTCTTCTATTGCTTTTAGCAGTTCCGCAGCAGATATTGCCATTATATAATCCCTCTATCAAACATAAATAGTTTAAATAAAAAAATGCCCTCATTCGAGGGCACTCTTATCTTTTCTTCATTGATTTGTCCATCTGTTCCTTTTCTTCCTTAAAGTGCTTCTGTAGTCTTTCTGTGAACCAGTTTCTTAGTCCAATCGGGAGGTTATACATCTCAATGAATGACCAGCCACCGAAGTGCTTTAAAATAAAGAATTGTTCGTAAACGGATTTTTGGTATTTATCGGTCAGGCCAAAAAAAATCCGCGCCAAACGGAACCTCCATTCCTTCTTCGAAACCACACGAAGGACATGTGAACTGATTCGCAACCTTGACATCAGGGTTGGCGAGTTTATAACAAACTCTCAAGTGCCTTGAGTCTAATGTTGGCATATTGTCAACATACTTGTTAACGATGTTGCGGTCTGAGTGACCTTCAATCTCAACGATCAGTCGTTTCATTTGATCAGTGAGAACGGATTCTTGTAGTTTGCCTTTTCTCTTATTATTCATAAGTTTAGCAAGATACATTTCGTCTTCTCCTTTAAGGAGTTTAAATTTAATTTTAAACTTTGAAAAGGGCATTAAGGTTTGAAATAATCCATCTTCAGCATGGGTCAGATTTAGATCTTCGCTAACCTCCGTTTGATGTATTTTTTGATCGTTTAAGTCAAATTCAAACTTGCTGCTTTTCTGACAAGAGGGGCAATTTACCTTTGTCTCGTAATCAGAGCCGTATCCAGAGATACGAGCGGCGATGATAACAGCGTTTCGATCACCAGTAAGCACATCTTTCGGCTTAATATTCTTATCAAGCAAAATACTTTCAATAAATCGCTCGATAACAATACCCTTTTTGATCAAACTCTGGGACGCTAAAATGTCTTCTTCCTTAGCGGTCATAAACTTGATTTCCACTGTTTCTTTATTGTGCAGTGGATGGTTTGCAGGGTATCCCTTTCCTTTTGATGGTAAATCAACCATTTCCGTTGGAGCTACAAAGCTCAAAGGGTTGAAGCCACTTTCTGCCTGTTGCATTATTGGGGCATCGGCAGGTGGCGCCCCAGTTCTATCCATATTATTTCTTGACAATTTTCACCTCTTTTAAATTATTTAAATTCTGCCCAATCATAGGCAATAGTCATTGACATCTCAACCAGTTCATCATCACTGTAGCTGAGATCTCCAAAATTAACAGTCTTTATTGTAACATTGTTTAAAATCCACTCTTCAATAGTTTTTCCGCTAGCATCCATTTGATAAATCTTTAAATCGCTTTTATCGCCTTTTTTGATTCCGCCAAATCCGCCTGTTGTCGAGCCGGGGGCACTATACCCCATATCTTCGAGTTTATCATACAATTCTTTAGTTTTTTTGCCAACATCAACAATCGTGAGAGTTACATCATTCCAAGTAAGTATTCCCGGATACTCAATTGAGTGATTAATAGCAGTGTATCTGTTCGTGGAGATATCAAAGCTTGGTTTGGTAACTGATTTTGCCCACCACAAGACGACACCGCCAAGTTCAACGAGGAAGCGATGTTTTCGTGTTGGTTCTAAATCGGAAGCACTCCAAAAGGTCATTTAAACTCCTATTAATCTATACCCGTTTGAACTGTCTTTCTGGGGTCCCACTGGCTCCGCCTATTTCGCACTCTGCCCAATCATAACGGATTGCCATTTCTACAGTTCTAAGATCGTCACTTGAGTAATCCAAATCGCCATATTTAGCTGATTTAAGAAACGGGTTCCTGAGATACCAAACTTCTATATCCTGACCGTCCGCGTTTACAACATGAATTGACATACTTTTAAAACCAGCATTAGTGGCTTTAGCCTTAGATATCGTAGCCTTTTGATTTGCACTCGCGCCATTGCCATTCATAGGGATATTATAACCTGAATCAATTAACAATTTGTTTGTCAACTGAACAGCATCCGGTGAGATAGGATCAACAAGAGTCAAAGTGACCTCTGACCAACTTACACGTCCGGGATAATAATATTTATTATCAAAAAAATTGTGTTCGACTTCGGAAACATCATATGATGGAACCGTTACGGTCTTCGCCCACCAAAGAATGTTGTTTCCACCGAAACCATCTAAGATGACCTTCCATCTATAATTTCTCTTTGGTTCTACGTCTGCGCTACTCCAAAATGCCATTTTATAATACTCCTATAAATCTTATATAATTAGTTGGCTGTTACTAAAATTCAATTCCGCTTCTCGTTACAATAAAGTCGATAGCGATGAATTCGATTGCCCTAGCAGGCTTGATAAACACTTTAGCATACAAAATGTTTTGATCAACCAAATCTGCTGTTGTGGTTGTTTCATCCAAAACAAGCTGATATTCTGTAATTCCCAATCTGGACTGAGCGTCTCTAAGGATCAAGTCAGCACCAGCTTTGAAGCGTGACCATGTTGCTTGAACATTTTGGTCAAACAATACAGTTTCAGCTACTCTTCCGACTCTCTTCTTAAGGAAGATCATCAATCTGCGAACGTTAATTCTATCAAGTGCAGATTTGGTTTGTTGAAGAGTTTTTTGACCGAAAATAACGGTCTCACCGATTGCAGGGAATCGAGCAACAGGGTTAATGTTTCTTTGGTAAAGTTCGTCTCGGTTAGATTTTGAAAGCTGCTTAAAAGCTCCAATAACTTTTGGACCTTGAGGTCCACCAAGTTGTGACAGTCCACCTCTGTTAAATCCAGCAGGGGCGAACCATGGAGCACCAGTATCTGAGTCTGAGAATGCCAAGGCTCCAATCGCGGCTACAGAAGCAGGAGCGATAACCATATCGCCATTTCCAGAAAGAGAATCTCTCATTCTTACTCTTGGGAAGTATGTAGCAGCATAACTTGTATTATAATCTCTACTGTCAGAATTAGATTTAACTGAAGCGAGAGTACCACCAGTTCTTGTTCCATTGTTCTCATATGTCTCAAGATAACCATCATCAAGATCGATGATCGCCAAAGCATCAGCGCGTTCTTCAACCATTCTGATTAGATCGTTAGTCAAGCTTTCGTTAGTTAAGCCCGGTATTGAGATCACATCATATTTAACTGATTCTGCGGTGTTACACATATCAATTGCTCTTGATACACTATTATAAGCATAAGATGTTGATTCTGCTTTAGATGCAAGGGCAACAGCGCTTGAGAATGGATCAGCTTTCGTGATATCAACTCCGTCAAATCCACCAAACATTGGTACAGCAAATTGACGAACCTTGTCATCGATTAGTTGTTGAGATCCGGACCCTGCTGTGACTGCTCGTGTTTGAGTGCCAATAGCGATTGTGTGAGAGCCAGAAGCCCAATAGTATAGACCGTTTGCGTCTCTAGCTATTTCGTCCATTGAGAATACAAAACTATATTCTGTAGCATTTGCTGTTGTGTGGACGTCCATAGAGCCACCTTGAAATCTTGTAAGATCAAGATAATCTCTCTTAGGTGCAACACCCTTTTCATTCTTAGAAGCAAATTTGTGCCTTACACCAAACATGTCAGTGTTTTTATAATTTGCTGACGCCTTATTGGTGCTTTCTTCAGTAAGCTTTAGCCTTGGGAAGTGAATCGATGCTGACATTATGGTTGGCATCTTTGCAAATTGTGCTGCATCACCACCAGAATGAATAACGTTGTTATTACCTTTAACATATACATGGGCCAAGTTTGATGTGTCTGTACCAGCAGTTACAGATCCAAGTGCCTGATGGGTCGAATCGTCACCACTCTCACTCATTGTAAATGTATAATGAGCCCCGGGCCCAACAGCAATAATTGTTACAACACCCCCACTATCTGCGGCAGTATAGCCTTCCATTAAATTAAGAGCTTCAGCAACTTTATCTGCATACTTTGTATGATTATTACCAGTTCCGGAACTATCTTGTGTATCTACAGTCCAGACGTAGACTCCTGATGTTAATGTCCACGCAGTAGAGTTAGCAGTAGCGGCCGCTCTAACTTCGTATGCGAAGCCGTCAGGGTGATTAAATATTAATTTTCCGCCATCATCGACGTGGTCACCAGTATATGTAACTTGTGCCGTAGCAACAACACCAGCATCTACTGGATCTACTCCGGCAGCAGGAAGAGCCTGTACTCCGGTGGAGCCTTCTAACATAGTAAACCCTTTAGGTCTAACTGGCCCAAAGAAGCCCCATGGAAGCATGTATGAATCATCGATTCCAGACTTCCAGTCATCACCCATTTCAATTCTAATATAGTCAGATTGGTTCATGTAATCACCAGAAATATCAAATACCATGTTGGTAGTATTCCAAGTTTGACTCATATCTCCAATTTTCTTTCCGACAAAACTATCAGAAGATTCGTCTAAGTTACAATTTGAAAATTGCTCTACAAGTTCTCCATTTTGCCCAGTCTTTCTAACACTAAGAGTGAAAGAGGAATTGGGATTGGTAACAGTACCGAGCTTAAGATCTTCGATAGTAACATAATAATTCGCTTGGAACCATTCTCCATCATGGAGAGAAACCACGCGGAAAAGCTTCTTTAATTGAGAGGCATCGAAAGCTGATGAATTCAATTGTGGTGTTGGGTCTCGGTTAATAATCCAACCAGACTTGGCTGGTGTGGCTGCTTCTTGGTGTGTTACCATGTTAGAAGAACCACTAACCAATGGAAGGATTACACCGTATTGAGCCCCAGCAGTAGAGCCAGAAACTAATGCCTGAACTGCCTCTTCATAAGTTTCACCTAAAAAGTACTTCTTTGCATTCGCAGAGCCGTAGTTCGTAGCAAAAGTCTTAAGAGGGTTAGTGTTCAATACATTTCTAATATAATTATCTTTTTGATCAGGATCAAGATGAAATACGTGCTTCTCAACAACGCTAGACTCGGTGTATGAATCTCTAATTTCAAGCGTAAAGGTGTTTCCTTTGCCACCTGTTGAAATAGACTCGATCATACATCCAGCGGAGGATGTAGTGGCAGAGGAATTGATGGTGTTTTTTAGACCGCCAGCCATTGTACCACTAAGAGTAACAGCAGCACCAGTTGCATAAATAACAGCAGCCAATGTTCCAGTTACGTTTACTGTGGCTGATGCTGAGGGCATAATAAATAACCCGTATGCGGTAACGTTTGTTGCATGTGTACCGGTATCGGCAGTTAAATTGGCACCATCCAGATTCCAACCAGCCTTAATATATCCGCTGGCTTGGTTATCTGCATCTTGACCAAGCAGCCTTATAAAGGTAACTGGTGAGGTTTCTGATGCTAGCCACGCTTGGGCTGCATAAGCTCCGTATGTCGGAGATTGGTTATTCCCATCTCTCCAAACATCATTGTTAGCGGTTCCTTTACCACTAATCGGGTCGCCGAAAACAGCAACAAAGTCTCTTAAACTTTTAATCTTGGTGGGTTGCATGGCTGGTCCAGCCTTTGCTCTTCCAATAATTAATAAACCGTCATCAGTTACTGGCGCCTCAATAATACTCTCATCAATCTCTTCAATAGAAATACCGGGCGATACAAAATCAAATTTTCTAGGCATTAAAAAAATCTCCTTATAATCTTTCTCAAAGTAAATAGTATCTTATAACGCTAATGACACTAATCTCTGTAATCGCTGTCTTTATCCTTCCAAGGAATTTTGTCTCCAATAATAACTCTTTCTCTAGAAATTCTCACTTTTGTTCGGTTTTCTCTGATTGTTACCTTTGGCTTTTCTCTGTTGTCTCCCTCTCCGACCAGATATCCTTGTACTCTAATCTGGACCTTTGTCTCGAACATCCTTTCTTCCTCCCCTAGGTTATCCAAATTTTTACTTTCACTAAAATCCGGTTGTATGAAGGCTTCATAGCGATAATTGTCGTTTTTAAGCATAAAACTGTTGATATTGCCGGTTTTTGTCATAAAAGGCTGAGCAAGTGAGTTCATTTGCTGCTGGTATTCGGTTCTAAGGGTAATAGTATACATCACAGCTACATAAACCGGTGCAGGCATGACAATCTCTTGGTAAACAATGTTAGAACTTGTAACTCTGCCTGTCTCGTCTCCATTCTTTGACCCTCTGTTTCTTTTTGTGTTAACAAAGTTTCTTGTTTTATCTTGTTTGATCCTTCTTGAGACAGTTATGGCTCCACCTTTGTAATCTGGGTGTTCAAACACGTTAGCTTGAAAGGCGCCTTTAAAAGCAGGATCTTTAGAGATTGAATCCCTGCTTACCACTATAAGAGGTAGTATCAATTTACCAGCAGAGTCTCTTAGTTCTTTATTGTTTTTGATTTGAAATGCTCTTTCCGCGCCTAACCAAAGAACCTTAGCTTTATTATAGCCATTGTTGGTGTTGGCGTGAAGGTTCAATTCTTCATCAATATATTTAAACATCGCTGTATCTATAGATTCTATAGACGATGGTTCAAATGGTTCATGTTTAATCGGCATTAAATAACCCATCCCTTGCTCTTATGCAATCTGCTTGTATCTCGAACCTAGATTCGGGCTGCCCGAAGAGGAGCTTAGGTTCATTAAGTTTTACAATTTCGTAAAAGATTTCTCCGTATCTAACAAAGTCCCCTTCCCTAACAAACAAGTCTTGATCTTCGGTCAAGCGTCTTTTGTGAAATTTGACATTTATTTTGGTCAGTTTGTCAACTCCAATACCGGCCATATAGGTACTTTCTATGCCTTGGTACTCGATGAGGGCATGAACCCTTATCGGTGGCAAAAAAGTCTTCTCAATCGCCTCTCCATACAGCGGATGATAGTTCGTGTGGTCTATATCAATGGCGAAATAAAGAACTTGTTGCCCAACGACTCTTTCGATGATTTCGTCGTTGATTTGTTTAACAAGGTCCTTCTCTTTTTTACCAAGAAAGAGTGGTGGGGGTGGTTGATCTGGTTTTTTCCATTTGTTATCTGACATTCAATTAACCTACAAATATCTTTAGTGGAACTTCTGACAAGATAGCTTTAGAATTGTCAGATACTTCCTTATCACTAGCAATAAGCTTAGGATATGTGACTTCATCAAGCTGTGTCTTAAGTTCTTCTCTAAGTTTTTCTTGCTCTGTTTGGGCTTGTGACAACAAGTCTGAAGCGTTTAAGGTGATATTGTCTCCCGGTATTGGGATCGCTCCACCGAATTTGCCTCTAATTTGCCCAAGAGTTTCCTTAGATAGTGCCAAAGAGAATCGTCGAATCCACTGTTTCCCGATCGAATTGATATTTTCATAAGCAATATTTTCGAATGGCAAGGTGTTCATATTATTGATACCGTCTTGGCCTATATCTTTATCATCCGTCCAAGGGTCCTGCGATACAGAGAACCTAAAGAAAAATTTGTCTGGTGACTGCGAAGTGGGAGCCGGATATAATAATAAAGTATTATCGACAATCTCGTATGAGTAATGACTGGTTCTGGTATACAGGTGATCTTCGTATTGCATGGCCTGTATTTTGTTCTGCCATGCTGGGATAACTTGAAACGAGGAATCGTCAGCATACTGTCCATATGTGCTCATATCACCAGTAACGTTTAGGCCGCCATAATAGCCGAAAAATCGCCACATCTGTCGAGGGGACACGTAGTATACTTGACGTATAAAAACTCGTTTATTTCCCACTTCTCCGTAGAATGGTGAGTTAGAATCGCCTGTATCGATGGCAGACACAATGCTCTGTAAGTCATACTCTTGCTGGTTGGTCACCGAATCGAAAGAAGCAGAGTAAATTGGTGTGTTCCCGCCGACTGTAGCCTCTGTGGAAAACGCATCTGATACCCTAAATGCTGTTTCAAAACTAAACTTAGGATATTTTAATTCGATATTTTTAGTACCACTGTCTGTTCTTTCGCCTTTGTGATTAAAAGAACCAGTGGTAGACCCAAGAGAAGACCCTAGTATATTTTTTGACTGGTGTAGGTTTACAATATAAGAATATTCTAAGACAGCCTCTTCGTAGTTCGCGAAAACGCTACCAGAGGTCAACTCAATGTCTAAGACATCTCCGCCAAGTTTCTTATAAGTGTAAGCTACTTGGGCAACTGCCCCAGAGACAAAATTGACGCTAGCTGTGTAATATCCTATGGGACAAGCATCAGAAACGTGTGAGTTAGCCGCAGTTGAGCCGTTAAACGAAGCCGTTTCTGGTAAAACAATAGCGCTAGTTGTTGAAGTCGGTGTTAAGGTTGGTAAAGACATTCATGAAACCTCCAATCAATGTAAATAGTCTTATATCTATTGTTTGGCTTCAATGGCTTTGATAATGTTTGCCTTGTTCATAAAAGTAGAGACTTTGACGCCATTGGCTTTTGCAAATTCAATCAACTTTTTCTTTGTCATTCTCTTAAAGTTGGGTAATTTTACTGTCTTTTCTTTGACCTCTGGTGCTAGTTGGGCGGTCTTGGTTTGTGGAGCTAACTGTGTTGCCTTAATCATTGGCACGTGGACTTCAACCTCTTCTTCAAAATCGATCTCGTCGTTTTCCGCCATTGTATAAAAGGTTTGTAAAAGATTGTCACAAATACTTGAGACGTTGTTCATCTTCTCCAGCATGACAGAATTATCTTCAACGATCTTGTTGACCTTTTGCTCTGGTAGTTCTTCTGTGTTACGTGTTCTGTTGTACCTATTCCATGGCAATGCTTGAAATTTTCTTTTTACCATCTTTCTTCTTCTGTTTCCCATTTTTAACTCCTATGGTTCGGTATAATTAGTTTAAAATCTGAAAATTGGCCCGGAAATAAATTTTGGGATCTTGGATTTTCAAATAAAAAACCCCCAATCCGAAGAAAGGGGGCTTAAATATAATACCTTAACTATTCTTAAGCAGCGAAAGTCACAGCAATAGTTCCACCAGTTGTGCGAATACAGCCTTTAACCGCTGTTACATCAGTAGCATGGTGAGAATGGAAGTACAAGTAAGAACCTGCGAGAATTGTACAGTCACCAGTATCAGTAAGAATGATCAGGGTGTCGTCATCATCGGCCACGGTAACACGGCTCATAGCGTCAGTTCCGTCAGCAGTAACAAAAACCTCACATGATTCTGCATCGAGTGCTCGATCATCATGAAGGCCCAACTTTAAAATACCGCTTGAAGCGAATGTATTTCCTGTGAATAATATCAAAGTCTCGGTGTCTTCAGCGGCCATATCAGCGGCATTTGTCATCACAACAGTTCCGGAAACATTACCAGTTAGTCTAGAAATTCTTTGATCAACCATTGGTGTCTGTCCGGGAGTACCGGTGGTTCCAATTGCGACATCAACTCCCAAAACACCGGTTCCACCAAATACTTTAGCAGCGATGGCGGCTGACGGAACATCAGTTGCCGAAGCTATATTTTCTAGAACCCTAGAACATTTTAAAGCTACGATTGGCTCAGTCAATACGTTTGCTGTCGTAGGTGCTGTGGCTAGACCTGCGATTTGGTCTCCTCCAAAATTTAGAGTCCATGGGTGTGCCAGCCCTTGTAATTCAAAAGGCACGTCTTGGTCAATTGAAATTCCATTCAATTTTGCCCCATCTCCGAGATTCAAATCTCTTTTTAAATTTTCAATTAGGGCCTCGATTCTAGCGAGACCTATTCTTTTTGTTCCCATGTTAAAAACCCTCCTTTTATAATCATGTTCCTTTATCGGTTTATTTCAGCGATAATAGGAGGCAAGTCAAGCCTGCCCGATAACAATGGATGAACGATATTCTCATTCACAGGTAAATAGTTTACAAAAAATAAACCCCCCGACCAACAAAGGAAGGGGGGTCTAGTTTAACCTATAAGGTTTCTATGATTTAGCTAGTTGCACCAGCTTCACCAAGGAGACCACGAACGATAACAATACCGTACATATCAGGACGAACCATTTTCTTAGCGTAACGAGTCATTACTCCTTTACGAGGAACGAAGTCCTCTACACCGAAGATGGTAGGTGTGGTTTGTAGAGGCACATAAGGTGCATATACATAACCGCTTTCAAGGAAAGAGTTACCACGACGACCGACAAGAACAACATTACGGGGGAAGTAAGGATCAACCATAACGTCGAATTTACGGCTCAAAGAACCAGTCTTAACAGCACCGATGTCGCCTTTATCAGCGTCAGCAGTAACGTTAGCACGGAATCCAGCAGTAAACTCAAGAATGTTAGCAACTTCAGGAGAACAAACTACAAAGTTAGCTCCACCACGAAGTGTCTTTCTGTGAATTTGAGCAGAAACATCATTGATGGTTTCAATAAGAGTTTCATACCATTCGCTAACAGTTCCGGTGAAGTCAGGAGCAGCAGAGCTAGCACCTTGCTCAGCACCAGTTTGGCGGTTAACGAAAAGACCGGGTGAACGAGACCAGTAGAATCTACCAGCAGTTGCACCGTTTACAAGATCAGCAAGGATCTCACGGTCAATTTCAAGAGCGATTTGCTCAGAAAGAATAGAAGTCAATTCAACTTCAGCATCAAGGTTGTGATAAGCATTCAAATCTTGACCAAGCTCAGGAGTCCATTTAGCTTTAAGCTTCTTGGTTTGAGCGGTGATCGCGATTGAATCGACCTTGATGTCGATCTCTGGAATGTTAGCATTCTTTTCAAGTTCATAAAGATCACCAACAACTCCACCAACAGCAGTGGCTGGATCAATTTGATCTTTCACAGGGAAAATCAATCTGTTTGCAATAACTGCGGTAGTACTGGCCAAATCGGCAGCAGTTACAGTTGCAGCAATAAAGACAAGACGAACAGCTTTCAAAGTGGTCGCAGCATCAGCAGCAGAAGCTAAAGAAGTCAAACGACGAATTTGAGTAGGTGTAGAACCGAGAGCGTCAGAATAGGATTGAGCAGAAGCAGCGATCAAAACAAAACCAGAAAGGTTATCAAAATCAGGGTCGCCTTCGCTAACTTTAGCACTAATTTCTTCTTCTTCAATATCAATAACAACAATACCTTGGCTACTATCTGTGATAGAAAGAAGATCTGGATCGTACTGAATAAGTTTTTTATTAGCTTCAGATACGGAACCATCAAGAACAAAAGCTGCTTTCATATCCATGCCACCAGCACCATCAGTCAATGCGGCATTATTACTTCCACTTGGAGAAGAATAAGCATAACCAGTCATTCCACGAGGGCCTGATTGGTCGGCCTTGGTTGTGGCATCGACAATATTAACACCGTCAACAACTGCACTAGCAAGAGCATCAGTACCGTAAATGGAAGCGGTACCACCTTGAGTATTACCAAGACGATCACCAGAGACAGCAGAGCCGCCTTCTTCATCACCAAAAGCAAAATCAAGGAAGAAAATAAGTCCACTAGGTAGACTCATTGGTTGAACGCTAACAAGCTCATTAGCGATAAGTCCGGCGAATACACGACGAACAATTGGGAATGCGACAGCGGCGAAACCTTCGACGTCACCAGCACCCATTGAAGAAGCTTCACGAAGAAGTTCTTTAGCTTGGTTTTCGAGCAATCTAGCCATATTATGCTGAGAGCGCTCTGTTTTAAGGCCTTCAAGTAAACCAGTTTGTTGCCATTTATTCAAAAGAGCTTGCCCTTCTGCTTTCATGTCACGGTTTATGATGCCTTCAGTTAATTTCTGAACAATAGACATTTTAATACCTCCTACAGTATGTTCTATTTAATACCAGCCAATTTTCTCATTCGCTCTGCAAATGAAAGTTCTTGGCTTGGTTTCTTTTTTCGTGGCAGTATGCCTGATAAATTAGATCTACGCTGCACTGACTCGCTCAGTGATTTTGGTCCACTTCTTTTCGTGGAACCCACTGTCGCCCTAAGAGTCTCTTGCATAGTCTTTGCGTCATCTGGTGTACTTGCCGTAGCGATGGCTTCAACAATCTTTCGTTTTTGTCGCTCATTCAAGGAGGCATCGCCTAATGTTTGATTGCTATAAAGCAATTTAGCATTTGATAGGAGAGTTTCACTTAGAACCTCTTCCATCTTTTCAATAATGTTTTTAAATTCTTTTGTTTGGTTCTGAGACTTATTAAGAGATTCGTCGAGTTCTTCTAATCTTTTTTGCAAAAGCTCGTTCTCTTCTTTGTGTGAGTCTGCTTCCATTCTGGCTAATTCCATTTCTTTGTTATAGCCTAAAGTAGCTTCGCTCGTTTCGAACGTGCCGTTTTTGTGTTCTCCGGCCATATCAACAACAAGCTCTTCTTCTAAAACTTGATCATCACCAATCTCATTCAATATATTCATGATTTCTTGAAGTGCAAGCTCGTCTTCCTCTGGGCCTTCGGCAGATAGATCACCCCCTAAATCGCCAAGGTCTCCTAAGAGGTCTTCTTCGTCACCCAAGGGAGCAGCATCTGCCTCTCCACCAAGGATGTCACCCGTCTCTTTTTGGGTCTCAGAATCTTCTAAATCTTCGAGGTCCACGCTAAACATGGCAGGATCAAACTCGAAAGTCATATTTACATCTACAGATTGATCAGGACTCAAATCAGCATAGGCTGACGGTGCTTGGTATGGGCTTGGGACAGCAGCTTCGACTCCACCGCCAAGGGCACCCTCTTCCTCTTGTAGGATATCAACTTCGCTTGACTCTTCAAGCTCTGATTCCATGACCAGATGTGTTTTATCTTCGCCCACAAGTGCAATTCCTATTTTGCCATTATCACTTTCAGTTGTAACTCTAGCAAACCTACCCTCATGCCTAACAACGTCACCTAGGTTGAAGCTTCTCTGGTCATTTTCCAGAAGTGAATCAACGGCTGCTTTGATTTCAGGGGCATATTTATCAATTATTGATTGTTCGGCATTTTTGAGGGCCGCTTCTCTAAGCGCTGCGGCATCAACTATCGCTTGTTCTAACATTGAAGACATTAAGTTTTCTCCTAATAATACTATTATCAAATGTAAATAGTGTTAATAACAAGAAAAGGACGAGTTTATGGCCTACAGGGATATTATCCAGCCTGTAAATCTCCACCAGTCAAGAACCAAGCGCTTCCATTACTAACAAAAGTTACTATTTCGCCCGGCATGATTGTATCATTATCAGTGTTTGTTGCTGTTAAAGCGGTACCACCTGTTGCGTGAAAAGTCACATTCTCTCCACCAGCGTTTTCAACAATTAAAAATTGCCCTGCTGTGCCGGCTCCACCGAATCTCATACCGGTTCGGCTAGATCCAGCAGCATCTATTCTTACATATGTAGCTGTTATTGGTATAGCTGCGCCTGTATCATTACCTGTAAAGTTGTGAGTACTAAGCGGAGTATATACAGTTGTTGATGTCACAGTCAGACTACCCTTGATAGTGGTCATAGAGCCAGATTTCTTTCCGATTTCTACATCAATTTCGTCTTCAGAATCACCGTCAGTTAAGGTTAAGCCGTAATTAAGTTCGCCGTCATGTGCTGCGACCCCTAATCTTATTTGGCCGCCTTCTTCGGAGTTACTCGCATCTGCGACTCTAGCCTGAATTGCAGCAAAAAGAACTTGATCTTGGTTATCGTCATCGCCATAAAACTCAATAATCCCAATCTCATCATTATCTGCACCGGCTGCTCCTTTATCTTTGACAAACCGAAGTCTAGCTCCGTTTGTATCATTAGTAGTATTCTTAAGCTGAAGCAACGGAAATGTAGATCCTGTAGACGCAAGAACCAGCCCTGAATCAGGTATATGCGTCAGGGTAATATCTTGATCATTACCGAATTGAATGGTTCCTGCATCGGCAAGAAACAAATCGGACCAGCCTTTAGAGCTGGAACCCAAAGCGATTCCGTCATTGGTAGTTGGGGAAAACTCATTTGCCTCTAGTGCGATCTCGTCAACATTGGCCACTCTAAATGTAACCTTGTCGTCTGTTGAAAAATCAATTAAATTGTGGGCATCTCTACCAACTTTCCTTCCAGCATTAAAGTCAGTTGTAATTGCTGTCTGAGCACCAGCGAGTAGAACTGCTGTACCTTCAACAGCAATAGCACCAGACCCTGTACGAGTGATGGTTGTGTCACTAGCATGCCCAAGCTCAATGCCGGTAGTAACTTGAATACTCCCAGCGACCGTTGTGGTCGAACTCGCCCCAGCAGCGATTGTTACATCAATTTCTCCGTCAGTAGCATGCTCACCTTCCAGTACTAGCCCTGCTGTAAGGGCTGTGTTAGTTCCATCACTCTCAGCAACAAAGAATGATAATTTCCCAGCCTCATCGGTCTCATCAGATTCAGAAATTTGAGCCACAATTTTGGCAAACATTGTATTGTTGTTTCCTTCGTCTTCTCCGTAGAATGTGATCTGACCGAGGACTTCGCCGTCCTCCGTATCGGCAGCATCTTTTAAGAATTGTAATTCTCCAGATGAACCTTCAGTTGTGTGAGTAGTTTTCAAAGTCAATACTGGTTTGCCTTCGGCACTATCAGCAATAGTTACCGCTGGTCCGTCAATAGTAACAGCGGTTGATGCATTGATATCAATAGTGGGCGCAGTCATATCCAGAGTTGTACCAGAATTGACTTCCAAGTGTCCGTTCGAAGAAGCAAAGATTTCTTCCCCTCCACCAACATCATGAAATTTCAGCTTGGTTGTTAACAACAAAGCTAGCTCGTCCTCAGAAGCATCATAAAGTACACCTTCGTTATTAGTGGCACTGAATATCCTGACATCAGAACCTACATCATTAACACCAACTGTTACAGCGCCACTAACGTTTAGAGCGCCACCAAATACAGCGGCCCCAACTGATTGTAATGTGCTAGAACCAGAAAAAGTCGTAGTCAGCAAACCACCAGCAGTAACAGATCCTGTAGATGCAATGGTAGAACCGAATGTTGCAGCACCTACTGAATGTAATGTGCTAGAACCAGAAAAAGTTGTGGCTTTAATTGTTGACTGGGCAGCAGCACCGATAGTAGCTCCGTCAACAGAGCCTCCATTAATATCTACTGTGGTCACAGTACCAAGGTTTGCTACAGTATTACCAGCATTGGTCCAGTTGGCATCGAAATGATCAATTGTTAAACCCCCGTCTGCTGCAATTACTGTGGCATTTCCGGGACCGAAGTTGGCTGCTCCAACAATGTTTAACGCACCAGAACCAGAAATAGTTGTTGAAAGAACTCCACCACCTGCTGTAATCGATCCTGTAGATGCGATAGTTGAGCCGAATGTTGCAGCACCTACTGAATGTAGTGTGCTAGAACCAGAAAAAGTTGTCCCAATAATACCACCAGCAAATGTAACATTATCATTAGTGTCGAGTGTCATTGTAGCGCCACCGTCAGATGCTTGAATTACATTTCCGCCAACTTTCAATTTACCAGCCAAAGCAGTTACCGAATTTGTAACAGTACTGTTGGGAGTTATAGTCACATGAGCGACAGAAGAACCAGCAGATGCAATATCGTTTCCAATTGTAAAAGTATGGTCAGCATTTGCAACAACCGTCCAATCATCCCCTGCGTCGTCGCTTTGATCCGCTTTTAGTAATATTGTAGCTGCTCCGCCTTCTGCTCCTTCGACTGTAACATTACCAGAGACATGAAGTTTCGTTGCTGGGTGTTGTGCGCCAATACCTATTCGGTTATTCGCGGAATCTATTACTAATGTGTTGGAATCAAAATTTAAACCATTAGCAACTGATGCTGTTGCTGCGTTAAACGTCAGAGTGTCTGATGCGGCATCTCCAAAAGTCATTGTGTTTGCTGTGACCTTGAAATCTAATACATTGGCATCAAAAGTACCAGTAACGGTTAAGTCACCTGTTATTATGGCTGAACCAGAGACTATCAAGCCCTGCGAGCCAGAAACCGTTACAGTATTTCCTGTTGCTGGACTAATATTGTTTACGTATAAGTTACTCATATGTTTTCTTTTCCTTTAATTTGTTGCTGTTAACTACAGATAAATAGTCTTTTTGTTTTATTATGGATTATAATTTTATAAATTTACACATCATCAAAATCTTTTATTTTTACCTTCGCTGTATCTGCTATGGTAAAACTACCATTGGCGCTTACTGTTATCGGTCCATATAAAATAGAATTGTTATTAGCAGGAACAGTTAATACGTTAGAAATAATTGTGTTATTGCTTAAAACCATCCCAGATATCGACCCATGTGCAAGTAAGGAGCCGGATGTTTCAATTGATCCTGCTTGCAATGTTGAAGAAGCAGAAACGGTTGTAGCTGTTATTGCTTCACCGGATACAGAAAGAGTTCCGTTGGTTGCTGTTAGGCCTGTGCCTGCCATGTTACTAACTACATCTGCCCATTGCTCTCTTTTGGTGGTGCTATCAGAATTTTTCAAAAATGTGATATGGTCATTAGCCAATGTCATGTTGGCGTCAGTCAATTCACTAAGATCTAGAGCAACACCACCAACAGCGTCAACAGACCCACTATAAGACAACCCAATACCTGCAAAGGAACCGGATATACCAAGCTTGTCTGAAGCGATTTTGAGCGCTCCGGACACATTAATGTCAAAATCCCCACCTGTGCCATTAAGTCCGTCACCGGCCATAGCGGCTGCAAAATTGGCGAACGTTACCTTTTTAGTGATAGAGTCGTCTGCGTCTAAAAAGTAAACAGAATCAGCCCCTATGGCAGGAGAAGCAGCCGCAACACCATCTAGGCGAACTGTGCCTCCAATTTGAAGGTTTGTCGAGGCCGACAGGGCACCAGTGATTGCTAAAGAGTTTCCTCCAAAGAAATTTAAATTTCCTGCTCCTGCTATTTCTGTTCCCCCTGCTCCTATCAACACTTTGCTAGCACCCTGAGTTCCATAAGCAGTAACAGCAGCGTTATTAGACAGTATGTTAGTAATAGTAGCATATTTGACACCGCTCTCATCAATCCAGACTTTAGAAGATCCGCCCGGTGAATTTTGGGCTGTGACTCCCGAAGTTGATAGAGTCAAGCCACTAGAGTCAGCAAGACCACCGCCGCTAGCTAGGCCCACTGCGCTTCCGGGAACACTAGAAAGCCCTGTTCCTGCTCCATAAAATGCTGAACCTGATATATTACCAGAACCAGAAATAGAACTACCTTTAAAATCTAGCGTGGAACCATCGAATGTCAAGTTGGATTCGACCGTTGCTTCATCTGCATCTTTAAATGTTAACACGCCATTTGCTGTAGAGCCGTCAAAACTAATATTACCGACATTATCAAGAGTGCTACCATCTCCGTAAAAGAAAGAAGCCGATATGTTGACAGAGGCACTGACATTTCCCAATACTGTTAAATCGTTGGCAACTCTACCAACTGATGCGGATAACGAAAGAAAGTCTTTACTACCAGTTATTGATTGGCTACTGTGGGTGTCGACCATGTTTTCTATGCTACCAGACGTGTCTCCTTGGAAATTGACGTTTTTATTAAGAATATTATATGACATTTAGAATCCTCTTCTTTTGTACATAAGTAGATTTCAAAACGAAAAAGGGCGGGAACCCAAAAGGGAACCCGCCACAAATACATATATGTAAACTATTTTGTGACTAGAATACTTTCCATGTGTTTGTAGTAACATATACCAACATAACAGCAGCATTTGGAGATTCAAGAATAATCGAGGTTAAACCATCGATTGTATGAGACCCCTGCTTGTTTATTGTCAGTGTGCTAGAAGAAGAGCAGTTGTTTGGAGCCTTAACATAAACAGTATCGCCAACGTCAGGAGACGCTGGAAGATTTGCCGCTTCATTTCCGTCAAGATCTGCAAAATAATTGATACCGTTAACAAGGGTGTTGCCATCATCTTTAAGAGCCACGTTCATGCTGTTGTCAGCAAGAAACGTTTTGATATCAGAAGCAGGAATTTTCTTCATTACTCCACCATCATCAACAATAATACCGTCAGAATCTGCCAACGCAATTGAAGAACCAACAGCGGTTCCCCCGTCAAGAAGATTAAATTCAGCAGCAGTAGCAGAAACCAAAGTTCCTCCTAAGCGTAGACCATCAGAAGAACCATTATGACCCTGTATGTTTAAGCCATTTGCAACATGAACACCACCAGCAAGGCTATCATTGATATCCATAATCTGGGTTTCAGATCCTGCAACAAAGGCAGTAAAACGTATCCCCCCATCTTCAGTACCATCAGTTACATCCTTGGAGAGAACCTCTATCTTTCCATATTTGACCTGCTCATCAGTACCAGCCTTAACATTCTGACCAAAAAACTGTAAAGCCCCGAGAACATCATTATCGCTAGCTTCGCCGTCCCCTTGGACCTGAACAATATTTATGATCGGGCCATTGGCGTTGTTACCACGATTTACCAAAGAAAAAGAAGGCAAAGCAGTGCCAGTTCCTGTCTGTTCAATACGAATACCAGCATCAGGTCGATGATCCATACGGATCTCGCTATCTGCGCCGAAATGAATAGCAGAATCATCAGACTTCAAGAAGAGGTCATCCCCAACTTCAAGATCGTTTGCAACAGCAACACCACCAGAAATAGTGCTATTGATGTCTAACAAAGTGGTATTTCCGCTACCACCAACGATTGCATTAAAAAAGAAGGCTCCATCTTCTGTTCCATTTGAAACATCAACAGATTGAACTTCAAGTCTAGCATACTGTACTTGTGCATCAGATGAATCGTCACCGTAGAAGTTAAGAAACCCCATGATGTCTCCATCACTTTCACCAGCACCATTATCAATAACAAGGTTAAGACCCGGCCCTGAACCAAAATCACCTCTGTTTACCAAAGATAATACAGGTTGCCCGCTAGTTTCAGAACCACCTTCGATTCTAAAGCCACCGCCTGTTTGTGTGATCCAAGTATCTTGTTCATTACCAAACAAAATCCGTCCACCATCGGCAAGATATAAATCTGCCCATTCTTTTGTAGCACTACCAAGAGCAGCCCCATCAGCATTCAGAGGTGTGATCCCCCCAGATGACTGGATCGACCCCTCCTGTATAAGGGAACCACTCAAGCGAGCATCCCCTAATTGAAATTTATAAGCCATTTAATTTGTCCTCCTATAAAAATTAAAAAAGCATTTATTTTAAAAAAAAAGGCGAGCCCCCAACGACAGGGGCCCACCAAATATTATTAGAAAATAACTATATCGCAACCAAGGTTGGGATTAGTATACTCTCCAAAGATTGTTAGCTACGTACATAAGGTTAACAGCAGCAAATGGTGATTCAAGAGTAATAAAATCAACACCATCAACTGTTTGAGAGCCAGCTTTCAGAATCTTAATACCATCAGCATGAACAGCAGCAGGCGCCTTAACATGAACAACTTGCCCAAGCTCCGGAGAAGCTGGAAGAGTCCAAGTACGAAGAGCAGTAGTATCAGCATTACCGTAGTTGAAACCAACTACTAAAGTTCTATCTGCATCTCCATGCGCTGTGATAGCCTGTGCAACAGCACCTTCAAGATCACCGATGAATTTGTTAGCTTTGATATTAGAGAATGATGCACCTTTTTTAATTTGCATTTGGTCACCAGCATGGTTCCAAGAAAAGGTCACATCATCAGCTCCCATCTCAATTGTCATACCAGCACCATCAGCAGCAGCAGAGTTAGCAGCGCCTTTGGCAACCTTAATATTCAAATCTTCTACTTCAAGAGTACTAGTGTTAAGAATAGTGTTGGTTCCGTTAACAGTCAAGTCACCACTAACAATTAAGTCACCAGAAAAAGTTCTGTTACCAGAGATAGTAGACTTAAGATCAAGACCATCGCCATCAACTTCAAGAGCACCAGCAGATCCTAAACGAAGAGCAGCAGAAATCTGACCGCCAGAATAACTCATATCCATTGAGTTACTATCAGCAATACTAAGATGCGCTCTTAATTCAGCAACACTCATTTGAGTGAAGGTATAAGCACCATCGTTATAAGCGATAGAACCTTCAGCTTTACCACCAGTGGTAGCAGCACTGAATTTACTCTTTGCATAAGTTGCAACACGAGACATAGCAGATTTTCTGTTTGTTCCGTCTGCGCCATCGTCAACGATGAACAAGTCAGCGTCTACAAGAGCAGCACCGATATCAGTTCCGCCGTCCATATCAAGAGCAGCAAGATCAACCTTGTTAGCAGTTGAGATTTTCAACATTTTGCTATCAGCAATAGAACCAGAAAGCATAGCGTTGGTAATACCAGCAGCTTTTACTCTAAGAGCATCAGAATTGATTTCGATTGATGAAGCGTCAACTCCAACAGCAAGAACACCAGCAGAAGCAGCAATACCAGCACCAGCGATAGCGGCAGCGTAATCAGCCATAGATTCTTTTCTAACGGCAGTTGCATCATTATCCCAGAAAGCAAAAGAGTCGCTAGCAACAGCAACATCAGCACCAGTCAATCCGCCAAAATCAAGCTTAACATCGTTAGCTTGAACATCGATACCACCATTAGCGGCACCAACAACAGCAAGAACACCAGCACTGTGAGTTAAACCAGCACCAGCAACAGCAGCTTCAAGACGAATACCAGATCCGCCATTAAATTCAAGACCACCAGCGCCGTCAAGAACAACCTGAAGATCTGAAACAGCAGCAGCACCAGTATAAGCGCTCATAGCAAGACCTTTGTTGCTAGCAACATTAAGAGCATCAAGGTTTGCACCAAGAGCCTTACCAGAAATTGTAGAGTTAGAAAGCTTTCCGTTAGCGATAGAACCAGACAACATAGCATTGGTGATACCAGACGCTTTAATACGAATAGCAGATGCAGCAGATCCATTGAATGCAGAACCAGCGCTGAATTCGATAGAAGAGTCATCAACGGAAAGAGCATCAAGGGCTGTACCAAGAGCTTTTCCAGAAATTGTAGTAGCAGCTAACTTAGCGATTGGGATTTCACCCGCATCGATTTGAGCTACAACATTAGCAGCGGTCGCATCATCGACGTCAGTTCCGACGATACCATCCTCTGCTTTGAATGAACCAGATGCAATCATTGCACCTAATTGAAATTTATAAGCCATATTTTATTCCTCCAATATAGACTGGGAGCCCGCAGGCACCCGTTTATAAATAGATAGAAAAGATCTAATCGATCAATATATGAAGTACTTATTATCTCCATTTGTGTAGATATTAACTGACGAATACGGACTTTCTAATGTAATAATTCCGTTTCCATCAATTTGGTCACCATTCGACGCACTTATTACAATATTGTGGGTGTGACAATTTCCACCCTCATCCTTAAAAATAAATGTTTGACCGGCTATACAAGCAGTAGCATCTGGTAAAGTCAACTTAACTGAAGCTGTTAAGGTATCGCTCTGCACTCCTATCATATAATCTGTTTTTAGAACTTGATAATCCCAAGAAACAACTTTTCGTTTATAAGCCACACCACCATGAAACTGCATTTGGAAAGCTTTCATTTGAAATATTCTGTTGGGGTCCATCACGATCCCACGATCAAGCAGATGCATATGCCCGATATGGAAGCCCTTTGTAGCGCTACCAGAGCCGAACTTTAAACTTCCTTCTGCAACACTTAGTGCCTCTCCACCAAAATAAACAGTGCTACTTGATACATAGAGTGATCTCCATTGTTTAGTTGGGGAACCTAAATCGTACAGACTATCGGCACCCGGTAACAACGAGCCCGTCACAGTTAGTCCTTCCCCACTACTACCGCTACCGGATATTTCTGTCCACTTATTAAGTGTTATAGAGTGGTGTCCACCCACCGGTTCCGAAGTAGATATAGTACAGTGCTCCCCCAGATGCACAGACCCTGTCCCTACATGGATGGAATCCCACCGATTTGTTGGCGAACCAAGAGAATAAATAGCAGAGCCAGATGGGTAAATGGAGCCAGTTATTGTCATAGTTCCTGATAAATTTAATGTAGAACCGTCAAACGTAAGGTTGTCAGAGCCACTAAGGACACCGGAGCCTGAGTGGAACTGTATCGCGTTGCTAGACCCAATTCCAACGTCTGAAACGTTCCCCCATGAACCTCCATTATTTTTGAATTGTAAAGCCCCTGAGTTGTCCCTAAACCCATAACCACTACTACCAGTCGTAATCCCCCAGTTTATATATGAACTAGAAGAGAGGATTAAACCCCCCTCGATAGAAAAAGGCTTGTTAACAATGATCGTGCCTGAAGCTTCACTAGTTTCGATCTTGCAATTGGGCCCCAGATGCACAGACCCAGTCCCAAGATACAGTTCGTTCCATCTTCGAGTCGGTGACCCTAAATCATAAATAGCAGAACCAGACGGATAGATTGATCCAGTTATAGCAATCGAGCCAGTTATCCTTAGCTCTGTCCCAACCAGTGTTACAACAGAGGACCCACTGATTTCCCCTCCACCGGTGTTGAATTGTAGAGAGTTGACGGGGCCCGCACCGGCAGCAGATGAGGTTATCACCATATTACCACTGCTGTCTATACCCAAAAAACTTCCAACACCAGCAAGGGTACCAGAAATAGGATTAGATAATTTTATCCCAGATGAAGAAGTCAGAGCAGGAACAGCTAAGGCACCATTTTGGAAATTAAAACCACTATTTGAATCTAAGGCATAGTCGCCTTCGTGTGTTTTGTAGAATGGAATTAAAGCTACCGCTTCATTAAAAAGCTCAAACTGCTTTACATTTTCAAGGCCTGCTCCATCTCCAATGAAAGATCCACTAGATATTACACTGGTTGACGAGACACTTCCGCTTAAGACATTGTAACCCATTCATGAAGCCTCCCTAATAGATGAACCACTTTGACGTGCCGTCACTATAAAGAGTTAACGCGGCACTATCTCCACTTATACAGTAAGTAGCAGTATGGTCTATTGTTTCTCCACCAGATGCTGATACTGCTATTTCGTTGGCGCTAGATCTAGTCGAACTCCACTCGTCTTTAATAATCAGTACCCGCCCAAAACCAGCAGCAGCAGCCGATGGTAATTGTATCGCTACGTATGCACTAGAACTGACACCTATAATCGAATCATAAGCCGCAACTGTATGGGTTGCTCCGGTAAGTTTGTAATAATGTTGCCTAAGACCACCAGATACAATCGATACTGACCCTGTGAAGACATGAGTGTCTGTAGCGTCATCACCAAAGTTCGTACCACCACTAGATGAAATTTCAACTTTCGTTGTTTGGATCACATCAAGGGTATGTGCGGATATTGTACCACTTACTATAACAGACCCAGAAACAAACAAGGTATTAGAGCCAGTCGCAAAAGTAAAAGTATTACTACCACTAAGCTCGCCATTTTCAGTCTTGAGATACTGTATTGACTCTCTAGGTCCTTGACCTGTCACTGCTCCTGATAAATATGCCCATCCAAATTCTGCCATTATTAAATCCTATTATTAGTCGTGTGTCGTGTCAACAAATAGCTGCCAATACCACAATGTTGCCCTGACTACCCCAGCACTGGGGGTGCCATTTAAAGTTAAACGAAGATGTTGTGCGGTGCCGATTCCAGCAGCCCCACTAAAGTTGTCGTTTGACCCGTGAACCGCAAATGTAAGAACGTCGTTTTGCTGCTCTAAAACATTATCTCCCAAATCCGAACCGCCAGTGTTACCGACGAGGCCGGGGAAAGTACTTGTTCCAATTTTAATAATATGTTTGTTACTATCAATTTGAGTAGTAACCAAAATTGATATTGCTAAAGGAATAGCATTTGCTGGGAAAAAGCCGCTTGAATCTGTAGTAGTAGCGTCAGTGGCTAGTGTTATAGACACTTCTTTCATTTTTAGTGACCATCCAGCCCCGTTAGCACCATATAGTGCTTTAATAATGTCACCAGTTGAATCTTGGTGAACTAGAAGCGGAACAGTACCAGTCGAGCTAGCATGGTCGTTTTTAATATGAACAAGATTATTCACATCGCTACCTGTGTTTCCACTGGCATTTACGCTGACAAGTGTTCCATCATCTAAAGCAGTACCAGTACAAGTAATGTCTAAAGCGGTACCGCTTGTTAGAGCATCTGCGCTAAGCTCCAAAGCCTTACCAGTGGTAACTCCGTCTGCATTTAATTCGACTACAACTCCTGTTGTTTGTTCTGAATCAATTTTAACTGCGCGAGCGGCAGTACCAGCCGTTGCGTTAAAATCAACATCCAAACCAATGATTGCATTTGAGTCAGAAGCGTTAGAAGTTGACTTTTTGATTCTTACCATGGTGTAATCGTCTGTTGAAGTGCTATCTGCTTCAATATCTAAAAGTTTTGCACCGTCAAGGTTATTGCTCGAACTTTTAACTTCAACCGACTTGCCAGTTGTCAAAGCATCTGTGCTGATTTCTAATCCTTTACCAGTAGTCACACTGTCTGCTGTCAACACCATTGCTTTTTTGGTTGTTTGAGATGCAGATACGGTAATCCCGTTAACAGTAGTATCAGCCCCAGAGGCAAGAGTAATTCCACCAGCGGTAGACGTTATACCAATGGCAGCAGCGTTTGTGCCAGCATCGTTAAGCATTCTAATTGTTTGCGAGGTCCCAGCATCTGCGTGTAACAAAATACAATCTGCTGCATCTTCGTTTGCAACTACAATTGCTCTACCGCCCTCGGCCCAGAGATCTTTGGAATCATTCCATGAAAGACCTATCCCTCCAACGTCTGAGAGAAGTTGTATAGCACCAGCAGCCGCTGCGCCATCAACTGTACTTTGATCTGCTTTAATAATAATCGTTTCGTTAGCTCCACCGTCAGCTTCAATCTGGATAGCACCAGCAAGATTTGATGTAGTTCGGAGACCGATACCACCAGCCAATGCTGTCAATTGAACTGCTGCGTCAGAGTTGGTATCAGTCATTACGCCAGTAAGGCCAGTTGCCGTGATACCAACACCGCCGACATCAGAAACTAATAAGATAGAGGAGTTTTGGTGATCTTCACCAGTTCCTTGGTTAGAGTGAATTACGATTGTTTCGTTAACTCCGCCATCTGCTTCAAGTCTTATAGCGTTATCGCCATTAAAAGCAGAGCCCAAGCCAACCCCACCAACGTCAGATACTAGCGCGATTGAGGCATTTACGACATTGGCAATATCTGCGGTTGCAACACCGGTTCCCTGATTGGAGCGAATTTGAATTGTCTCATTCGCACCACCATTAGCTTCAAGGGCAATAGCGTTGTCAGCGTTGATTCCAGAATAAAGACCTATACCACCAGCATCAGAAATTAGATTGATTGATGCGTCTGTCGATCCAGCCTTTGCGTTTACACCAGTTCCCTGATCTGAGTGGATTGAAATCGTTTCATTAGCTCCACCATCAGCTTCGATCTGAATAGCCCCTTCTAAGTTTGCGGTTGATCTGATACCAACACCACCAGCAGCAGCATGCATCTGAATGGCTGCATCGGAATTTCCGTCAGTCATTACACCCGTCAACCCAGTGGCTGTAAGGCAAATACCACCCACATCTGATACTAACTCAACTGAGGCATTTGCATTACCTTCACCAGTTCCCTGATCTGAATGAATTACGATTGTTTCGTCAGTACCAGCGTTCGCTCTTAAATAAATTGAATTAGTGACATTGTGGGCACTTGTAAGAAGAAGTTGACCACCATCGATGGATACATCCTTGGCGTCATTACCAACAATTGCGATACCACCATCATCAGACTGAACCACGATTGAAGCACTTTCTCCTTCGCCCGTTCCTTGATCGGAATGAATATTAATTGTTTCGGATGAGCCGCCATTTGCTCTTAAATAAATTGCGTTCGCGGCATCCTCTGTAGCTGTAAGGTTAATTGAAGCTGCTGAAGATATATCAATATCCTCTCCTGCTGCATTCCCCGTTGCTGTAATATCAATTCCACCAGCAGAAGTGCTAATCTGTAAAGCGTCTGCACCTGTACCAGTTGAGGATAGGATCAGGCTTGAGTCTGTGGCACCTGCTAAAGAAATAGTAAAGTCCTCAGCGGCGCCGTCTGTTGTAGATGTTATGTTTGCTGCGATCCCTGCCGAGTCAATAGACAAACCAACAGAATCAATGGTGACCAACCCAGAAGCATCAATATCAAGAGTTGAAGAATCAATGTCGAGTGCGACATCAGAGTCGCCACCAATTGTAATTGCTGAGCCGTCTATTGTTACCGCTCCCGCAGCATCAATATCAAAAGCCCCATCTACAACAAAACCAACATTCGCAGCGGTTCCACCTGCATCGACAGTTGTCACTGTGAGTGTTCCATTCGCCCCGGCAGCAATTGTTGCTGTATCGCCAGAAGAAGGAGTCATCACAATCGAATCATCAGTTATAACTGTTGATCCAACTGTTACACCAGCATCACATGTGAGAGTACCAGCACTATCTAATGTCATTTGCTCCGTCAAGGTCCCGTTAAGGGAGGTTGAAAACACCATATTGGAATCTTGCGTTCCTGCTGTTGCTGTAAATGCCGCTTCTTTCTTTACGGCTATTTTAGCAGCGTCAACAGCGGTTCCACCAGTGTCTTCAAGATCAAATTGTATAGAGACAATACCAGTAGTGTTATTAGCGTCACTCTGATTCACAAGCTTGAGGGCAATAAGTTCTCCATCTGTATCTTTAGAGACTACCTGTCCTTCTGTAAAGGTGTTGGCAGTGCCCGTGTCGGCTCCACCACCAGATGAAACACTAGCCCAGACGCTCTTTGAGCCATCCCATTTAAGGAAATAGCCGCTTGTTGAGGTCGATTGGCCTAGCTTAGTAACGTGACCAGAGCCATCGACTGTGATTGCAGCAACACCTCCGGCTTCTTTTATTGATCCACCGTCATCTAATGTTACGTCTCCGTCAACAGTAATATTGGTAACTGTTGCGCTAGCGCCTAATGCCGATGGTGATGCTTTAAAATTTCCCATAGTCTTACTCCGTTACCCCAGATCCAGTCAAATGATACATTGACCCTACCGGGATTGATGTTAATTCAGCGAAAATTTCATATGTCGAACCATCAACGGATGAAAGGTACACGTTCTTTGATTTTACATCTAGTGTAACAGAACCATCACCTTTTGGAACAGTTACGAAGTGAAATGTTGCAAAAACATCACAGGCAGAATCAATAGTTTGCTCACCAGTAGCACCGGGAACGGTAATTGCCGTTGTCCCAGATCCACTTTGAAAATGTATTCTCATATCGTTAGTCGCACCAGTATTGATTACTGTTATTGATCTACAAACATATGGGAACTCAATTAGTTGGCATTTGTTTGCTCCGATGGTTGAGCCACTCATAAAAGGGTGGCCTGAAATTTGATAGGACCCAACATTTCTTAGCCCGCTTGTGTATTTAAAATTTGATGACATTGATCATTTTCTCCAATTCTTTTGAAATTCTTATATAAATAGTTATCTTTTTTGTTTTGCGAGTTCTTTTGCTCGTCTTCTGTCGGAGCGCTTTTTGGCTCTCCTTCTTTTTTCAGAGGGCTTCATGTAACTTTGCTTATCTCTGTAATCGTCGAGAATACCAAGTTTTTTTATTTTCTTGCTAAATCGCTTGATAACTCGTTCTATATTTTCATTTCGCCTTGGATAGACGACTAGATTTGTAGCCATTATTTCTTTCCCATCATTTTGTTAAATATTGTAGAAGATTTGTTTCCAAATATATTTGATATATCAACCCCCGGATCTTTTGGGTCTAAACCAGATAATGCCCCCTGATTACCATTTCCAGCAGGAGAAGGCGCAGGAGTTGTACCTTCAAAAATGTTGATTCCACCGTATGCTTCAGCGCCAATTGCGTCTAAAAGTTTCTTCTTATGCTCTTTGAGAGCGTGATTGACTTTCTTCCGTGAAGTGTATTCCGGCTGTAGGTTCTTTTCCGGCAGTGATTCTGTTACCACTTGTTTTTTAGTTAAATGTAAGCCGTCAACAACTTCACTTATTATATGTGATAAGGCTCCCTTTTCTTCGAATACAACTTCTTTTATGCATTCTTTGATTAAAGGCTTTAGTATTTTTTTAATTTCGTTTTTATTCATTAGTCTCTCAAAATTTTGTTAAACAAATCATCAATAATTAGATCACTCTTCCGCTTTATTTTGCTTTCGTACATCTTTGGTGACTCACTTTGTTGGTTTTTAGGATACATATAAGCGTCAGGTGTTGAAGGTTCGGATACAATGTCGAAACAAATTAGTTCAAAATCTTCTTGAACAATGGTGCCTTCACGGCTTTCCTTTACAGAGCCGAGGCCCCGACTTGATATACCAAGCTTTATACCAGACTCGACAAGTCCTTTTAGAATATTACCAGATGGTGTATCAAGGATCTTTATCTTACCCATTACATCTTTTCCTTCCCACCACATGTCTGTTATAACGTGGGATACGTTTCTGAGGTTGATTATGGAATCATCTGGGTGGTCTAATTCTCCCAAGGCCCTGTTGTCTTTAATAACATTTTGATAATTTTGCACTTCTTTTCTAAGAACATCGCAAGGATAAATTCTCCCATTACCGTTTTTCATTTCACAGGTTTGCATTCTCCCTGATAGATAAACGGTACCATTGGACACTTCTCTCTTTTCTCGCTCAGTTAAAAGATCTTGGCATATACCATCTTTGCAAAGTTCGTAAAATTCTGTTAAAAGTTTTTTAGCCATAGTATTCTCCTAATTGCCACGATAATAGGTTTGTGGGCTCAACACCTCTTGCTTTCCATCTGAAAATACGACTTCAATTGTACCACCGTGCATTGGAATAATTTGTGTTATTTTTGGCACATCATCACCGATATTCCAGTTCGGGTGAAGTTTATAAAGTTTGCGAACCATTTTCAAGCCAAGGTTCAAATCCATAAACTCTTTATTTGTCATTCTTGCTAGATTCTCAAGCTTTTGCCAAGGTTCTACGACTACCGGGGGACTCTCGGGGGAGGGAGATACTGGCTGTACCTTGGTTTCGCCACCGAAAAGGCCTTGTTGATATGCCTCTTTTAATTCTTTTTTAATCATTTCTCTCAATAATTTTGCTGTTAGTTTCATTTTGGGGTTCCTTAAAAGTAAAAAGTGGGGGCGCTACCCCCACGAGTCAGCTTCCGCTACAGCAACGTCTTACTGGTTGAAGCATCCATTTCTTAGTCATGACCAACTCCTATATGGTTAATATTTATGCCTTCATCTTTTACAGTCATTGATAGAAAGTAGGAGGTTCCGGCTGAGATGCATCCGCATATAAACATATTTGCGATTGAATACTCGAAAGTAAATAGTTCAGTGAAACCATTTATCAAAAATAAGAAACACCCAACCCAAAAACCTAAACTTTCCAAATTTCATAACGGCATATTTTACCAACGTGGCCCGTTTGAAGGTTAAATTTTTGTGCTATATCTTTTATTTTCATTTTCTCTTCCTCTCTCAGTCTTCTTATCTCGATGACAGCCTCTTCATTTAGTTTAGACTTGTTTCTTCTTGTTTCGATACTGGCTTCTGTTATTTTATCGATATGTTGTTTTGTTTTTGGTTTATATTTTTTTCTGGGTGTTTCAGATATTTTCTTTCTTGTTTCAGCAGAATGCCTCTTGCCATAAAATGGATTTCCTTTCCCAGAATTCCTTTCGGACATTTTCTTCTTTTGTTCTTTTGAGTAAACATACTTATGCATGGGATTTCTTTCTCCCATTTTTGATAAAGACATCTTTCTCCTTGTTTCTGAGGAAATCTTTTTGCCCTTGTTGGCCATTGAGACCTTTCTTTTCATTTCATCCGTGTGTTTTACTCCCAACGAAGAGCCTGCTGTGGGACTAATGTTGTATCCAAATTTTCTATCATATGATTTGAGCCTATCTATATGCCTTTGCTCTTCAAAAATTAAATCTTTCTTATTTGCTACCACTTGTAGCACTTCAAAAGAAAAGTTATCTTTTCCATACTTGTTCCAAGATCTCTGTAAATGCTCTGAGTGGTGTTTGTTTTTGTTGAGTTGGTGTTTGTGCCTTGTCCACCGCTTCTTGATGGAAACAGCACTTCCTACATAAACTTTACCATTTAGCAAATTTTTAATAATATAAATACCAGACTTCATTCTCAAACCCTCACAATAGTAAATAGTCTTTGGTTGGGTTTTTACTCAAGTCTTTTTTATTTGTATTCCATCGTCTTTAACTACCATAGATAGGAAATAGCTTGTGCCTGCCGACAAGCAACCCATTAAGAACATATTAGCAAAAGTAATTTCATAATTCCAAAGACTCGTGTACGGCGACAAGAGTACTAACAACCACCCCACATGGAAAGAAACACATAAAGGGCAATGCCACAAAGTATTCCACTTTTTTGTGTAATCTTTCTTGGGTCGAATGTCTTCAAATATCTTGCCGTATACCAACATAAATGTCATACCGTATGCAGCAAGAATAAAATAGATTAAGTCCACTTAGTCTCCTAATATATGTATCTGCCGTACATGTAAGGGGCAAACAAGCCATGCTGCTTAATGGAGCCCTTCTCTTCTTCGTGTGGCACTTCGCCAAACTCTGTTGACCTTTCGTCATTCGGGTCTAGAACGAAATCGTCCATCATATCATCATGGCCTTTGGACGATTTCATGTATGGTCTTTCGCTATCAATCCATTGACTTATTTCGTATAAAGTGGCTTTAATACCGTCAGCTTTTTTAGCCTCATGAATCTTCGCCTCAAGGGAACCATAAACGTTTCCACCTTGTATAGAATCGTAAGCGATAATCCCTGTCTTTTTTAGGTGGTCAAATAAGCGACTCTCTGCGCCATATACGATTTCTGTCATTAGGTCTTTAGCAAAGGCCACAACTTTTTTCTTTTCAGTCATAACAACGATATCGATGTCAGAGTGGTCAAAGATCATAAGATCTCCATTTAACGCTTCCCTCATCATCAATTGAAATTCAAGCATTTGTTTGTTGCTATTTTGTATATTAATTTTAATCGTTTCTTTCACTTTAATATTAACATCATCAGAGTTTATATTTACCTTAACTGGCATTGTTTGATACCTCCGCAACAAGATTCTGAATTAAAAATACATCCTTAACTACTTCTTCTGTAATTGGAGTGTTTTTAAAATTCTCAAGTTTATTCAAAACTTGCTTTGTTTTGGCTAAAAACGCCTCATTTTTTGCTATTTTTTGCGTTTTGGTACATTCGTGTAGGTTAATCTTAAGACGCGAAATTTCCTCGTTTAAGAACGATTTAAGACCCAAGCCGTTATCAGAGAATGAAATAATATAATTCATTAAAAGATCTTTCTGCTCTCTTCTTAGGCTATTGCCATAAGTTTTATTAAATTTATTAGTAAATGTCTTGTATGTGAGGTTGTCGACATGAGAAAGATCGCGTTTTTCGCTTTTCTCCGTTGACATCGATTGAATCAAGCGGCCTTCAACAAGAATACGATTCTTCGCTTTAAGTTTGGAGTTTAGATATGCCCCAATTGATGCCATATCTTTGTAGTTTGAGATAAAATTAGCAAATGCTGTTGGCGACAGTGTCTCGTTAATCTCTTTAATTAATACAGTTTGCTGGTTGAAGACCATTTTTCTATCAATGTTTTCGAAATCTTTCTTCGTTTCAGCAAGAAGTCGTATCGCGAATTCTTTGCTTACTTTTTTACCCTCAAGAATTGATCGGTAAATATCCAAATCTTGCTTAAGGACAGAGTCTTTTTTAAAACTCTCCTTTATAATCTTAATAATGTTTTGCCGCTTTTGTTTGTCCTTGCGAACAATTGCTTTTGTGAGTTCTTTAACAAGACATTCATAAAGAAAAGCGGTATTTCTTTTCTTATTGTGCTTCATGATCTTTTTTCTCCGTTTTTATAAGGCCTTCTAAAAGTTTATCAATTTCATACTTTGTATTAAATAGTTTGTTTTCTTCAACTTTGTGTGATTCCGTAATACCTTTTGATAATTGTCTAAGCTCTGTAGAGCCCATGGGCAAAGCAGTCCTTGCTGTGTTGCCGTATTCTCCGGTGGCTTGGTTTTTGAAATTCTTCTTTCTGCCGCCTTTATTATAATTCATCTGGTGTCTTTTATACTTGCCTCGTTTATATTGAGAGCCGTCATCTCTCTTGGCTGGTGGCTCTGCTAATAAAACATCGTCTTCTTCATCGCCACCGGCTGGTTCTGCGTCTCCTTCGCCGCCCAAGTCAAGGTCACCACCAAGGTCATCTCCACCAAGGTCACCACCAAGATCACCACCTAGGTCTCCACCCAGACCACCACCTTCTCCTTGTCCTTCTCCGCCTTGAAGTTGTGTTGCGAATTTCATATCATGAAACATCTCTCTTTGATTTCTGATGAATTCATCTTCTGATATACCAAGCATGTGCTCTGCCACCCAACGTTTAGAAAAATAACCTTCTGTTGCTGCGCTCGCAGCTTCAAACTTGCTTTTCCAGTGCTCAAGCTCTTGCAGTTCAGCAATCTTAGAAGGGTTGTTGAGATGAAGAGAGAATGAAAGAAGGTCATCCCCCCTGAACCCAAGAGTGAATAGATGTATAATACCAATCTTTTCAAGCTCCGATATAATAACACGCTGTAGACGTTGAATGGTTCTTGAAAAGCGAATATCTTTCTGTGCAAGGGTCGTCTTATCCTCCATGGCACCCTCACCCATTGTAAGGTAAGCTTGCGGAATTTTAATCGCAGCAAAAAGCTTGTCTTTGAGATATTTAACATCTTCTACTGTTCCCGTGAATTGTCCACCGGGCAAATTAGTGATCTCAGACGCAGATCCACCGCGAACAGGAATAAAATAATCCTCTTCTATTGATAGTGGGTTGTAGCGAAGATCAACACGACCAGTACTAGGATCGACAACTTGGTGACGCTTCATCTGGGTCATGACTTTCTGCATATACTGCTCTACATCTTGAGGGGCTATATTGCCAACATCAATTTTAAATACTCTCCTTTCTGGTGACCTGACGATACGATAGGCCATCATTGCGTCCTCAAGAAGGGTGAGTTGTCTCCAAATACGACGAGCCGGCTCAAGCACAGAGGTTCCATAAGGAACGTTTTTATCGTTCCCTAACACTCTAAAGTGAGCAACCTGCCAATTCTCAAGCGTGAGACCAGCAGAGTTCCATTGGTATTGAACGTAATTCGGATTACTTTCGTCTTCCCCCTCAAGTCTTTCGACTTCTTGAGGGGGCAGCCCAATACAGTTTCTAATCCCAGCGTCTTCATCCATATCTAAATAAAGAAAGAGGTCACCGTATTTACACATAGTTCGAGACCAACCAAATAAATTGTGGTTGATGTTAAGAACATTAAAATACAAGGATTCAAGAACTGACTTGATTTCATCATTTGCACACTTGATTTGCAACATTGGGTTCAAACTTGAGTGGGTCGTCATCTCGTCTGCGTAAATATCTAATGCCGAAGCAATGATAGGTTCGTATTCCATTTGATCAAAGTCGACATAACGCTCAGATCGGTTTCTGTTGGAAATCATATTGACCGCCATAACGTTCATGGGGTTGTATTCAGTCTTTTTAAATTGTTTACCGGAGGCTGACTTAAATCGATTAGCATATATATCGAGATGTCTTCTCCGAATCTCCCTACCCGTCTGAGTTCTGCGATTGACTATTGGTCCAGAAAACAGTCTTGTAAGTGACTTGAACAGCTTGTTCGTTTCATTATAGGGGTTATTCCCTTTTCTTCCATATTTTTTAGCCATATTATATTATCCTTTGTAAATCCATAAAAAATCTTTTGTTTGCTCAATTTCATCCCTGTATTTGTCTTGGGTTGTTTGAGAGAAAGTGTCCATTCCTTTAATTGCTGTATTTAGTTTGGTAGTGTTCATATACATCGAGTTCATCATTGCTTTTTTATATTCTTGTTCTTTTTTATTAACTTGCAGGGCCGTATCTCGAACCCAACAAGCAATTGCTAATGACATAACTAGGTCATCGTTGTAGCTTCTCATAGATTGTGGTTTCCCGTTAGCCCATATAAAAGTTTTAAATTCATGATAAGATCTACTAGAATAAATCTTTACCAACTTGTTTCGTATGAACTCCTCTAGTTTAGCAACAATTAAAGGTCTTGTCTTGGTTGACGTTGTAAATCCTGCGATTGCATTATTCATGTTTTCGCCTTGAATTTGACTAACAAACTCATGTGTTGACTTAACAGAATAATACAAATTAGAATATCCCAAGTTAATTAGTTTTTCCAAAATTGATATACCAATACCGTTGTTCTCTACGACCAAAAGGCAATTTCCAAATTCAGAACCAGCAGAAAACAACATCTGTGAGTACATGTCCAAACTTGGCTTTCCTTGGTATTCAGCAATCACCTCCATAGTCTCTAATTTTATAATATGAAAAACAGAATTATCTGCACCGTCACCCCTTGCTACATCAGCAACAAGCAAGTACGTATTGTTTTCATTATATTTCTCCCAAAGCCAAAGATTGCGATCGTGCCCGGTTCTATATTCTGGGTCCTTCAGTAATTTACTGAGCCATGTCAAATCGTCCGGATGAATAACAGTGTCACCAGAAGTATTAAAGTTACACAACAATTCCTGTGCAACTTGTCTCTTGGACATGTTCTTGGTCTCTCTCTCAAACCATGCTTGGTCTCTCTCCGGGTGTACGTCCCACATCAAATCGATAGGGTTGAACTCGTTCTCGCCGTCGACAGCGCCAACATAGGTTTTGTGAAACCAGTTTCCCGTGCCCTTCGGGGTGGAAAGGGCAATACATCTACCACCTGTCGCCAGCGTAGAGTAGACAGAAGTCCATATATCTGTCATCTTTTCAACATGTGCAGCCTCGTCGATGACAAGCAGAGACAGAGCCTCTGAACGACCTGCGTCTTCTGATGTTGGCACCGCTTTGATAATGGAGCCGTTAGATAGCTCAAAGGACGTCCTGTTGTCAATGGAGATCCGAGAAACCTTCATCCAATCCGGAAGGTTCTTCATCATACTTTTTACTTTTTTAACAAGGTTCGAGGCTGTGCTAAATTTAGTAGCGAGCACAACAATATTCTTTTCTTTGTGAAAAAGCATAAACCAAACGCAATAAGCAGCGGTGATCGTAGAGATCCCCAACTGCCTTGCTTTTAAAATAACGTTAAAACGAAAATCATTATAATCGTCTAACAAGTCGTCTTGATACGGATATGTCTTAAATTGTATTAGTCCCTTCATGGGGTGACTAATACGACAATAGTTGTTAATAAAGTAGGCAGAATCTTTACCTGATTTGATGATCTCTTTTATAATGTCTTGCTTGGAAAGACGATATGGTTTCATTTTTTCCTTGTATCATTTCGTGGTCTTTTGTTCTTGTTATCTAAATCCATAAACTTACGCCACGAATCTTCGATTTTTCTATTCTCTGATCCGCCCGCATCAGGATCTACTTTGATTCCTGAGATGTTGAAATATTGGTATGCTTGTACGAAACTGCGAACTCTAGATACAGACGAAGCAAGAACGGAAACATCACCTTCTTTAGTAAGAGTCACATTGTTTCCAGTTATGGATTTGTACTCTTTCTGTAAAAACTTTTTTACTTCGCCTATCATACGTGACATCTCGTTTTCAAAGTCTCCACCGTATATCTCTTTAAGCCTTATATCAGACTGGTAATGGATAGCAATTTGGTTTCCCATAAATTTTATACTGAAACCATCGTTTACCCTCTGGTCCATAATCGGACAACCTTCTTCTCTTTTGAGTCCTACCTTTTTAGACTCACCATCACGAACAAAACGCTCGTCATGGGCACCGTCATAAGCGTTTGAGGCTGCCTGTGCAAGCCCTTGAACGATTTCTAAAATATTTGATTCAGCCATTATTAGGTCTCCATCCTTGTTTCCATCTATCTTCGCGTCCTTCAACCCATTGTATATAACACTTCTCACAACATTCAAATTTAGACATATAGAGATCATCGTTTGATTTAAATGAATATGTATTACAAACCGGGCAAGAGCGCTTGGATTCTCTTTTAAGTAGTTTCTTGGATATAAAAACTCCATTTACTTGCTCCTCACCGTAGTCTATGTTACTAGTGGAATCGTAAACTGTTTTTAATTGCTTAAGGTATTCTTTTTCTTTTTCGCTTGTCCAGTTGGCCTTTGGGCTTTGGACTGCATCGTCTCCATATTTTTCTGCAATTGCCTTTTCTACCTTAATTGCGTAATTGGGATCTTTGTTTTTCATAAAGCCTCACTTCACCGCATGCATAATTGCTATAGATGTGCCAACGCCTGCAACAAATCCACCTGCAAGCCACCAAGAGTTTTTGCTTGGCTTAACAAGTCCATTGAGCTTGTCTATTTCATCTTGTTTGATTGTTAGCAAATCAGTCAGACGCTCGTCAGCAGACTCGCATTTGGCTGTTAAAAGGTTATAATTATAATTCTCCTTCTCTACCGCTCTGCTAACGTGGTACTCTATTTGGATATCGCACTGCTCTACCATTAGTCGGTTTTCGACAATCAACTTTGAAACAGCCGCATTGTTAAATAGCCTACCTTCGAATGGGGCCTTCTGGCCTTGGTTTAATTTTGTAAATTTTGGTTTTTGCTCAAATGCGTGGGCTGCATTAGACCATGTCATTAGAAACCCTAATAAGAAATATTTCATCTTCTTCTCCTTGCAATAATTCCCATAAGCGGGATTAAAAAGAAACTATACGGAGTCGGTGCGACACTGCACCCACCCTTTACTGGATCTGTCACTTCTTGGCTAAGCTGTGGTAGTTGCGAAAGCTCTTCGGTCTCCTCTTCACTGTAAGTACCCTCAGAGGACTCCTCTTCTTCATCTGTTTGTGGGTCCCACTCTTCTTGCTCTTCTTCCGTCCACGTTTCCTCTTCTGTCCAAGTTTCTTCTTCTTCAGCTTCGTAGAATGGGGCTGAAATTTCAATGTTTGAAAGAGTAACCCCAATCTCGTGAGCGCCACTCCAAGGCCACCAAGAAGAATCAAAAGCGGATGAGATGTTGAGTTCGTCTATGGTAAAGGTTTGACCTTCTTCAACTTGGATACTCATGAAATACTCGTGATACACACTCTCTTCAGATCTTGCTTCTAAGTTGAGATAGGTATCCCAAGCCATCATTCCAGCCTGACCATTAACATATACATCCCATTCATAAAGAGTGACTTCATATTGGGTTTGGACACGGTAATCTGAGCTTAAAAATCCCTTGGTTTGTACATTGCCAGCAGCTTTAACGCTCCCATCTTCCGTGATGGGATATTCACCATGAGCCATTACAGCACCCTCAGCATCAAGGCCAAGCCCGTAGCTGTTGGTAAAGGTTACTTGGCCATAGGCATCAATTCCATAGTTCTCAAAAGGCACTGACCAATCCCAGCGGAATGCACCATTTTCACGGGTTAAATCGGTGAGGGCCTCAACGGAGAGTACTGGTGGAGAACTCCAACTCCAATCGTTCCAATCGGTAACCCAAAGCTCATCGTCTTGTGCAGGTATCCCGCGAGCCTTAACAATCGCTACATAAAAGTCGGAACCGCGATCGATGGAAGACTGAAACCAAAAGAATTCAACGATTGCATTGATGGAGTTTCCAGCTTCATCTGAGTTTCCAATATACATTGTATTACCGGAAAAGTATGCGTATGCATTTGGATTTTGGTCTGCATCAAATGCATTCACTTCGTCAAAAGTTACATCCACTTCGCCTTCAAGCATCGTAGCGCCTATATATGAGGTTTCGGACTGACTCATATCATCGGCATTAGCATAGTTCATCAAGAACATGCTTAATAAGAAATATTTCATTTACCCTCCATGGTTATTCCTAATTCTTGTTGTAAAATTCTATCGATCTCGTTTGGATCGTTTTCTGCTTTTTTAACTAATTTTTTAATTTGTTCTTTCTTGCTTTTTGTCATACTCTCTTTTTCTTTTTCATATTTCTCTTCAATCTTCTTTACTGCTTCGCTGTAGTTTCTTTCGGCTTCTTCTCTTTTTTTAATTTCCAACTCGTGCGCTCTTTCAATCGCTTCTTTCTCTTTTTTATACTGCTGTCTTGCAAGGTTGGCCTGTAACATTATGCCATTAGCGCTCTGCTTACCAAGTGTATAAACGATTACAAAAGCCACAACAGCGACAAGCCATCGCCAATGTTGACGACAGAAGACGGCTGTAATCTTAAGATACTTTAAAAGAGTAAGCCAAATCACGCCCTATCGCCATACTTGTATGTCTTAACTGCATCGATAACCGACTGGCCACCGACATAAATAACTGCGATTAGTCCCCACGTCTCAGCGTCTAGCTCAGAAAGGTATAGTAATACTGTCGCTGTTGAAAACACAAGAAGCTTACGAGACATAAACTTTCCCATAAACCTGTCAGCCCAACCCAATTTGTTCTCGACTTTATTGTCGCCTTGGCAATCTTTATTACAACAGACCTCTTTACAGCGGCAATCTTCTTTGCAGCAATCTGCATCACAGCATAATTCTTTTTTTTCAATATCATTTTGTTCACTCATTATTCCTTAACCTCCCTTTGTATTTCTTCAGATTGTGGCAAATTAGTTCCACACATCGGATATTTTTTAAGCCAATTCGTGACACCGGCCTGTGCTTGTCCGGGCATCATACCAAAGGAATTAAAAATGCTTTGCAACCGATTGGAAAAATCACAAGGCCTCATTGCACCACCAGCAACTCCTCTGAACTCTAATCCCAAGCTGGGTAGGTTTAGCCTGTCTGACTCCTTCGGGTCTCTAGTTTTTAGCATTGGTATAAGCCTCCCTAGGTCTTTTCCAAGAAGTTTCATATCTTCAGCAAATTTAGGATCTTCTTCGAATCTTCCCTCTTCGATAACGAACGGGGATTGTTGATCGAGAACAGCTTCTAGCTCTTCTTTAATAATTCGCGTTAATATTTCTTTTGTTAACCTCATCAGCACTCTCCTTTTATGTATTGACTTTCGCGTAACCATCAACCTTTGATATGTCGATTGTGGTATCAACAACGTCTTTTAAAGAATCAAGATGCGAGATTAATATTACAGTCTTAAATTGATTTTTAATTAATCTTAAAAGATTTGTAAAACCTTCCATGTGATCTTGATCTAAAGCAGTTGCTGGTTCATCAAGAATAAATAGTTCACTCTTTGGCAAATTCGTAACAGATATCAGTGCGAGTCTTATAGCCATTGAGGCTAGAGTTTTCTCTGCTCCGGAGCCCATAGACAGGGGGCGAGGATCATAAGACGGGTGCTTAATCATAATGTCCAATGTCTTGTCGCTGTTAATAAAGAACACCTCGAAATCAACAATATTTTCAAGTATTTTACTGATCTCCTCATTTAAGAGGGGAAGGCGCTTTTTGATAATTGCATACGGAATACCATTGGGGTGCATACACTGGATGAACAAATCATATGCTGTCCAGTCCTTCTCCACATCTTCCATCTCTGCCTTTCCTTCCTTCAGGGTTTTGAGTATCTGCTTGGTAGCGCTCTCTTCTACAAGGAGATCCTGAAGTTTCTTCTTACACTTATTGAGTCTAACTTTTTTATTTTGTAAAGAATCAACTAGACCCTGCTTTTCTTCTATCAGGGCTTCAAGATTTTCAATAGCCTCACGATTATCTTCATACTCTGTAACTTTTACATCTAGTGCTGAAACTTCGTTGATTAACAATTTAATTTTATTTTTGTTTGAAACCAAGGTCAGACTTTGAGTCTCGACCACCCTATTGGACTCTCTATGTTTGGAGATAAAAACATTATACTTCTCCATTTGATCTTCTACCGAGGATATATCTAGATCGCCTATTTCGCTCAGTAAATCGCCCCTCACAGTGTCTAGGCGCGATATACGCCCTTCAAGGTCAGGAAGGTTTTTTGCAGCAATTTTAGCATCTTTAACAAATTTGTTATCAGAGCAGTATTCGCAGTCCGGATCGTATTTGTGATTATGAAGCATCTTTATCTTCTTTTGCAAATTGTTACGTTCTTTCGTTAATGAGGTGGCCTTAGCCTTAACATTGTTCAATTCCAAATCCATACTTGCTTGTTGTGCTTTCGCATACTTTAAAGCCTCTATGTTTGTGCTCTTGATAATCGTCTCGCAATTTTTTATTGCTTTTTTAGCTTGCTCTATTTTACTAGAAATATCTAAATTATTTTCTAGTAAAGTCTCTTTGTTCTTGTTCTTTTGAATTATAAGGCGGTTAACTTTATTGATATCAATAATTTCTGCCGGGATTTTGTCAATCTGGCTTGTCAACGCCAAAAAGCTAGCATTTAAATTGTTGGATTGTTCTGACAATTTATCACACAAACTATTCTGGGTTTGTCGATCTTCTTCAATCTCTTTTATTATTTCTTGATTTTTGGCAATCTGTCGGTCCCATTGTTTCTCTTGCATTCTCTTCATGACACCACGCATCTCTGCGGCATCTTTCTTGGCCATCTTAAACTTTTTGTCAAAAATCTCAAGATCAAGAAACTTAGCAAGAATCTCTTTTCGCTTTGTTGAGCCCTCTTTAACAAAAGAGAGAGAGTCAAGTTGAGATGACATTGACGTTAGGAGGAAATCTTCAATGGTACCAAACCTCTTACGGATATTGGCATCTGTTTCATTTCGGGTAGTTCCGTTCAAACTCTCGTTGCTGGAAATTAGAGAAAAGTCCAAATCAACCTTGGCCTCTTGCGTTTCTTTACCCTTTAGTCGTTTTGTGTATTTTTCTATATTACGACATATCTGGTATGTGTTTTCCCCAATTTGAATTTGAATTTTGCCATTGGCTTTCTGTTTGTTTTGGTTAATTATGTGTACGTTCTTTCGCTCGCCTTTCGAGGTTGAATTAAACAACGTGAATAAAAGGCTGTCAACAATACTAGACTTACCGGAATAATTACGGCCGAAGACACCAACAAGCCCGTTGAGTCTCTCAAAATTGATTTTATTTTTTTCTCCGTAATTAAACAAGTTATCCCACTCGACTTCTTTGATTTTCCAAACAACATTTCTTGATACCTCCTCGTTTTTCTGTGCTATAATATCGTACTTTTTATTGTGATCTAGAACTTTGTCAATTACCGAATTGTCCAGTTCCATCCCTGATAAATAGTCTTTTATATATGTTTCTTGAACTCTAATATCTCTTAAGTTTTCCTTAAGAACTACATTGGCATATGTACCATCGTTTGAGGAAAAAGATTCTTTTCCATTTAATGTAGTAATAGAAAAAGGTCTCCAATTTGCTTCTGCTATTGCTCTTGCTTTACGGAGTTTATCCGACGGCAAGTTGGTAGACGAGACGAGACGAAGGCGGCAATTTCTTGGAACGTGTACCTCTTTTGGAATAGTCCCATCTTTATTTAGGCGTATTGTAATAAAAGGCCTTGGGTTAGATAGGTGTACCTTTTTAACCTCAAAGTCGTCTTTTGAGGTTATGTTCCACAACAAATAACCTTTCAGTGGACTTTCGCTGAACTTTTGTTGCACTAAACTCCCAGAGTAACGAACCCTCCCTTCAGGATCTAATTTTTGCTCCCGATGGATATCACCAAGCATAGCAAAGTCAAAATCTTGGAATATACTTATGTCATCGTCGCCGTGGTCCATCGCCCAATTCGCACCAGTCATACTACCAACCATCGCACCGTGATATAAAGCGATGTTGATATCATCTGAGCTTGAGGGTTTGACCCAATTATCTCGATCAAAAATCGAAAGTACGTTGAAAATAATACCAGCGGCTGGTTTAAACTCACCAGAATCTTTTAAGTAATGAAGGTTCGGATGCTTAAGTGCGTTAACAATAGGTGTTATTGCATCTTGGCGGTCTGCATTCTTAAGGTTACCATCATGGTTGCCGGCAATAACAATTGTTGGTGCTATATTAGCAAGACCAAGCAAATATTCAGTGCAGAGTTGAAAATACTCTGGGCTAAGTTGGGTCTTCGTATGGGCGATATCGCCACAGACCGTAATATAATCTACTTGCTGTTCGAGTAGAGATTCATACATTTTGTCAAAGACCGCCCTGTATTCATCATGATATTTTAAGTTCCGGATATGAATATCCGCCATATGTGCAATTTTAAACATTTATCCTCCTATCGGATTGTTATGCGACCGTCAGTACCTGATGCTCCACCAATATGGTATTCAAGCCTATACGTGTCTATGATTTTCGCTACAAGTCTTTTCATCTCATCTGACTTGCCTGTTACAATTGTCATCCGTTTGCCCCAGTTCTCGTTTATAAACCGGTGACATTTGATGACAACTTCTTCATAATTCGCTCCATGTAAATCTAATTCTCTCACATTATCCTCCTAAGCTCATCCATCAAAAAATAATCATCATGGTCAATCGCTTGTGCCATTTGCTTTCGAGATGCAAAAATCCGTGGCGGCATTTCGGCAATGTCCTCAAAGCCACTCGTATCAATCTTGTATAACTCAATATCATAGTATAGCATATTTTTAATGATTTGTCCAGTCTTTTTTTCAACATCTTGATCAAAAGCTAGATAAACCGGGGTGTCGTTGAGAGCGATTGCTTGGAATAGCTTTGCTTTGTCTCGGAGAGTAGAGCCCAACACAGGGATGGCGTTTTCCCCGGCCGAAATAGCATCAAAAACCCCTTCTACTAAGACTATCGGTTCATCCCAGTCTACATATAATTCGTTGAAAATTATGTCCCTTTCTGCCGGAGGGTTGAGGTACCTCCATTTGTGGCCGACGTAAGATCTGGCGATAAAATAATTTATGTCCCCTTTGTTATTGAAGGAAGGTATGATAGTGCGACCCCCGTAACGACCCTCGGGACAGTAGCCAATCTTCCATCGCAGAATCTCTTTCTTACCGATATCTCTGCTTTTGAGGTAATCGAGAGCTTTCTTCGAAGACCGAGGCAGATGCTTGTTGCAGAGCGAAATGAATTCCTCTGGTAAGGAGATCACCTGCTCTTCTTCTATGTTGTTGATTTCATTGAAGATTTGGTCAAACTCTGATAGGTCGAGTCTGCCTTCAAGCTCAAGCCACTTCTGTCTTTGTTGGTAGGTTCCGAACTTGCGGACGATACGATAAATACTTTTACCAGTGCGATCACAAATCCAACATTTGAAAAAGCCCTTCTTATAATTCAGGGACATCTTCTTCTTATGATGATTACAATACGGGCAATGATATAAAAATTCGGAATTACTTTGCCTTGGGCTTCCTAAGATTTCAGACATTATTTTAATCTTTTCTTCCATCTATCACCTCCAGTCTTTCTGCTTGTGTGGTTGTGTAATACCATTGTCCGTTGATATCATCCCACACCACCACAACATGCCCGGTTTTTTTTATTTGCTTTATGGTTCCAAATGCTTCATCGTATTTCCACATAGGGGACATTCTAACTCTATCACCGACTTTCATTTATCACCTTCAAGTATTTCTTTTCTTCGAATTCTAGTCTTGGCATATCATCACAAAACCATTTGACAACGATCGTTTCACCTAATAGATGTACTATCTTTCCTTCGCCTAACGCAGGTTTCCACTTTCTTATAACACTATCACCGATTTTCATTTATTACCTCCAAGTATTCTGATTCGTAGCTTTGTGAATAATCACCGTCTGACCATAGTACAGCTACAAACGATTTTATAATTTTGCTCTCTCTAATAAACCTAATGGGATCTGAGACTATAATCCCTATTCTTCCTGAATATTTACCTTTAACCAGATCACCAATTTTCACTGGGGCCTCCACCAATTTGGTGGCTGTGTTTTCCACTTTGCAAAGCGAGCCTTCTCGCCATGATAATAGGCACGATACGCAGTCACAGCACAAGGATTTTTGTACTCTACTGGCATTGCTTGCGCGAAGGGCAACAGACCTGTGCTTGGAAGGTTGATGGTAAGAGAGCCGCACCACTCAATATGTTGCTGTGATTTATGAATCTTGCCATAGCGTTTAGTGTATTCGTGGCATAGTGCCATACCATGTTTAACAAGCCAATCCCAATTTTGCTTGGACTTAGCAGCCCACAGCGTACAAGGATGTTTTTTGTGTGTGGCTTTGTATGGGGCGGTGAAGTCATTAGCATGTGCAATGGTGCAAAGCATTTGTGCTGTCTCAAGGATCATTTTGACAACGTGCTTATCACATTGCATTTGGGCTGCAATACTTGGATCTGTATGTAAAACAAAAATATTCATGGTACCTCCGATGTACTCTTGGAATATAACACGTTTGTTAAACTTGTCAAATAACTTATTTGCTCTTTGGGGTAACACCGCTTCTAAGAGCGATCTCGCAAATATGCTCCAATCTCTCGATATGCTCAAAAGCATCCCATGGGTTTTTTCCCACTGAGCACACACCGTGAGCGGCTTGTCCAACAATATCATAGATAATTTTGCGGTCCTTAGTCATGGCACCATACGTTGCAAAAGCCAATTCGGAACTCGTTACAGGCAAAACAGGAACTGAGGGACCCACCCTCGTATACCTGCTGACTTCAGGAAACTCTGCTGCTAGTATTTGAAGATCCCAGCCGGCATACATTGCTGCAATGATATTTGTTGGGTGAAGATGTACAACCGCCCTTGTAGCTTTGTAACTTCTCTGTAGCATCAAATGCATCTCCAATTCACCGGAAGGTTTAGAGTTGTTTTCTCCAAGAACATAGTGGTCAGTGTTGTCGAACGCCACCTTTAACATGTGTTCTGGGTGTATAATCGTTTTGCGCCAACCTGATGGTGTAATGTACATGGTGTCTTTCCCATGACGACAAAGAGAGATGTTGCCATCTCTCGTGGTTATCCAGCCCTTCTCATACGCTGTTCTCATCACATCGCCCATTGCCGTTAGCATTTTTAGTTTCCTTTGTTCTTCTCTTGCCACTCATGCGATATCTCGTCTTTTGCGATTGGGCCGCCTTTCGCCCACGTTCTACAAGCACGAGCACTATGGCACTTGAAATGGTGCATCCAACAATACCCCAGCCTACCGTCGTCATCTGATACAGGGCCGGGCATACACTTGTCCATTCTTGGGCTGATGTCGAAAGCGACACAGTTGCCACAAAGAGACTTTTTTGCTGCTTCTTCTTCAGTATTCCAATAATCCGCGATCTCTTTCCAGTAGCTGCCGGGCTGGTCAACGTTAAGAGGACCGTACTGTATGTGCTCGGCTTTGATTGCTGCGTCTCTGTTTTTAGTATTCAACTCAAGATCTTGGGTTGCTTCCGGGCATAATATCTTTTTTATTGCTTTTATGATTTTAACTCTTATCATGTTTTATTCCTCAGCTACTGATTTAGAACCACGGCACTTCCATTTCTTTCTGGACAGGGTATTGGCACAAGGTGGGTTTTTACATTTTTTAATTTTTGCGGATCTCGCACAGTAGGCATCACCCTTCTTTGTGCCGGGTCTGATTCTATCTCCCCCGCCTTTGGCTTGCCCTTTTTGTCCGAATGAGCGACACTTACCGTCAACCCTTTTTGCGAAACGTTTGCCCTTAGAAGGTTTACAAGCCTTCTTTTCTTCTTCATCAAGCTCGTCTTCTTTTAGGACCTTGTCAATCCTATCGGCTTGGCCTTTATGCATTTTCGAGGCATTCTTCAACTCGTCCTCAATATCTTCGAGTTCGCCCTCCTCATCATCGGTCACCTCTTCCTTTACATCTTTCCAGATTTCGCCCTTGCGGCACCTAACAACGGCGCCAGAGGCGTAGGCAGAAGGCCACACATCATATTTACGTTTAGCAATACGAGTACAGCGATCATCCTTCTCGGAAAGGACCGCGCTTATCTCTTGCTCTATAATTCTTGCTACTTCTTCGCTTGTAAGATTCATTTTTTCTTCCCCCATTTTTTACCTTTACCTTTTGTTCCGCATGCTCCCGGCGTAGGCCTGCATGACGGATACTTAGATCTTTTTTCACCATCTTCTCTACCACAGGACTTACAAGTTTTTTTACCTGTCTTTTTGTCCTTTCGGCAAGTGTTACAATCAACCCACCCTTGTGATTTTCCTTTACCGCCTTGGCGAGAGAACCAACCGTGTAGACCGGAGTCCTTCTCTTTAGAATAATCAGTCTTCTCTTCTAAGGATGCTTCAGACTCTTGTTCGTTTGTCTGCTTCCTACAGGAACCCCTTTCACCTTTGGCGACTTTCGGGTTTCTTTCGTATCCGGGCCAACACTTTTCAGAAAGTGCTTGTTGCATTTCCTCTCCGATGATCCTGTCAAGATCTTCTAGTGTTATTTCTGTATCTTGAGATATTCTCGGGCCTCGGAGTTGAATTGCTTCAACCTGACATTCTCCGAAAAGCAGAAACTCTGACTCAACGCTGGCTGGGTTCAGTTTCTTGATTCCATTATCTTTTTTGTATTCTCCACCCTTATACTTAGCAAACGGCTGGGTGTTCATAAACAACCCACTGTTGCATTTGGCGTATACAATACAAGATATCTCTCCACCCGGATTCTCTGTCGATGCAAATGTCTTTGCGATTCTCTCTGTTGGTGTCCAAGAACTAACTCCACCATATTTACCTTGTGATTTGTATGTAAAGTTAACTGGAAAGGGCTTGTTATAATTAAGAATTTCCGTGTCTGGTGACATTGCCTCAAGGGCCCCGGATGCATTCTTCTTTACCCACTCCAAAGGAACATACATACCGCGCAACATTGTGGCTTCCGGGTTACCACATTTCTTAAAATCATCGGCATATGCACCAGATGATAATATAGATTTCAAAGCTTTAATACTCTCCTCGTCAAGCGGGGGCTCATTTTCTTTAACCCAGTGACTTGTTGTATTAAAGTGTTTGTGGAGTTGTAGGTAAAGCTTTCTTTCTATCTCAGTGTCTGGTTCGCCAAATATATCCAAATCATTTGCGTACATGGGGTTGGCTGATGGCCAGACATACTTACCTAAAATACCTTGCTGCTCTGTGACATTTCGTAAGCCTTGGTGTTTTGATCTTTCTACGTGGCCACAGTGTTCGTCTTCTGGGCTTATGTTTGCGTGTGAGTGACCAAAAGAACCGGCAGTCGAATACATCTCGTCTAACCCCTCATCGGCCTTTCTTTTTATTTTAACTTTCATGTATAGTCCTCAAGCTATACTAAATAGTCACTCCGGCTCAAATGCAGCAAGTAGGGGGTGTTCATGTGCTTTAGCAAGAGAAACAACTTGGTGGGTCTTGGTCTCTGCTATTTCCCTAGAATATATTCCAGCTATTCCGCGTTGTTTGTTGTGAACATGAGCAGTTATTGCTTTCGCAGTTGCAGCGTCTTTATGAAAGATCTCAATTAATAGCGCTGTTACAAACTCCATTGGGGTGTAATCATCATTATAAAGAACAACTTTATATTTTTTTGGTGGCTCAACTTTGCTTTTTTGTTTGTCCATGAGACCAACGTCACCTTTTTTATCTAATCCTTTTTTCGGCATACTGCCCTCCCGTTTTATTGACTGTTTAACACTTCCAGATTTCCTATATCAACCGCTTCCACTATATCATATCGAGTCCAGTGTACCATAACATAATTTTCATTTAATGTTATAACAACAACCCCATGTCCATATAATACTTCAGGGGCCTTATGGGGGTTAACATCTAACACAAGATCACCTATTTTCAATGGACATTCTTTAATATAATACATTCTAATTTCTTTGTCAAATTATTTTTGTAAATAAGCTGCCAAGCAAAGACCTGCTGAAATCGAAGATAACGCTAATGCACCATACCCCAATTCAATTGATACACCTACCATAAACAACAATATGTTCAAGCAAAAACATAAAAAATAAATCGCTTTCAAAACAACTCCTATTTTTCAATAAGTAGTCCCGCTCTTGCAATTATGATTGAATCTGCTTTATCATCAGTTCCCGGCTTGGGGTTTCCATATCTTGTGTACTCAACAATAAAATCTTTTGGATACTCTTTTTGAACCCACTCAATAGCCTTAAGTTTTGTTTTTTCTCCACGTTTTATCTTGAGGCCTACAAGGCCTCTAGCTTTATTCGCAGCGATTGAAACAGCACAAATGCCATACAAGTTGCGAACCATCCAACATACCATACCATTGAATCTCTGCAATTTCGCCATTGTCATAGCAGTTGTCTTTCCACCAGAGAACATAATAAATGGGGCCTCAATAAATATTTCTTCTATATGATATTTATTATAATTAACTTGCAAGTATCTTTCTATCTGATAACATCTATCTTCTAATTTATCTTTAGAGTTTAGCTTAATTACTTGACAATCAATCAAACTTGTGTTAGAATCTAAAATAGTTATACCAACCCTACTTGTGCTAACATCTAAACCTAAAATAACTTGTTTCATAATATAATATTATAACATATAATATATTAAATGTCAAGTTTTATTTTAAAAGTATAATCATGATCTTCTTGTTTTCTTACTGGGGTTGCCATCTTGGCGATCCCAATCAAATTCTTGTCTTTATCATAAATTCCAATTTTACTGATATACACTGTCTTTTTAAACTTCGGGACTTCATCAGCAAACTGTGTGTTTACAATATTTTTAATCTTCGGAGGAGTCTCCATATATAAGAAAGACCCAGTCGCTATTTGGAAGGCGTCAGACGAGGTTATATAAGTCGGATTATTGGAGTAATTTAATTCACCGTATTTCGCATGGGCTAACATCGTCATTGTCTGTATGTGGGTGGTACCAGAATATTCCATTAAAAAACTTGATGATAGGGATGTTAGGCTTGGGGTCGTGTTACCATCATTTGCACCGTAACCAAAATAAATCCACTTAGAAGTGTCAGATGCGTCATAAACCAGTGTTTCAGTATTTAGTGACCATGACCCGGTCAGTGCCACAAACCCTTCGTTATATAAAACCACTCCTGCTACAGAGCCGGAACCTGTTGAGCCTACAGGTCCTATCTGGATTAACTCGCCATTTTGATTTTCATCTTGCAATTCGCCAATTAAAGTACCAGTCATATAATATCTTAATCTGACCGACCCTTTCTTTATTGAAGATCCAAACAAAATAGATGGAATAGCAATTAAATTGGCTGCTTGTGTGGCCTTGTCCCCAAAGGATGAAGAGTATTGGTAAAATGGGCTCAGATAAGCGTAGTGGTTAAACGTGTTTTTCAGGGGCTTTAAGTATGTCCTACTTGCCTCCGCAACAGTTGTTGGATAATATATTCTTGTTATACTAGCTGACATGTTATATGAGGAAGTTATCGTGTTGCCATGTAAATTGCGAGCTTGATAATTTATTCTCGTTTCTTTCTTGAAGGTATTCCGGACCCCGTCTTTAAAAACAAACGGATAAATCTTACCTGTTGTGCTCCTGTCTATGTTATACTCATACAGCGACACAAATCCCTTTGGTACACCAATTATATTATCAGAGTACGCACCAGAAAGTGTTGGCGTATCATCAATATAGACTGAGGAACTTTGTATATAAAATTTATACTCAGGATATGCTTCAACCGTATTGTTAAACAAATCGTCTTCATGAAATTTGAAGAAAGACATTTTTAGTAATCCAATCTAACCCTAATCGTAAATTCATTATCTGGGGTCTTCTTGAGCGGTTCACTCAACTTAGAAACTGCCATCAATTCGTTGTTGTCATTATAAAGACCAACAGTTGTAATATATGAAACAGGCAAGTCTGTTGTTTTGGTTTTGACTCGAAGCTTAGATCCAGAAAGATAAGTCGGATTAGAAGAATAATTATACTCATTGTGATTTACACGACAGAAATAAACTGTCGAATTTAATTCTACTGTATTGTTGAATTGTACATTATAAATTCTACTTCTAATTGCATTTGCCGAAGCAGAAATTTCAGAACCAGTAACAAAATTAAGTCCAGTTACTCCTGACGTTTTGCCAAGGGCGCTGGTGGCTGTAGCATTGTTGAGAATACCACCGTCAGCAGCATCTGTGAAAACAGATCCAGAAATAAATGCTATACCAGCTTGATAGAATAATAATCCAACAGCATATGATTGATTTGCTGCTAGCGTGTCAGTATTCAAAACAGAGGCAGTAGCATAGAGAATTCCGTACTCGCCAACTGGTGAATTTACCAAATAGCCGTCTGACCCGCTAGAGTCTGTTATTTTTACTCTCTCCGCATGGAGTGTTCCCGCTTCTGCAAACGCTGAAATAACTCCGAGTTCCATCTCAAACGAACCTTTCTTAATCTCGTCTTTAACCAAAAGTCTAGAAAAGTTCATGAAGAACCCATCATCAATTTTTGTGCCACCGGCAAGAAGATCACCGTCGGCGTCAAAACGAAGAATAGAGCCAGTAGCATCGTATCCCATAAGGACTTGAGCCATTTGATTGTAGATATTCTTCTTCTTTGATTTTTGACTGGTAACTGAACCATATAACGCTGAGTTCGCCCCGACGCCAATCGTTATATCGAATATGTGATTAGCAGAAGAACTTAAGTATGGATAGTCATATACAGACTGAAACATACCGTGACTATAGTCTTTGATATTATGTTCGGTGGTTCCTGCGTTGTAAGTTCCACTCACGATTGTACCCGTTAAAGGGATTGCTTCGTGAAGCAATGTTCTAGTATTGACGATATCTCCACTAGAATTTAAATTTTTATAAAAATTAGCCATATTTTGTCTCTCTTTTGTTAGCTAGTAACTGTTTTAATAAACCTGATAGGTACATCAATTGAATAACCTGTTGACATGCCCGTAACTCTGACAGTGGAATCAATGTATCTTACACTTTGAGTTCCCGCTGTGCCGTCTTTTCGAACCATGGTGGTTGTTCCACCAAGCTGGTTAAATAAATAGGTACTCGTTTGCAATTGAAGTGATGCTTCAATTTTAAATTCAAGCATCGATCCACGAGGACCAGAAATAGTTTGGGTTGTAGAATTAGAGTCATCGGTGTTATCTAATACAATCCCGTCTGATGCGTCTACCGTATAATAAGCGATATTGTCATCATCAATATAATCTTCAGAAACCCTGTCGCCGCCAGACGTTACGATTCGTCCAAGACGATTATCAATTTGCATAATATACGATGCCTCAATCATGTCCCGAATCGAACTTCTTTGTTTAGGAGAGACCTCAGTAGTATCAAGGCCTTGATCTATCCTTATATAATTTGTGCCTTCTAGACTTTGGCCAAACATTATCCCTTGGACTGCGTCAGTCCCGATATAGCCAACAGCCGCACCAGTTTGGGCAGCATCTGTTCCTTCTGTTTCTCGATCAACCGCAACCATATGAGATCCTGAACCGTGTTGTTTCGTGTTTGTTAAATTTGTGTTTAGCTTGAGAACTGGCATGTATAACAGGTTGTTGTTACCCATCGTAACAAGTTTTGACTTCATTGATGAAGCATTATTTGTGAATGCCTCAAGAACCGGAACTTGTAAAATTTCCAAATCATAGTAAGCCGAGCCGCTAGCGTGGGAAGAATTATATAGAGAATAGTCGATTTCTTCATCCCCAAGAGCAAACTTGGTTATTTGGAAAGACCCATCTCCCTTTGCCAAAACCATCCTTCCGTGGTCTGTTAATACTGCATCGAGGATTATATCCCCACTATTGTCTAAAAATGCCATTTTTTTCTCCTAAAAAGGTTTTCTTCTATAATTAGAACACTATTTCAAATTTTCTTCTGATTCTCTTTTTACAATGTCAAAAATTATATTAAAATCTATTTTACGACCAGTATTCGTGGAAGTAATCCTAAATTTAAATTTTCTACCCCAAACTGGTTCCGCTGCATATCCTAAACCAAATTTTGGTAGTAATTTTTTATATGTTTCACCGCTGTACTCGGGAGGGTATACTATTTGCGACTGGGCGAACGCGGGAAGGACATGAAGAAATTGCCCGAACTTTACATCAGGCTGGAACCGTAAATCTATTTCGTTATTAACTTTAATTATATTAACAATTATTTTAGAATCATCTGAATCCTTTAATAACTCAACTTCGTATATAGGAGACGGATTTGAGGGTAAACCAAAATCGTTTATAGTTCTAAAAAAATAATAATATTTTCTGTTTGCTCTTATCTTTTCGTCTATTACAACATACGGCATGCCTACCGCATTCTCAGCTATGAAAGAAGTGTCATGCCTATTATAATTTGTAATTTTACTAAATGATTTGAATATTTCAAATTTTCCGGGATGTTCAGAATATTCAAACTCTATGTCTTCATCTTCGTTAATACCCGGAATGAAATTCATTATTTGACTATCTTTCTCGTGCACTGATACGAATTTAGAAGCTTGCTCACCTCTTTGTAGATCCAATAATATTTTTATTTTACTTTTCGAATTTGATTTATTAATAAATTTTACATACGGAGGTATTGGGGGTTTCTTAGTAACAAACACTGACTTTCGAAAAAGTGGAAGCTCTAGAATTTTCATAGATGGCTTGATTACAACATCAATTTCAAATCTCACTTCTTCCTCTGATTCTCTTTTATCCGCTAATCTATAAGAATATTCCGAGCCTTTTACTAAGGCGTAGCCCATAACAATATAAGTATATTGCTCCATAGGCTTGATTTGGGTATCTGCTAAAATAACATCACCAGTGGTATCCGCCACTATATAAGTTTGAACAGGAGATACATTTGTATTATCACCTGCGTATTTTTCAATTTTAAAAAATAACCACTCGTATTCCGCTAGCTCTTCATCATATATTTCTCCAAGGTTTCTGGTAGCGAGTAGCGCCGCTGATTTTATATTAAGGTTTGCGGCCCATCTTGCTGATTCTTCTTCCATTGTAGATTTTTCTTCGTAGGGTGGCATAACAAGCATTTGGTCGTTCGAGAAAGAGGAGTTACCTTGGCCTATAAGATTAAATAGGTCGACCGAGTGGGCCTCTCTTTCAACTCCTCCTATTTCAAATGTAGTTCCTGATTTGGGATATTCTATGTAATCATTTACTATTTTGTCGTAAAGGTCGATTCTTGGGTCCTTCAGTATGCTCAAAATTGTTTGTTCTTTTACAGCAGAAAAAATAATTTTGTTGTGGTAAGGAAACTCAGATAATGATGAGTTACCGATCCCAAAGCTATATTCCGAACCGAAGAAGACTCTAGAGCGCTTTTGCACAATAGCCCCGTCAGAGCCGACGTAGTGAGACTCAAGGTCTGTATTGAAGTTCTTTATCTTTTTAGAATTGATGCTAGTTGAGAATGGGGTAAAATTATCAACTTCTTTCATGTTCTGCGAGCTAACAGTAGATAAATAAACCGTTGGTATCATCCTGTGGTCTTTATCTGCAATGAACGTATCGTATTCAATAGAACTGTAGAGGTAGTCATTATTAATTTTAAAAAAATTAGTTTGCTTATGAAGCTCCATACCACTCAAGAAAGAAATATCAGTAGGCATGTCAAACGTAGCATTATGGTTATAATATGTAGGCCCGAAAGCCATAATACTTGTTATGTCGAAACCTTTTACTGTTGTTGCTACGATTCTTTGTACAACTGTGTTTTCTTCAAAGTCATATTTTTCTTCTTGAAAGCTAAGTTCACGAATTGCATCGCCTCCGCCATTTAACATCAACTCATCTATTCCCATATCTGCTATTCTTAGTTTGGTAGACATTAGTACGAACCTCCTGTTGTAGCTGTCGTCGTGCCACTAGTTAAAGTGGGAGTTGCTGTGGTTGTTGTGGTTGTTGAAGTGGGTATAGCTGTGGAAATTGTTGTAGCCTGTGGCCGGCCTGAAACAAAGTTGTTGATTTGGGTTACTATATTACTAGTCGCCTGTGACATGTTGAAATCAATACTGTTAGAATATTCACTGATAACTAAGTCAGAATCAAGATCATCACTTTGGCCATCTGCCAAAGAGGGATCGTATAAATCACCTCTGGAAATAAAAAAGTATTTATTTGTAAATGCTAGATTGGTCCTGTCGTCTGTTCCAATTCCGAGTTCTTTGTCTACGTGATAAACCATCTTACAGAAATAATAGCCTGTCATATCGAGTAAACTATCTGGGTCCAACATATCCCAAATGGGCTTGTTTAATAGCATTTCTCCCGTTTCTTTTATAGCTTCATAACCTACCAGAACCTCGACCTTAACGATAGTAAAATACGAAACCTTGCTAAGCAATTCAGTGTCTTTAGCTACTAATCTATCTTTCCGCTTGAACAGGTTAATTTTTGATGATTTACCTTTTGATAAAAACAGGGCCTTCATATGGTTTGGCAAGTTTGCAACTCTTGACGAAAATGCTTCAGGGGTTGAATTGTTCTTAATCTTATTTAAAATATTTTGTTTGTTATCAATATCAAAAGTATTTTTTGACACCACCCTGCTTGGTGGGGCTATCGAAAGTTGGCTACTTATCGCAGACATACTTTGCTCCGGAATAGGCTCCAATTTAAAAACAAGGTCCTTGTCATACACGACGAAAGAAGAATCATTACCTAGATATTCTTCCGAATTAATAGTTATTTCTTCTTCTGCGGTGTCCTCGAAGTTCATAGGGATAGGGCTAAGTATAGAAAACTTAGGAGACAAATTTAAATTTGAAAATTTTCTTTTTCTTGTCCTTGACTTTCTTGTTTTTTTTCTTCTTGTCGGCCTCTCTGGTGGAATCCTCTGAACATTATCAAATAATTTATTAAATTTGTTTACATCAATAGATTCTGGTTCTTTTAGGTCAAACCGGACTCCTTTATCCCGAACGGACATTGGGCTTATATAGCCGTAAGAAAAACCAGTAGTTTGTACAAGACCAGATAATGTGTCAGGATCAACAGGCTCTTGGGAACTATAGATTGCAGGGCCGTCTGTAAACAGCTTGCTTCTTTCTTGGGACAGTCTATTTAAAAATTCCTCGGGTTGTATCTTCGGCACACCCGAGGTGTAATTTGGTTCTATAAAGTTGTAGCGCTTCCTATTTTCAAAAGGCAAGAATATTTTTTCGAATCTGTGGCTGATTTTAACCAAAGTTGATCTTGGAGTGTTCTTAGGAAAAACCTTAAGACTGTTTTCTTTTATTTGGCTTGGTGAAAAAGAAAAATAATTTATCATTTTGTGAATCATTCTATCCATCTCTTCCAAAAAAGAGCTAGCACTTTTAGTTGTTGCAAACCTAGGGTTTAATTTTGAAGTATTGCTTTGTAGAATAGTCGACAAGTCAGCCTGTCCCATGTTGTACATGTAAGAATACATTTTAGCCAGCACCAAGGGTCCCTGAACCCATGGGGCAGATGAGTAATTTTCTTGATATTCGAAATCTTGATTATCAAAAAAGTTGTCTCTTGTTTGGTCCATGTCATAGTTGTAATTTTTCTTAGAAGACAACATATCACAATAATCCGTGACCCTCTTGAACGTTTCTAAAATGTTATCAAAAAGACTTTGTACAAATGGTATTGTTGGGTCTTTAAACGATAACTCTACCTCATACATATATTCGCCTACCCTGTTATCGTTAATGAGAAAATCTTCAAATTCAAAAAATCTTATATTATTTTCGCCTAGAAACATCTCCTTGATGCTTCCATCAATATTATAATCTTGTAAATTGTTTCTATAAAATTGACCTGACAATGGCTCCTCTCCGGCAGTTAAAATTGGCAACTCTTCTATAACCATATCATAATAAAAATCTTTGTTTTTCGATAATCTAGTTAATGGCTTTATAAGTTTGTTTTCGTCATAAGAGGTTATAATATATTCTTTGCTAACTGAATCTCGATAAGTCTCTATCGGACTTCCGATCTTGTTAGTTCCATAGGCTAATTTAATCCTGTCTCTTATTATCGTAAGGTTGTTTATTTTAAAATTAGACATAATAGAGTTTAATACAACGGGGTTTAGTCCTTCTAGTGTTCTACCAAATTTAGTTTTCCTTAACAACATGTCCCTGACGTTGATTCCAAACAATGCAGAAATATTACCGGAATATGTGACCGTATCGTATAACTCAGTAAAAGGAGTATAATTGTTGTCTTTTTTAATTTGGCTTTCTCTGTTGTAACTGTCGGGTTTCATTTCTCTATAATCTTTTATTTTATAGTTAAAAACCTCTAATGTTGTAAGTTTAGAGTGAGGCACATTCTTGTGGTAAGATCCTGCCATATATCCCCCTTCGTGCATATGAACTGGTCCTATATATTGGGTACCGTTAGAGTTTAAGAATACCGTTGTCGTTCTGTTTATGTTTGATTTCTGAAATACGGTCTCTGATGATACGGGGCCGTAATACGACATTTCCGGGATAATTTTTATAGAACCACCAGTCGCGGATGCTTTTGCCTCATCTAGGTAAACAGCGCTGAAAATTTTCAATTCTGATTTTAACAAATTGTGTTTGAAATCGAAAGTGAAATTGAAATACTTATAACCATCATCGATAGATGTCTCCACCTTCGAATTAAATGTTTTGTTAATTATTGTTGGGAAGACAAAATCTATAATGTTGCTTTGCAAACTGTTTGCCCTTTCGCGGATTGCTCTTTCAGAAAAATCTATATTTCCATCTGTTATCAAATCTCCGATTTCTTCTTCACTACTTGCTACAAATAGAATAGACATTGCGGTTGTAAGTCGGTCGTTATCAGACCACAGTTTTTTAACCCCTAAAGAAGAGGTATCAACAATGCAGACATGGGCCCTAAGAGATGCATTGTCGTCATTGTGTCCTTCGAGGATTTCTATGCCCTTTATATAAACATTGGGCAATAACTCGTTACCAACTAAAAAATCACTCATCTTCGCATACCTCTATGTCATTGTTTCCAGTAGAATATATATTAACATCTAAAGCTTCCTCTTTATCCAGCAAATCATCGCAATCGTAATCTTGCAAATCAACAAATATATCTTTTGCACTCAAGGATCTTATACCCTCACATATTTTGATTCTTGACACCTCGGAATCAATCATGAGGTCAAAGTATTGCTCGACCGTGTCAGCATCGACACTCTCTTCTGGTTGTTCGAAAATGCCATCTTCACTTCCGGGGGTTCTTAATCTAAGTATGTCATTTTTTATTTCGTTTTCATCAATATCCCTAGAAAGAAATTTAAGCTTTTTATATTCAGCTTTATCCTCTTCGTATAAAAAGACATCCATTGTGTAATTGTCACTAGTATTAAATCCGTTCTTTTCACTAAGATATATTAACATTTCCTGCTCTTTTACTCGTATAAAGCTTGCATCGTCTGCTCCCATATCCGGGCTATAATCAATGTAATTTGAAGTTGGCATGCCACCTTGCCTAACATCACCAATTGACATCGTAAAGTTCAACAAACTATTAACTTGAGGAATTTTGATATTTTCGTTTGTGTTGGTTGTGTAATTATAAGAAAAAGTATCAGCCTCACCCTGTAGTATGTAGGCTTCCCAACCAACCGCATCTTGGTCAGAAAAATTGTTAGTTCCAATCGCATAAGTCATCGAATCGTTCTTGTCTATCGACAAAGAACTCTTAAGCCCAGTATCTACCCCACGGTGAGTTGTTTGTGGTCTTAGCGACGGAGTTTCTGACAAAATTCTAGTTTTTGATTGTAAGTTGGTTTCCGTAAAGCCTCCACGTTCTGAATCATAAATCACATCATCATCAAAAAAAGCATAAAACTCTGGTTTTAGTTTTCCTTGCGACAGTAACTTTCTACCGTGAGGAGTCAACTCTATCTTAATAACATCTTCCTTTTTATTAAAAAAAGTCATGATGTTTTATCTCCTGCTACCCATTTTGTAGAACCATCGCTGTATGTGATCTTGGTAGACCCAGCGGCACTATAATATGTTCTATTGGTCTCCATAAGAGCTTCAGTCGATGTATCTTGATCGGCTTTCTTCGGGATATTTCTCATTATAGCTTGTGTTGCGCTTTTCATTATACCACCAGTTTGAGGAAGTTTGGACTCCTCACTAAACTTGACATTAGCTTCCAACTTAATTAGTTCAACCAACGAAAAGAAATCATAAGGCCAATTGAATGAAATTGGTGGACCCGAGTCGTTGCCGGCCTTTAATAAACTCTCGAACGAATCCGCTATATCTTGGTCAACATTAGCTATCGCTCCTTGTGAAGCATTCCCCACTTGTTTAATAATACTCTTGTCGTAAAAATTTACCTTTGCTCTCTGTTTTACCTTAAAGATCATCCACCGAAGACGATCAGGTATGTCGCTGTTTTGCCCGAGAAGCTCTTCCTCTAGCAGACTATGACTGCTATATGCCGTTGCCTCTTCATGGGAAATTCCAATGTTTGGTTGAACCCCTTGCCACATATCTGCCAAGTCTTGTTTTCCAAATTTATGTTTAAATTCAAAAATATACATCGCAATCGGGTCAACTGACCTTAAATCGTTATAGAAGTCCATTGGGGGTGGAAAAACATAATGCTTCATCTTATCAACCATGTTTTGGACACTTTCTGGTATTTCTTCAGGAAAGCCTTGGTTGATTAAGGCTAAAGCACTTTTCCCTTTCGAGCGCTGTATCGCGACTCGGACTTCCTTTTCATCTAATTTGAAAAATTTTCTTCTGCCTTCTTCTTCGATAAAAGGAACAGCAACCACTGCTTCTCTTACTTCTTTGGTGTCAGCCAACTGTCCCATTTTAACTGGGGCACTATTGAATCCGCATAGGTCCATTAGCGAGCCTGTTGTGGAAGTGGTGGGGTCTTTAGCAGAAGACTCTGGAACTCCTCCATTTATAATTTCAATATGTCTGTCTGGAACATCCGTGACTTGCATAAATATTCCTTTGGATGGATCTTCCTCGATTCTTCCATATTGGTGCCACATTCCTCTTGGCACGGACTCGGAGCCGTTTAACGGCAAAGTGATAGAAGTCGAAGCAGACAAATGATTAAAGTTTAACATTGGTGATTCAAAGTGTGGTTGTATAACCCAGTGTTGGTCATCGTTTGCCGTTGTAGAGACCACGATTGTTTGCTCATTTGCGCCTTGCCCAGTAGTACTGACGGAGGCTTTCGTGAAGAGGTTTAGCGAGGCAGAAAGTTGAAGAAATGTATCATTTGCTTTGTCCCCAATGGTTTCTTTGTTTCCATAGCTGGGCGATAAGCCAGCCAAAGAGTTTTCGTCAATCCACCGAAAATACTCAACAGTGGATTGGTTTACTATCTCATTTATAGTATATTTTTTAGTTTCGCTTGGCTGGAATCTGATATCAGCCCATCCCTCACCATGATAATAAGGAGGAGTAAAAGGATAATTATAACCTTCTCTCGAATCCTGAACTGTTTTGACATTCACTCCGTTTGCGTGTCTCCAAATACTTGGAGGACCAAAGGCGCTAGGCCTAGAATACATTGTAAAAGTTTCGAAGTTGTTGACATCCGTAATCTGCGGAGTTTCTACCCCGATATCAGTTGCAACAGCGAGTGGACCCTGAGCAAAAGTACCAGACAATGTCGATTTAAACATCTTCACTCTCATCATATATGTGTGATCCTTTCTAGCGTTCCCCACTGTTGGATCGCTTGATTTTTTAGATGCAATTCTAGAAAATTCTTTCCCTTTCAAAAAGAACTCTGGGATTTCTGCCAAATAATTATGTATCATTAGCTTGTATAGTGGCCCGGACTTAGGAGAAAAGAAAACAGAAGCTGATACGTTTCCGCTGGCATGTGGTTCTTGGGTGGGGATTGAATAACTTGACAAGTGTCTTGCAGGCTCGATCAGCGCTTTAAAGGGAACTCTCTTATCCCAGTTGACTATCCCGTCAGTCGACGCATCGTATTTGAGTCTTATCATGTATTGGTCAGCATCTAGAGTTGGGTGCGACAAAATCGCATTTAGATTTTCATTTGACCCCTCGGTTCCCGATGCCATATAGGACCCCGTTACGATGGGGTAATCAACTGCTACCCCGGATTTTATTGAATTGTATAATACTCCGGGAGCAAACATCGGAGCAAGAACATTTTGCATTGCAAATTCTGGTTTGTTGCCCGTACCCCAAGAGGTGCTACTAGCGGTAACCGTGAAAGATCCCGAATATGATTGGAAAAACTGCTTTGCTACCTCGACAGATCGCTGAACGGGATAAAAACCGTCATAAGGTAAGAACTTTTTAACCGCTTTGCACTTTAACATAAGCCTGCTTGGTTTAACAAAATCCTTATGTTCTTCTTTGACAAATTCAAAATGTTCCATAAAGTCAGTATTTGTAAAGATTTTATAGAAATTAGCCTCTGCTGAGCCTGTGGTAGAAGCAAGGCCTCCTGTTAGCTCAAAAATACTCAAGTTTTGTTCAATAGAACCAGTTGACTGGTAAGCTTTTACGTGATTGGACATTCTAAATTCTGGAATTATAGAATAATCTTTGTATTTGCTTTTGAGATCTACGTGGTACAAATTATATGTGTCATAAAATGGAGCACGACCAGATTGTGATGGGGTGTCCCATGCTGCTTCGCCCTGTGGTATATGTTCCATCGCTATATCACCAAGCGTTGTTCCATATCTAATTCCCTCTATAGGCATACCACATGGAGAAACTACTGACTCTGATTGTATTAATGTATGTCTTCGGGCATATATTGGAGCAGGGGCGAAATGAGTATTTATAAGGCCAAAGGTCAAATAAGAGGTATTGTTTTTATTAAAACTACTATATCTATTCCACAAGATACCGGGATTAGTATTGGAGCCCTCTGTTAGACCAAAATAAACTTCGTTCGGGGCGCTGCCGAGGGCAAGCCTAGATGCACCTACTATCGTTGTCGCCCAATTTTCCGTTACGTCCAAGGGCCATACGCTTTGGGATACAGGGGCGGTACCAAACCCATTGGATATTTGCCCATTAGAATTTCTGTTTGTTCTCTCATATCTCCACGGGAAAGAGAAAGTGGTTCTTTGTCTCTTGAAATGCCTATATGTGTATTGCTTTTGTGGAAACACTACCTCCCTATAGGTAAATGATTCAAATGAATCAACTAAGCTGCCATCGCTATCTAATCCACCATTGAGGTATTCTTTTTTAATTTGATTAAACTCATCGCTTTCCTTGTCATTAAAGTCATAATAATTATTTATTTCTGGATTTGTAAAGCCAGCTATTGCATTTCCGTATGAGGCTTTTATTCTAAAACGACTCAGCGAGTCTCCCTGAATGCTCCCAACAGAAACCACAAATGGTTTATATTTTGATGTAACCGGACTTTCGTGGTACGCCTCAATTGCTCCATATTTGCTTCTTAAGGTGTGTTGTTTGCCTGCCATTTTGAAAGAAAACTCTTCTCCGGGCTCTCGAACAAAGGTGAAAATGTTGCTCTTCTTTTGTCTACGAGTGAGGGGATTATCGCCAACCCTGATTTGTTTCCACGTTGGAAAACCATAAGGACCATTGCGATGGAGTATAAGAGCAGGAAAAAACGATGCAGTTGCCCGAAGGAGACCAGCGTCATTAGCTGCATGGGCTCCGGTCTGTGGGTCGACCAAGTGTGCTGGGAAATCAAAATTTTTAACATATTTAAGATCGTTTGGAGTGGTTCCGCCCAACGTCGACCCAATATGGTTTTGTTTAAACTGAACAAATGACCCGAAAGATACAAACTCCCGTGCCAGTTGAGCGTCTTCGTCATAACCAACCGGTTCATAAATGAATGTGTTCAATCCTACATAATCTAAATAATAATTCGCCATTTTATACTCCAAAAATCTCTGAGGCTGTGGGAAAGGTTATCGCATCGTAAACAGTGTACGAAAATAAAGTTGTAAATGATAAATTAGCAGCATCAGTAGAATTTCTACCGTTACCTGAAATGTCATAAAAGTTACTTGTTGTGTCTTCACTAAAACTTTCCAGCGTAAGCCCCTTGTAGCTTCCTGCGCCCATTCTGTAATACAATTCCATGTTTGTCCTATACGCGTATTCCCTGAATCTATCACCATCGTTATATAGGGTGGTTACATTCGCTTGCGATAACCCATCGCTAAAGATTGCAAAGTTATCCAAATTTCCCCTAAATGCTTCGTTCTTAAAATAACTATTTCCTATGTAACAATTTTGTCCAGATAAGGGCACAAGGCTTCCGACTGGGGTTGCCGTTTCATCGAAACCATTCGCTAGGGCTCCATCAATATATAGTACCGGATCATTCGAAGTTGCACCACCATCATACATAAGAACTATGTGGTACCACCTGTTGAGTTCAAACGTCTCCTTGGAAATCCAAACCCCATCTGTTGTAGACCAGTCTGCCTCGAATCTAAATTTGTTTTCGAACAAAGATAATTGCAAATCTCTATATGAGAAGGAAAGAATTCTTTGATAGTCGTATGAGACAGTATCTGTTGTTCTTTTAAACCAGAAAGCGCAAGCCATTGTTCTATTGGAACTTCCTTGGCCAACAATACCGTTCCACAGAGTATCCGTGCCTATCTCGATAAAACTAGTGTTACTTGAAAAATTAGCACTTTGATCCAAGTCTGTGTTTACTAATTCACCATCCCTTGGGAGGTAACCATAAACCCGTTGTTTTCCACTTCTGATTCCATAGTTATAGTTTAAAGATGAGGTAACCCAACTATATTGGTAATCACTTTGCGGAATTGGACTCTGAAAAAAGGCGTTGTTATGGTCCTCATTAAAAACAGGAGATAATAATTGAGAAGTACTGGTTGGTTTTCTGCTAACATTTCTTGGTATTTTATGAAACGAGGGAACAGTGACATACTCTGTCGAGGTGACGGAGCCCACTCCTGAATCGCTTCCAAATTTACCACTATGTCTTTGTAGATGTGTTCTTAAGCCTGATCTGTTGCCATGTATATCTATAGCCCTAATCGTACCAGACTCGCCTGAACCAGAGCCTCTAACTGTCAGATTTCTATATGGCAGTGCATTGTGAACAGAATATTCGTGAGAGTATGCATCTAAATACCCCTTGCTTTGCACTTCAATACCACCCGGTGCTGAAAAGCGAGATGTTATAATTGTTCTGTTTTTAGATTCGCCAAGAAGAGAGTCATTGATCGAATGCAAGTTCCTTGAAGCAACAGAGTCATTAATACCACCAGTAAATGAAATAGTTCCAGATAAGGAGCTTGTACAATTCAGATAAGCAAAGTGGTCGACACCAATAGTAATCGCAGAACTAGTAACGAACCCGGCTGTTATTCCGTGTGTTGTTTCCCCGTTGTAAGCAGCGGTGTTTGTTGACGTTTTTAATGAAAACAGCGCCATTGGTTTTGCATTTATAACTCCGCTTACTGGTGTTAATAAGATGCCCGACCCTGCTTCTTGATATTTGTCTTTAACGGTTAACGTATTAGCCCCAAATGTGGCAGCATGGTCTGTGATTGTAAACCCGGTGTGCATACTACCTGTAATTGTAGTATCATCAAAGGTCCACCAAGAAGTCAAATCACCAGTTGGAAGATAAGTTCCAGCGGAGGCGCCTGTTAAATTAAACTTTGTACCACAATTGTATAATTGTATTACCTGAACGGCAGTCAATGGGGCTTTCCAATACGATACTTCATCATATTTTCCTTGAAAAGGGAAGTAGTGACTATCTGCTTGATGTCCGTTGCTCATTACAAATACCGCCCCAGAAATTACATGTGCGGTTCCGCCACCGGGACTCTCGGAATTTACTGATTGAGACACCCCATTGACATAAAATGCTGTTTGGCCTCTTGTAGTGTAGTCTGCACCACATATACATGCAAGGTGTATCCAGCTTCCGCTATAACTAGCCTGAAAATCGTTTATCTGAATTGTCGAATTAGAAGATCCGCCACCACCAGTAACCCCATACCTTGTAAGAGATAAGTGGCCATTTGTATCAATTTTTATTTCTGCTGATCTTTGACCGCCTTTAGAAGCTGCCGTATAAAACAGATTTTTGACATGACCAGTCGAAGCGGTGGACACATTTATCCATGATGAAAAAGTAAAAGCTGCCGAACCACTGGCTCCTACAAGCGTGCTACTGCTCAGGGCTACGTTCTGACCGTTAATTGAATGACAGGTAAAGCCTTGACTATAATTATCGACCGCGTTTACTATTGAATAAGTTGAAGTTATAGCAGGAACAGCAGTCAAAAGTCTATTTAATTCATTCCAGTATTCAACCGAGCTTCCTGTTGGTTTTGCAACAGTGTCAAAATCGCCTGAATATGCTGCTGAGCCTGATACCCCTATTGAGATACCCACATCTTCAATCAAGATACCATGGTTTTTACCCGCTTGCTCAAGCCAAGTATTAATCAGGGAGTACTCATTCGATCCGGATGTACCATAAGCGTTGAACTCTGCGCTAGCTGTGGCTCCCGTGACTGCCGGGATGTCTGGTTGTCTATTGTTCGAGTGTTTACCAAAAACATTACCATTGGCTGTTGCTGCATACGCCACAAGGGTCAACGGGTGAGTCGTCGTCGGCAACGATGCTGTTATAGAAGTCGGTAAGTAATTTGACTGTACCGGGTTTTTCCTAAAATAAAGATTATTTTCTTGTTTCCCGACAGCAGAAACTAACTCATAATTTTGGTAAAAGCTTCCGTGGCTGATGCTCCCTGTCGTGGTTTTTATGTTTTCGATATTAACAGGTCGCTTGGCTCTTTCGCCACGGTAAAAAGTTGCTCCTTTTCTTGCCGGGTCGGGATAAGGGCCGCCATAATCGAAACCTGTGAATCCAAAGGCTCCATCATACTTAGTGAATCCACCCGAGTCTCTTTCTCCGAACAATAGACGCCATGCCTCTGGTCTGGTGTACTGATTGTGGATATTATTAGGGGGAGCACCGCCTGAATCGTCATCATTCAGGGTGTTATCGTATCTATTAACCTCGATGTGTCTAGATTGGTGACCGCCAACCCAAGTATTTGTAAAAGGGCCCTGCATTGGGATTTCGTTTGTAAAATCAGTAGTGTCAGAGTGGAGATTGGTTATCCTGACATCATGATATTCATTCAAAACCGAAGCCCCATAACCACTACGTACTGATTGAGAAACAATTGTCAATGGCAACTTCGAAACATCAGTTCTGTAATTGTAAGTTTCATTAGCGTTTGTGGGAGTTGGTGTAGATCCACCACCAGCGTATTTACCTATGAACGCATCAACATTTAAATTTTCTTTAATGTTCGGCCTGTGTATGTCGTCACATCTTCGTTTTGTTATAACACCAGAGCCAGTGCCACCACCAACTAAAACGACATTTTTTGGTATGCCAATGTTTGTTTTATCACCATGGCGACTTACTGCATTGTGGATAAAGTCTCTGTCTTTGTTCTCGGGATGGTTTATACCAGCGTGTATTCTGCTACCAAGCGTTGTCTCGATAGAGTATGGTTTGGCCAATTTCCTTATAGCGTAAGTCGAGGCCTCGTAAACAACACCTGTCTCAGTTGAGGCACTCAACGCTGTAGCATTATTGTGGTTAAGGATAACTTTTCTTATTGATTCGCGATCTGCTATATCCGTTCTTACTTCCCGATCTTTGTTCCAAAGGCAATTATCATTTTCAGAATCAGGCAACGGAGCATGACCGAATTTCCAATTATAATTTAACTCAGAATAACTTTTAATACTGGTCTCTGTCGCTGAGTATATATCCAGAAGGGGGAACTTATTTTGATACTTGTTACGCTCCAACATGTGACTTTCAATAATATTAGAAATACCTTTTGAGTGTCTGGTGCTGATTGGGAACAACTGGTTTACCATTTCAGACACAGTTACATCAATCCATTTAAAATACTCAGTAAATCGATCGAAATTTGGGTCTCCCTCATTTTTTTCGAAAAACAATCTTCTCAAGATGTTCAAATTTTTGTATTCTATCCTATATCTATCTATTGCCTTACCAACAAGATTATTCATTTCCTTAACAGAGGAGAACATCTTTAACATTTCTTCTGAAACTACTTGGCCCATACTCTTCTCAAGGGCGTACAGGTTGTCACTAACATCATCGTCTTTGATGATTGATTCTTCTTTATCCCCTTTGATAAAAACGTTGTTTGCTGTAAACGCAATTTCAGGCAACTCTTTCTTAAAAGAGAATATAGGTTCGTTATCAACCATCGTAGAAACAGAAGCTGGGAATCCATGTCCTAAGACCCTGTGTTCCCTCCTGTTGATGTTGTCAATCCAGCCGTATATCACATCTGACGATCCGCTTGATAAATCCTCAACTATGAACTGGCCGCTTGCATTAGAGCCGGTCACAGTTGAAAAATCATGATTAGCAGCTATCAAATCCGCACTTGGGACTTGTTTGTCCAAATTTAATGAAAATAAAGTAGGACTCTGATAACTCTTTCTAAGTCCATAGTTTGAGGGATCTAAATTGTGTTGCTTAATGATAGAATCTTCTAAATAATCCATATAAAATCTAAACGCACCGATCTTCATATCAGTCTGTTGTAGTACAGAGCCCGTGAAGTTCTCGACATGAGAACCGAAGTAAAAACGCTTGCTATCAGATAGAAACGCTGATCCGCTATCGTAAGATACACTCGATGTTACAGTGAATTCGCTTCGAACATCATCATAGTCGTGTGTAACACCATAAAGTTCTACGTTGTATGTGGGGTTAGATGAGGAGACAATATTACCAATTAATGGATACTTGTCAGGTTTTACTCGGACTGCTATATTCCACCTTTGGTTATTGTAGATTTGATTATAAACACTAGAAGTCAGATAAAGTGATCCATCTCTGTTTGTTAATACAAATTGGGCGTTTTCTGATTCTATTCCATCACGAAGTAGGTAAATTTGAAAATTACCTATGTCTTCGGTTAGCGGTCTCCAAGTATAATCAGTACCAGCACCACCGTCAGCAGGCCTATGCATACCAAAGATGGAACTCGATAGAAACGAAGTGTCAAAATGCCCCTTTTCGTGCATCTTTAGCTTATATGGCACTACTACGTCGATCTCTGCCGTAAAGGCCGAAAATTGCTCGCTTTTGGACGCCTCTGAGCCTGATATGTAAGATAGTGAATTACTGTCTGAGGCTGTGAGGAACATTGTTGCGCTCATCAAAGAGCCACTATTAAAGTTTATATACTTTGTAGTCTGCGAAGTTTGCTTGTGCTTGTCATTGAAATAGTGAGTTCCGCCATCAGTATAAACGTTAAGCTTAACGATTTCGTCGTCAATACCAAAACATCTAAGCATATTCCTAATTGATCTCTCTGTTCCTTTAGATTTATAAATAAAATCCAAGTTATTGTAAATGTTAGTATAGATCAGATTCTTTATCTCACTCAGTTTTTCTTCAAATAATACTTGGTTATCATCTCTATCCCCGAACATCTCAATAAGATTAGAATTAACAAAAAGATTTGGTGTTACCAGCCCCTTGCTCTCTAACATATCTTTTGCAAAAGGAAGTGCCTTATAGCTTGAACTGGGAAACACTCTGTTCTGTAAAGATGGTAGGGCTGTTATTTGAGAATGCAAAGTGTCAAAATGGCTTGCTATTATTTGATAAAGGTATTTGACATTGCTGTTCGTCTCTTCGTCTTCGTCTCTTATCCACTGTGGTATTGTGTTATATAACAAAGAGGGGTTGATAACATCCCAATCACTACCAGAGGTTTGCAATTCGGACAACAAGTTAACAACGGTTGGGTGGGTACTATACACTATTGGGTCTTCTTTTTCAGTCGTGACCAAGCTAGAAGATACAAACGCTGAGCCTGTGTTTCTCGATCCCGCAGCGTAACCAGTCCAAGACCCGTTGATGATTCGGCCAGAATAATCCAATACAACAGAGTCTTTGCTAGAATATCCAGTTATGCCCTCATTAAATTTATAATAAAGACCAAGATCAATATTAGCATCATCAGTATTAGTTCCGCCGTTTGCAGGTACATACCAATTATCATAAACCTCTTCTGAGGTTCTCCTTGCTTTCCAAAAACGGAAGTCATCTAAACTAGCGCTTAGTTTACCAGCATATTGGTTAGATGGAGATAGATGGGAAGTTGTACCAATCAAAGATCCAATGTACCCATTTATTCTTCCGCCTACCGAGCCCATCGCGCCACCAACGTTGTGAGTCGTTTTTTGGTTTAGGTCGCCGTTAGTATAGAACCTCGTTATTAGGCCTGAAGATTCGGAGACAACCGATAGGGCGTAATGGCCCCATGTCGCTAATGACGAAGTGTGAAATGTACTACTACATACTGTTTGTTCGAATATCCCCTTTCCAGACGCTAATGAGCCGCTACGGAATGTCATTTGGAAGCTGTTTAGTCCGTTTAGAGCCGACCCGCCGTTTAGAGAAAGAGTGAAGCGACCATATGTAGAACCACCAGTCGAGTTGTTGTTCCATAAATCTAATATAACTTCTCTAGAAGACTTAGTTGCATCAAAATCATCTTTCTTTAGCCAAAACTCTACAGTCCATCCTTTTTCTGGATCTAGTGTGAAAGTGGAAGTTCGAGATGCAGCACTATCATAAACCACTGAATTATCAAAAGTTTTATACAATGGTGAGTTTTCCATCCCAGAAGATGCTGTGTGTATTCCGCCCCTAATGAAAATATATTCATAATCTGAAGATGCAACGGTGCTACCATACCCCTGAGCGTCAGGAGACCCGGAGCCCCAACCGCCATATGAAAAATTAATATACCCAGTTGATTTGGGATACAACTTGTCAAAAATATATTTGTCTAAGTAAGAAGACGATATTTCAAATTTGGTTTTTTCTTTTTCTGATCCGTCATAGGGATAATCACCATAAATCCTCTCCAATGCCTTAGTATAATACTCGTAAGCAGAGCCAAATTTAGCAAAGTTACTAGCAGAGCTAAAATCCACATAAGGTTGAAATGTTTTATCTCTTTTAGTGGATTCTATAATATACTCGTTTGATTCAACCTTCATACTAGAAGTTGAAACGTTTTCTATAGAAACTGGTTTTTCAAAAAGATCTCTAATACTCATCGTTTTCTACCTTGAATTTAAATAAATATGGTTGCTCTCGATATACACCAACAGCATCATCATAGAAAGAATACTTGAATGCGTAAGTGTATCCAGATTCAAGCAAACTCATATCAAAATCAAAATAATTTCCCGACACATCATAAGATAGCATACTATAATTGTCAGATCCTGTTCCGTATGGAATAACAACTTTTTGGTCTACAGTTCTCATAATTTGGAATGAGGCACTTTCAATAATCTTGCTATCGATAGTAGAGACCGCCTTAGTATAAACATTAGGAGACCAACCTTTATCTCTCACAAAGAGTCTAAATCTTTCCGTTTCTTTATTTGAATATTTTTTTAGTAGCTTTGGCATTGTTAGTACATGAGTATTAGATACATCATAGTTTTCCATGCCAAAATCAGTTGGAGTAAATGCCGAGCCTGTCTGTATTTGGGAACCACTGTACGTCCAAACATCTACCAAGTAAGGATACGTTGCAGTGACAACACTACTGGTCACTGAAAACTGCGCTTTATAAACACCCTCTGAGACTCTTGATGAGCTTAAAAAATTTGCTGCTGCATTTGAAGAATCTCTAAGATATTGGGCTGAGCCTTCTGGTGCTGACCCAGAAGCGTAATGCAAATTTAAAACTGGAAGCTGGGTTGTCGCACCTGCGATGTCTCTCAACCTACCCCTAACATAATTATATAAGAAAAGAGTATTTAAATTCTCTGAAGCTGGGGCAATCGAGCTACTAAAATAAAATGTACCTCTATTGTCTCTCCTTGAGGAGTCCCATCGAGCTTCAATAGATGGTTTTTCGAAAAAGAATTCTGTACCTCTGCCAAAGAACTTCTTTGTATAATACGATTTTGTAGCGCCACCACCAGCAGGGCTCAGAGAACTAGTAGCCTCTTGTGACCCTGATAACCTAACGAGCACACCATAGTTAGTCTTGCTACCCAGCACGTTACCACCGCTATTCAACCATTGCTCGACCAATGTGGTTACATCTATTTCTAAATTTTCATCGCCAATTTCAAAATACTGCTTAAAGGAAGAACTTGTATCTGTGTGGTAATCTCCACCTGCTGTGGTCCACGAAGTCGAGCTTGCTCTCTTAATCCAATTAGAGCCTGTGAAATCGTAAGTTAGATCTGTATAGTTATCCATGTCAAGACCGTTGCCCTCTTCCCAATTGGCAGAAATAGAATTGACCTCAAGATGATAATTCCTTGGCAAAGTCAGAGAGTGTTCTGCATTATAGAGTTTTAAATAAAAACTAACACTTCCAGATGCTGGTGTCGTACCCGCTGTTCTATCGGATGTGATAGAAGATATATCAAATTGTATTAAGGATCTTGCTAATTCTGATGATCCTGTGCTCTGTTGAGCATATATAGAAAACACTTCGAGAATGTCGGACTGGCCCATGTTGGACCCCGTGCCTCTTGTCGAAAGATTCTCCTCAAATGCGTTTGTTATGGTGTTGTCTGCGATTGCAAAGTATTTTTTTATTGACATTATTTTACTGTACCTTTTATGTCTAGAGATGGATATTTTAATTCAAGAACCACGTTTCTAGGAACTTTATAATATGTTCCATCTTTAGATAGAATTTTTTTGAAATTTAAACTGGCGCCTGAATACAATCCGCCAACGGCCTCATCAATTGAGACATTTTTTATGTCTACGACGCCTTCTACTCTATTCAAGACCTCGTATAATCTAGTCAAATATAGTGGCTCACCGATATAAAGAATGTCTTCAAAGTATACTCTAAGGGCCTCTGCACATGCAAATAGTACCTCTTTATTGTCATATCTTTTATCAGAAATAGCTAAAAAATTAATTTTAAAATTAATCACTATAGCATCGTAAATGTCGATAACATCGTTTAACGACTTGTAAGATACAAGCCAATTTTTAATATTGTTTTTGGTCACCTGACCCGGAGATTCTAAATTGCCGCTATCGTCTTCTGATATCACATATAAGGAAATCCGCCTATTCGTTGAAGAAGGGTCATTAACTATATTCGCCCTCTTTACTGCTCCAAATTTTGGAGGCATATTGTACACTAAAGACTCATAGTCTTGCTTTGTTACCGCTCTACTTTGTGCTGCGAAGGATGCCTTTGCTCTTTGTTTAATTTCTTGAACGGTTACGGAGCTATCGATAACAGACGTAATGGGAAGCGGATTTGTACATTCTAGAGAGTTTTTTACTCCGGAAACAAGACTGGTATCCAAACTAGTTAAGTTGTTAAAATTATAAATTGCTCGCGAAACAACACTGACGCTATTCGCTCCTGCATTTATCGATCCAATGTTATTCAACTTGTATATGATCGTGAGGACTGTGTTGTAAGGAGAGACACCAAGTTTATCATTTTTTAATAATTTACTAGGGTCAAAAGAAGATAGAGTTATATTATTTTTGCCGTGCATCTTTAAAGCAATTTTTGATGGGTCGACTAAAGCAGTTGGGTCTTCTTCCCCTGAACCAAATCCAAATTGTAGATATGTTCCAGTATCGTCCCTCTCCACAGTAAATCTTCTAGTGGCCACAAAAGGTTTGATTATAGATCTGACACCATCAGTGAGGGCGTCCGGGTTTGTGGTTTCGACTAATATGGTTTCTTGAGCAAGGTTATCAACTTCATAGTATTTATTTCCTTCGGAATCTACAACACTTGTTATATCCGTAACTTCTCCTGCACCAACTCTGACTTTTCTGAATCTCTCGAAGGCTTCGTCTGTCAGGTCTGCTTCAGCAGACATCAGCATACCAGATTGAACTTGACCTGTAGTTTTTACAGCGAAATTGGTTGTAGCACCTGTCGCGCCATTAAATCTAGCTGCTCTAAATTCGTTGTTTACGCTATTGAAGATAACGTCCTCTGTTAATATAAAATTTCCACCGTTTTCAGATGTAAAGGTCGATCCTGCTTTTAACGTTGGTAAGTAAGTTAAATCTGGGGCTGTTCCTTCTGCATTGGCTGGGCATAGAACATAAAAATCTAAAATACCGTATGTAGTAGGAACACCAGTGTAGTTATAACCAAGGGATCTAGCATGTTTCCTGATATTATCAAATTCTATCGACGTATCCATAAAGGATTCATTAACATGATAGTCTAAATAATATGACAACACATCGCCAACGTAAGCCACACTGTCTATTACCATTGCTCCGAATGAAGGCTTCGAGAAGTCCCTATAGGTATCTGGGTAATATCGTTTAGCATGATCTATAAGGTCTTCCTTGATAGATTCAAATTCTCTACTGGTGTATTTTATATTAATATTTTTGCTTTTTGGCATTTATAAGGACCCTCTTTTACAAAATAAATAGGTTTTATATCAATTTATACTTTATACTCTGACTCTAATTAACAGTTCGTCTCTAGCCTCTATTTCATTTATATAGTATAGTAGCCTGACATGTGCTACCATATTGTCCGGGTTTGTGATATCAACATCCTCTAAAACAATATACGGAACGAATATCCCCAATTGCTTTCTTATCGCTGAAGCTGCTGTGTCTAAAACAGATGCAGTTGGGTATTCAAATAATATTTTTCTCAAACAAGCCCCAAAGTCCTCGCTGTCAAATGTGCGTTCGCCCGGACATGTCAAGAGGGTGTTTTTGATATTAAATTTGACCAAATCCCTTATATCTTCACTAGAAAGTAAATCAAAGCCTGTGTTTTTTCCTGTTTGTTCTAACGGGAATCTTACTGTTAAATTGGCCATTATTCTTCTTCCTCTGTTTTCTTAAATAGTTTAGTGAACTGATTACCACAAGCGTTACCCTCTTTATCGTCAGGGTTTTCCTTAAGAACTCTCCATTTCATCCAGAAAGGAACATCTGAGCCGTATGAAACAGCGCTAAATGTATTTGACATCATTTGTTGTACGTTGTCCTTGATTGGGTCGAAATCTTCTTCTTCGTCCTTTGGGTCATAATCGCTTCTCTTGTAATTGGCTATAAACAATTTTCTACATTCTTTTCTGCTATCGTTAAAATATGGCGTTCCACCGGGGTCTGAATAGGATGGTGGATCGTCTTCCATGTCCTCGTAAGCTTCGGGGATTTCTGGTTCTATCCTTTCTTTGCTGCCTTTCGCGCCTATCGAAGGCACCCAACTGTCATAAGATGATATCATAAGCAGGGAGGTTATTCTTTTTAGGTGCAGAGTCTTATGAAATATTAAATCAAATCTTGTGCCAAGGGTCAACCTATCGACATAACACCTTAATTCTTGATTTAAATCATCATCAAATTCAATTAATTTAATTAACTCAGTATCAGGTATTTCCTGTTCTATCTCCTCTATGGGAAAAGTATTTTTGGAACCTTCTAGCACACTAACCTGATAAGTCGGACCAGATAAGGAGCCGGGTACCGTAGATTCCCTTTCTACCTCGAATGATATTGGCTTGCACTTAAAAGATTTTTCTAAAATTGCCTTATTGTTGTCCTCTGTGTTTGGCAAGCTAAAAGGCCGGAAATCTTCGTCGGGTATATAGCATAGCCTAACACCGTATTTTATACCAACTATGTCCTCATACTCAGCAGGCTTATTTTCTTCAGACTCGGCAATCTCTTTTGCCATAAACCAATCTGATATTCTTATATCTGCCGGAATCGAATCTTTGTTGTCATTAAGAAACTTCTTGAAATCAGATATGTTAACTACACCCTTGAGGTGGTTTGGTCTGTTTTTGATAAAATCTGGGATTGGTTTTGTGCTGCTTTCCTCTGTACGATCGAATAGTCTTATATATTTTTCTAGAAAAAGTGCTCCGTTTTCTTTCATAAAGTCAAAATCTTCTTGTTTAACTTTGGGCAACTTTCCCTTTGCACTCTCTATGCTGTGTCTCTCAAGCGGGTTGGACGACACAGAATTTACATCACCATATTTTCTTCTTGTTTCTGGTGGCACTTTGAACCCTTCACTATCTGGTGTAGTCGCCCAGATTCCACTCTCTGGAGCTTTACCTACCGCTGCGCCATGCTTCCCTATCAAGGACAAACCCAAATCATTAAAATGCGGCATATTATTCATTTCATGCAATTTCTTTGCCATCGTTAACTGATATTCATTGATTTCACCGATCACAAGGTATTTTAACAAAGTCATGGCAGCTTTGCGGCCACGGTGAAGAGTCCACATTTTAGCGCTAAACCGGGCCTCTTTTAAGCCGAAAGCAGACCACAAGATACTTCCAAAAGAACTCGTGCCAGAAGGCAACTCTCCACGTTCCATAACGCCACCTATCAATGCCCCACCCTTAACAATCGATTCTGCCAAATAATCATTTGCGAAATTGTTGACCTTTACATCTCCATCGTATGATTTTGCCACAAGTATCAAATCTTTTGGACTCGCAACAACATGTTGATTTTGTAGTTCGTTGATAGTATCAAAGGCCTCTTTAATATCTGTTGTCTCTTCTATGGAGCCGTTCTTCACTCTCCTTTGCACAACTTGAGCCGCTTGCTCCAAGAATAAAAGCCAATACGGGTAAGCCTCATAAGTAGCACGAGAAAAGATGGACTTCTCGCTAGAAAGACCTCGCTTCATAAGCATGACAATATACTCTGGTAGCAATTCATCATAGTTCTCAGCGTTGTTGACCAAAGAAACCAAAGAAATGCTTGACCAAATAGGCATCGTTTTGGCAAAAAAGTCTGCCAGATATACTCTTATGGTGGCTATAACGACCCCTTCTAGTGAAGCAAGAGTGGCAGGAGAAGCTATTTTATCAAATGGGAATTCTCTTACACACTCAGGGGAAAATTCCAACTTCTTATGGGGTTTCATACCGGCTCTCGCAGCATCTATAATTTCTTTTATTTGATCCAATTTTAAAAAATGAGACTTTGACAAATCTGGGTTACACCCCTCCGAAATATGCGGAACAAAAACCCTCGCAATTTGCATCAAACCTTCGTCTTTAGGGGGTGAAATATAAATACTTGGTGAAGTATAGTCTCCACCATACTTAGCAGGGTCTAGGAACTTGACCCTACCGTTTCCAGACTTTGCTCTTCCGAAAACTGCGTCTGTTTCTTCAAAATCGTATTCTGCCCCATCCGGGGCAACATATTCAAGGTGTTCTGCTTTTATTTCTTGGTTTTTACTACCGTGGAGGAAACCAGATGGGATATTCCCATCAACGCTCATTAGAGAAGCTACAAATTTTGTATTTACAATGTTCTGCAATTTAGACATCAGAGACCTTGCCTCGGACTCATCAATATCTACATTGTTAAAATCTTTATAGACCCAGTTGTTCAACAGGTTCTTCATCACCAAACCTCTGAAATCACTTTTTCCAAGTTGTCCGTTAGAAGGCAACAGTTTATATTTTTGATAGTCTTTATTATCGGGGCCCAAAGGTTTTTCAACCCTAAACGTACCTAGTATGTTTTCTGGTGATTTTTGTTTGAATTTGTAATCGAACGCACGAGGGTAGACTTCTTGACCAAGGTCGTTTGTCTCTTTGAATTCGTCCGTCAACGTGATCACACTTTTCCAAGAATAGTCATCAGTAATATCATACTTAATTGGTATTTTGGTCTTAGTGCCTTCTGACTTAAAGCTGGTTTCCAAAAGGGCTTCTCTGAACTTTATCCCGACTGTCTCGGGGTACTCTTCGTACTTAGGATAAAAACCAAAAGTAACAAAGTTAGATGTTTTAAAAAAGATATTGTTTCTTGCTATATTGTGGAAATTTAAAGTATACCCCTGTGTATCTGCCAATATGGTGCTTAGAATTCCCGGTGTGTCATTCCATGACCTTGGGTCCATTGGCCAGCGCCACAGAATTATATCATCGAAAAAGGCCTTTTCTAACCTCTTGAACATGCCCTTGGTAGCTTTACCGACAGCATCTTTGACCTGCTCTATTTTCTCTAATTGTACTGCTGACTTGGAGACGTCACAACCCGGATCAGGATCACTTGCACCAAGCGCTTCGTTCAAGGCGTTCTCTAGCATTCCCTCTGGTGATTGTGATAGAATATCTGCTATATCTGCCAAATCCGATTTCCTTCTTTCATCTTGCCTCGCAACAAAATCTTTTGCTATTTGAGGATCTAATCCTGCGTTTGTTAATGCGTCTTCTCTATCCTGAGCCCATTGGTCAAGTTCATCGTCTGTCAAACATATACTGTCATCTAGAGGAATTTCCGACTCAAAATCTAAAGAATCTCTCAGTTGGACAATCTGGTCTGCTGTTAAAAGGTTTCCTACCTGCGAAAAGAACATAACGAGCATTTCAGGAGTTCCCATAGTCAGTGCGTACTCTGGGTGGTTTGCAACTATAAGTGAAGATAGATTTTTCATAAAACCCATATCTTGGTCTTCTGGTAGGGAAGTGATTGCTCTTGCATATTCAGATTTAGTACCGATAACAGACATCGTCTTAGCCAGATCTTTGGCATCTCCGGGTATTTGAGGGACGGCTGTTTTTAAAACCAGCGCAGCGTGATCATCACGCTCGTCTTCAGGCTTGTCTTTGCCACAAAAGAAATCGTCTACCGCGTTTCTCCATCCGCTGTCACCAACTATTCCTTTAAAAGCGGCTTGACCTGCGGCTGCTAAAGTCTGGCATGTTACGTCAAACACAATAGAAGCCAGCTTAAAAATTATAGCAAACATTATCTCGGTTACTACCTGCAAAAGAGCATCTACAAAAGCATTTTTTAATATATTTAAAAAATTCCAACCGTTAAAGCTTCGCAGTTTTGGAAGCTCACCAAAGGATATCCTTGTTTTGCCGGGGCCACAAGGATCAAGAGTCAACGTTCCAAGAAAACTTGATAATGGAGGGTAGATAAAACTTGGCAAGGGGCACTTCAAACCCGCAAGGAAAGAACCAATAAGCTTAACTCCGGGGAGTTTGTTAAGTATACCCATAAGTTGTTGTAATTCCGCAGTCTCCATTATTGCTTCCACATATGCCGATGTTACTGCTGATTGGATATCCCCCAAGGCTTTACCATAGGTGCCTTGCTCGAAATCAGGATCGTCTGGACTTACACCTTTCATGATTCTGTCGTCGTGTTTGTTTCTCTCTCTTGCGGTTAGGGACGTCCTTTCATCTTCCGAGAGATCATTCCAGTTAGCATACGGCCCAGATTCTTCATTTAACGTTGTATCATTGGCTGAATACTTTTTAGCCTGTTCAGCCATCGCCAATTGCAACTCAGTTCTCTTCGTAAACCACTCTCCTTGTAATTCTTTTATCTTGTCGTCTACCATTTTCTCTAAATTCATAGCAGTATCATATGATTCTGTTCTTTTTTCGTATGCTGCTTTTACGGCTGCGGCTTTTTTTAGAATTCTCTTTTCCAAATACTCGATACCGGGCAACATCTTATTATAATCTTGTTCCAATTTGGCCGTTGCCTGTAGTGCTTCGTCTATTTTGTCTTGGAGATCTTTCACCTCCACTTTCTGCCAAGCGGTCATTGTCTTGATACCGCCATAATCAAACCAGTCTATTTCAAGTTGGTTCATGTAAGCCCTCATTTTAGCTTTAGCCGCTTCCAAATCTTTTTGTTTTTGCTCTTGTTCCTCGCCAACGCTCCTTAGCTTGCCCTTTAGATTTTCTAACTTCTGTTCATCTTCTTTCAATTCTCGCTCTGTGTTTTGTACACTTGTGTTTGTTTGCTTGTGAGCATCCATAAGTTCCTTTAGAATATCACCGTATAAACTATCGGTAGATCCCTGTACAACACCCGACGATTCAAGAACTTGTTTTTCTGTAGAGTTTGGCTTGTTAATAACTATTGGGTCTTCGTTAGGGGCCTCACTGTCATTTTCCGCTTGTGCTTTAGCTGCTAAAGCTGAATTTATACTGCCTCTTGTTTGTGGACCAGCAATCCCATCAACCAGTATTTTTGCAGATCTCTGATATGCTTTCAGGGCGTTTCTGGTTATTTTACCAAAATCCCCATCTGGGACCAATTTGTGTCCTAGCGTTACCAAAGCTACTTGTAAGGCTGTCACGCTTGCTCCTTGATCGCCCCTTCTCATGTTTTCGACATATGTCAATGGTGGATAAACTGCGACTACTGGTGGCGGAGGGGGTCTCAATTTCCCGTCTCGCGTACAGATGTTTGGATTTTCAAGACAAGTGGCTAACTCCTCCACCCTTTTGTTTAGTTCTTTCATTTTCGTTACAGCATCGCTCTGATTATCCAACATTTCATTTGCTGCTTTTTCTTTCGAAGCTATCCCGTCAGCAGTCCTCTTGTCAATAACTTTATCAAAGCTACCGGGCTTATACCCCTGCTCCCAAGGAGCAGGCATATTTCCAAATTTGTCTTCCACCATTTTCCTTATTTCTTCTTGCTTGTCGTATGGTAAAGCTTCCATAACTTTTTCCAAAGCATCACTAGCCATTGTTGATAAGGCCTTTTTAGCCATGATCCTCATAGAGGCCTCGAAGGACATACCAGACATCAAACACTGTATGGCCTTTAGCCCAAGCTGGAAAAAATTACAAGGATTTAACGCCCCCATAAGATTTTTCAATTTGTCCTCTGACTTGTTTACATTATCCCAATTACTTTTTATATCCTTTAGCATTTCTTCTAGAATGGATGGTTCACCGATTTTTGCGTATTTGTTGTTATACCACTCATCAATGTATTTGTCCTGAATGCCTCCGGATGAATCAAACAAGTCGATTTCCGGAAGTTTTTGCCCTAGGGCGCGACATTGGTTTTTGTTAAACTGATATGCGAACAAATCCGTGAACTCCCCTACAGCATTGTGTACGAAATCATCGATTCCGTTTAATCCAAGTTTATCCCCTAAGCAATTAACTGCTGTTTGTTCTTTATATTTGTCTTTTGAGCCATAGTTTACTCCCAAATTGGGATAGATATACTTTAAACAAAAATCTAGCCATCCGGGCGTTTCTCGGGCGTCCAGATCACTCCTAATATCTTTTATATTTGCTATTAAGCCCATTAGGGTTTGGTCTTGTATCAGTCCTTTTTTGAGAAAAGATGACAGGCCTTTTCCTAATTTTTTGTAATAACAACCTTCTATTTTCACCCCCACTCTCTTAAGAGTAAAAGGGCGCTTTTCGTCGCTCTTGTCAAAAACAAATTTTATTCTCCAAGGCATGTCTGAGGTTCTTCTATTAAGAAATGTACTATATGTGAACCCGTTCTGTTTGAGAAGTTTTTCTAGCGCATTCTCGAAAAGTTCTAATCTTTTAACATAAAATTTTATATAAAACTTTTTCCCTACTTTCTTTAGCGGGTCACTGGTCTCTGCTTCGTCTGACTCTTCTGTTGTCTCTGTGTCTTTAAAATATAAAGTCCCATTCTGGTAGCGATAGAAAAATGCTTGATATTGAGAAAAAGATAACAACACTTCTTTCAACCGAGTAATGTCGGTGTGTAACCTTCTTGGAGAAATGAATAATCTCTCAGCGCTGACATCTACGTCTGGTAAGTCTGGGGCCTCCGGTACTTGATCAAATATAAATGCAGGTATTGCTATTAATACTTTCATTACGCTTTCACCGTATCCAGTAAAATGGTAGTCTATAGCTCTAGCATATAACTCAATAGCATTTATATTTTTTATCTGTGGGTATTTTTGTCTTATCTGTTCGTCGATGTTATATATCTTGTGAACACTGTCGCCTTGCAATGTGGATGGTTTGTTTTTGATTTTTATAAATTCAGAATAATCGAAATCTAAGATCTCCCTACACTCTTTATCAAAAGCGTATTTAGAAGATTTTGATTTGACTTTGACCTTGGGCTTGGGCCCTTCCATGCCTATGGAAACAGATTTTATTCCGCCTTGTTCTGTTGTATAAGACGCACACACTATTTCATCATTTTCTAATTTGTCGAAATATCTTAATAATTCCCGAAGGCCGGGTCTTATGTAGGTTTTCAACAACTTTTTAAAAGGCAATCCAGCTTTTTTGACTGAGCTTGTTGTGTGCGAATCCCCACGACTGTTAACGGTTACCGATACCATATACTCGCAGGTTTTCCTGTTTAAATAAGGGGATTCTGTTGTGTGCCACGTTGGCTCAACAAAGGTCTTGTCTGGTAAACAAGTTGGACATGGGGCCTTTGGGTCGGGCTTTGGCAATGGCGCTATTGGCGCACATATGGGAGTTTTTGACATTTTTTACCTCTAAGTTATAAATACGGTGTTGCTAAGTAGTGGGTTACCACCAGATACTATCAGTTTGTCCAGTGAATTAATCTTGTCGATTTCGTTGTTTAACGTGGTTATAATTGTATCGAAATAGTCATTAATGTTTTTGGGGATGTTTTTCATCAAAGCAGGGTTTAGAAACATAACAGCGGAGTTCAATTCCATTAATTGACCTACAATACCAAGAATGACTCTAAGTACGTTTGTCATCGACTCGTCTTTGGATTCAAGATATCTTTTTAAGTTATCACCCAGAACCGCTGGTTGGAGATCTTCTTCTCTCCCGGCTACCAGTTCAATGGTTGATTTTGTAATTGGCGTCCCTAACGTAGTCGGTTCGCCGCCAAGACCAAAGCCTTGAAAGTTTTGTGTTCTGGCGGCATAGATCCTTACATTCTCACGCCCTACAATGCGAACATGGTCAGCTTTTAATGCAATTGCCGATTTATTTTGAGCAGAGGGACCTCTGGTTCTGCTTAGTCCAAGGTAGGCATCAATGCCACCTTTACCAACACACCTTTGCGACATGTATAACCTAGCAGCATCGGCAGCAAAATTAGCGCTAACTACATTCTTGGGACCGAGGGGGTCTTCCCCTTTCTTTATTTCCCTCGTAGATGTAACAGCACCAAGGCCAACTACCATATCGATCATCCCACACTGGGTGTATCCTGCTCCGCCAGCGCCCGTTACGACTGTCGAAGGCCTGTCACGACCCAGCACAATCCAAGAATTGTTTCTACCTTTTATAACCTTTTCGCAACCTGCTTTGTATCGATTTGGTACTTTCTCTTGGACATCAGTGCAGAATAAACCGTCATTGACACCTTTTTTAATTTCTAATTTTGCTTGTTCTGTTAACCCGTCTATATTTGGTATATAACCATCGACTTTACTCATCGTAACTCCTGTTAGTGATTATTTCTTTTTCTTCTTTTTCTTCTTTCGGGGTGGTTTTGGAGGCGGGGCTGAGTGTCCACCTTGGGGTTGACTCCAATCCCAAGTTTTTCTATTTTCTCCCGACTTTATGGGATTGCCGGGGCCCTTATGCCAGTAAACGTTACCAGCTTTTGATTCATCGGTGTGACCGCTATAAAAATATACCCAAGACCCACCTTTCCAAATTTCCCAAGCGTGAAAATGTACAGAGTCAGTAGGATCTAGAACATTTCCATGCGTAGCTAAACAACCAAAAGAAACCGCTCGGCTTCCTTTTCGTGCTGTTTCGTGGGCAATGGCCCCCCTGTTGTCTTCGAGTGAATTCCACGGTTCGATACCCCAAATTTGTAACGCTCTAATGGAAGCATTTGTTTTTTTCTTAAAAGTTCGTTTTCTACCAAATATTTTCATACCAGCGCTAGTGGAATTGTTTCCGTTGTTATAATCAACAGCCGGACCCTTTGTTTTTTTTGTAGGCGCGTATGGAGCACCGGGACTAAAGCTTCCTCTACCAATACCACTGTAAGTCGAGACTAGAATACCTTTGACCCCGTCTGTTCCGACACTCAAATCATATGTCCAACAATTTTTCTCATTTCTCGACTTTGTGCCGTCAACAATTGTTAAAAGATTTGGCTTTTTTATAGTCTTCACATCTCTCCCTGATTTGTTTGCCCCTACTTGTGGGTATCTTGGATTATTAGCTTTGTTCATCCACCAAGCCCTTCTTGCCATTGCTTGTTTGAAAACCCCTCGTGGGGCCCCAGTCACTTTTTCTCCTTTCTTTACACCTATAACTCCGCTTGGCCACACTGCTAGAGTAGCAGGAGAAAGGGTTCCGGGGGTGGCTCCAACTCCGGCGCCACTTATAGCACCTGCGGCTCCTGCTACGCCCCCAGCACCACCAGCACCAATAACTGATGCTGGGGTTCCAACTCTGCTTAATGAAATTTTTCCATCTACAAGTTTCGCCCCCAAGGCTGCTATGCATGTTGCATCAAAACCACCCTCTGCTCTCCTGACTCTTTGCATTCTAAAACGGAGTCCACGCCTCTTGCCAGAAGATGTAGGGCCCTCCAAATCATAATAGATCGGAACGACATCACCGACAGTTGGTATAAATAAACTCTCATCGCCATCTAAGGTTTCAGAATAAGCAATTGGGTGCTGCATCAAATTCTCGTACAATGCGGTAGGATCGCTCTTGTATTTACAAGGCTCATCTAAATTAAAACTCTCTGCTGATGGGGCGAGTGGACGAACCCTAGCAGTGATAACAAATGGATGAGTCGGATTAGGGGTCGTCGGCAAGGTTGTGCCATCAGGGCCCAATATGCCTTGGGTTTCGATCATCAATATAACGCCAAAAAGCTGCGTATCTCCATACGGGCTAGAAAGGCTATTTACCATAGCGTCGAAAATCAAAGAATCTCTAGCTTCCTTCCTGCCATAAAGGTCTGATATAGAATCAAACTTGTTAGTCATTTTTTTACTAAAACTCATTCGTCTATGCCCTCCTTACTCTTTGTAGGAAATCATCCCAATCCCATGCTCCGGGATTCTTTTTATCTCCGGGGTCAGATCTATTCGTGCTAGACTGTTCGTGTCCACGAATGGTATCTCTATTAATTGACAAACCGTGCCTTTTGCAAATATCTTTTACTAATTTCGCACATGCTCCTAAAAGTTTTTCATTGTACATAGAAGCATATTTAGGAGTTGCGCCTTGCCCTTTGCCCTTTCCGGGATCTCCGCACATTTCAATTCCAACAGAAGTTTTATTCATACCGGGGGCATGCCAGCCTCTGTGGCGTTCGTTCAAGCCTTGGATTATATTTCCTCCCTGATCGCATGCATAGTGAATAGATGTGTTTACTCTCTTTTCGACAGTGTATTTTGCTGGTCTTCCTTTTTTTCCTTTTCTTTCTCGGCAAATTGTCCCATGGGGCATCTTATGAGGATCAAATGGTGGACCGGGTGCGTAATCTGAACATGGTGGATTCTTTTTCCGTTGACCTTTGGGTTTACTCTTGTCTGTAAACCCTGTTGTAATTGGCGTTCTAGAAAATCTGCCAATCGTACTTTTTGCCTTACCGTTTCCAGTACTGCCGGCTGTGGAGTGCAAAACAACATGTTTGATTTGTTTCTTTTTTACCCTGTCTCCTTTTCCAAATGTTGAAGCTTGAAACCCTTTAGTTGCGAATTTGCAGTCCAAGAATGGAATCAACACCTGTTGTGCATTTCCAGCACCTGCTCCTCCGTAAGAACCTGCTGCTCCAGCAGCACCAGCACCAGCAACACCAATAACTGATACTGGGGTTCCGACTCTGCTTAATGAAATTTTTCCGTCAATTAATTTGGTTCCAAGCGCTGCTAAGCATGTTGCATCAAAACCGCCTTCTGCTCTCCTGACTCTTTGCATTTTAAATCTCAGCCCTCTCTTTTTTCCTTGCGAGGTCGGGCCTTCTAAGTCATAATAAATCGGAACGACATCACCGACAGTTGGTATAAACAAACTCTCATCACCATCTAGGGTTTCGGAATATGCGATGGGATGTTGCATTAAATTTTCATACAGCGCAGTAGGATCGCTTTTGAATTTGCAAGGCTCGTCTAAAGCCTGAGCTTCGATCATGGGCTCAAGAGGGCGCACCCTAGCAGTGATAACGAATGGATGAGTTGGGTTGGGGGTTGTTGGCAAGGTCGAACCGTCAGGTCCCAATATACCTTGGGTTTCGATCATTAATATGACACCAAAACACTGAGTGTCTGTGTATGGATTAGAAAGCTCATTTTGGACAAAATCAAATACCATAGAATCTCTGGTCTCTTTTCGACCATAGGGATCTGATATAGAATCAAATCTATTGGTGATCTTGTTCTGTATCCTTTTTGTCATTCTTCAATATCCCCTTTCGATATCATATCATATATCTGAGACATATCATTTTCAGATAACCCCTCGGATACTTCTTTTTTGCTAATAAGATTGACAACTTTAACAAGTTGCTCATTTGATCTCTGTAGGGTTTCTACATATTTCGAAATAATAATTCCGACTTCTTTGTGGCGAGCTTCATCTTTTGCAAGCCACTTAATAGCGTCATCCAACAGTTCACGAGTTATCTTTCGATCATCACGAATGTTGTCTATCGCCTCATTTATAAAACTATCAACTTTTTTTGACATAACACTTTAACTAGGCCTCGTTTAAATTTTACCTTCATCCCAATCTTCTTTGAATGTACGGTATTTGGTTCTCAGTTTGTTAAGCTGAGAGACCACTTGCTTGGTATTTAAGCCGGTTATCTCTCTCAAATACAAATAAACGGCTTTTTTATTAAAAATTTCTATGTTTTCAACCGATCCCAAGATGACCCTAACAGCATTATAAACTTTTCTTTCGTTCTCTTTCATATCATCTATTTCCCAGCTATTAATTTCGAAATGTAATTTATTCCAGAAATCTTTTTGCTCTCTTTCCATCAAATATGGATTATAGCATACAACCTTGTCCTCATCGACTTCCTTTAAAGCATCTTCATAATCGACTTCTCTTTTATTGCGCTTAGCGGTTTGTTTGACCTTGTGAATAAACCAGTTTTTCGTTATTACAGAAAAGTAAGAAAAAGCCTTGGAGCCTTTACTTTGGTCATATTTATCTAAAATAGTTGTTAACCAGACTTTGCACTCGTCTCTCAACTCATCAATATTAGGTAATGTAGTAAATTTATAAGTAAACACAATTTTGTCTACCATTTCATTAAATGCTGGCTGTATCAATTCAACATATAATCTAGTTCTTACCTTGTTGCAGTTTGTTCTTGAGTATTCAACTATCGCGTCTTCGTGAACCTGCGTAAAATACATTCTCTTCTTGGATCGTTTCCTCGGCATCTTGTTCAATTTCCTTTTGTTGTTCGTCTTCAGAATTTTCGTCGTATTCGACAATGTTGTAAATATCTTCATATTCTTCCAAAACTTCCAACAAACTTGAAGTATGAGACAAGACAAATTTAATATTTTCGTCTCCATAATAATCTTCAAGCTCAAAGAGTGTTTTGAGATGGCCTTTGTAATTAGTCAATAGATCGACCAAATCGCCCAAATTTTCGGCTATGAACCACAACTTGGATAGTAGTCGCCTTATGTACCAAAGAGCGAAAATATTAGCCGTTATGGATATTAAAATGGCTATTACTAACCACACTGTTAAATTAATCGTCATGTTTCTGATTCCTTGCTTCTTTTTTCATATCTCGAAGTAGCTCTCGATTTTTTTCTATATAGTCTTTAGTAAGTGTCCCCGTGGATTGGTTCCCCGTGGTTTCACCTTTTTTAAGAATTGGCATTTGCGGTACCCTTTGCAAATAACCTACTTCCTCACACAGTTGGCATGATTCTTGTCTTTCTTTCATCCCATGTCGCACTTGGAAGTGGCCATCGCAACTATTACACTGGTATACATATCGCGGCATTACGATGTGACTACTTTGCTTTTGCTCTTGGGTTTAACAACAGGTGGGTTTGTAACTACCACTTCTCCGTTATCAGCAACTTCTAGCTTAAAACTCTGTAGGACTGGAACGATATCGCTCTGTTCCATTAAAGATTTTTGCAAGGCCATCATTACGGCTCCTACAGCTTGATTACTTAATTTCATTTTTTGTCTCCTTTAAAAAATTATTTATATATGTTTCTAATTTGTGCTCCGGGGCCCAATCAAGAACCTTTATGGAGTTAGATATATCTGCTCTTGTCTCTTTCGCCTCTCCGGGTCTGGCTGGTAGATGCTTCTTTTCCCTGCCGAACATATCTGCCAGTTCATTGATAGAGTGGTTGGTGCCAGTTCCCAAATTAAATATTGAGGCTTCTCTATCCTTCTTGGATATCGCTATTAATCCGTTACATATGTCGTATACATGCGTAAAGTCTCTTCTTTGTTCACCTGTACCTACCACTGTCAGAGGTACATTATTACTATATTGTTGCTCGAATATGGCGACTACAGGGGTATACTGACCGATCAACGGGTTTCTAGGTCCATATACATTAAAAAATCTAGCAATACCAGATTTTATATTATAAACATTAGTGTACATCTTTACAACCTCTTCCCCTTGCCATTTTGCAAAAGCATATGGGTTAAGGTAAACGCCACCGTAAAACGAACTTGACCCAGCATATACGACCATGCAGTTGTTATTTCTTGCATATTCGCACACAATTGCTGTTCCATATGAATTGTTTTCACAAGTGTATAATGGTTTTTTGAAAGATGGTTGTATTCTTGCCTCAGCAGCTAAATGAAAAATAGTATCTATGCTCTCATCAAGACCATTTGTTAGGATCTTTTTAAAATCATCAAAATAATATTTAGCTAACCTGTTGCAGTTTTCTTTTTTTCCGTCTGATAGGTCATCTATGACTACCACTCTGTTACCTTGCTTTACCAAGATATCTACCAAATTGCTTCCTATAAAACCACAACCACCTGTGACTAATACTGTTTTCATTTAATCTCCCTTTATAACCCTATGGCTATCGCTATCAAAATGTTGAGTTGAAAACTCAAACAGTTCTGTGTCTTCCATAGCATACATTTGATGCCTCAATCCCCTATAGATGTGAAATCTATCTCCTTTTTGCAAAATTACCTTTTTGGCATTCCCCAAGTCATCATCGTCTGAATAGGAAAGCGTAATCGCGCCAGACTGAATATAAAAAACTTCGTCCTTAAGCTTGTGGTAATGCCACGAACACTTCTTGCCTTTCACAAAATACAAAAGCTTTCCACAATACTCTTCGCAGTTCACAATCCACTTTTCAAATCCCCACCCTTTTGGTACAAATTTAATATCATTAGATAAAAAAGTCTTCATCTTTCACCCCCTTGTCATCTATATACAAGTTACCAGAGGGCTTACCCATAAATAACTCATGATATTTCACTCCCCAACTGTCTAGCTGTTGCTTTGTTAAGGATAGAAAGCTATGAGTTGCCAATTCGGAATTGTTATTAAATCTCCCCATACCCCTTGCAGTCAAAAAATATATAATGTTGCCATCGTCGTATAATTTGTTGATTTTGTTTATTCTCTCTACAATGGGTTTCGCGTTCTTGTAATCCCCATCCGTATTTGTACAAATGGTCCCATCTATGTCTATTACATATGTCATTTTCTCTCCAATATGTTTGTTGTTGAATATTCTCCTACTCGATCAAAATATTCAATTTTTTTTGCATGCTCTGAACCAATGACTCCCTTAGTTTTATACTCGACACCGACAACTAGCGCGTCTGGTTGAAAAAACTCGATCCAATTTTCAAGCTCTGTATCATTATCAAAAGCGACCACCTCGTCGATATATCTGATTGATTCAAGAAAGAATTGTCGATCTCGACGATTGTTAACGGGCCTTTCGGGGCCCTTGGTTTCTTTGATTCTCTTGTCCCCATCAATACCTACCACCAAAAACTCTCCCAGTGATTTGGCATACTTAAATAACTCTACATGGCCTCGGTGTAGAATATCAAAACAACCATTTACCCAAATAACTTTCATATTACAGTGACCCCTTTTTTTTGTACTGCTATTGTAGCACACTCGTTAGCATAACTTATAGAAGATTCTATATTCGATGTTCTTAGATACTCGGCCACAAGCCCAGAGAGGAAAGTGTCACCCGCACCCGAAACATCCCTTATGTCGACCCTTCTTACAGGATATACCTTATCCTTGTATTTGCAACCTTTGGGGCCCAAAGTTACTATTAATTTGTCTTTTACGTTTTCTGGTATTCTATCCTTGGACTTGTTGTACTCATAATGATTAATTTTTATGAACCTCACCCCAGTACACCAATCTCCTAAAACCTTCTTTGTGTCCAAGAAAACACAATTATGATTATCAGATATATAACTGATGTCACTCTCGGTTAAAAAGCCTTTACAATAATCTGAAATGACAACAATCTTGTATTTATTTAAATCAACCTTGCTTACATCGCATCTCTTTACAGTGTGATCATTCTCGTCAACTCTCACAAACATTTGATTAGTATTGAGGTGGATAAACCTTGTTTTTGTTATGTCTTTCCAGTTGGTATTCGTATGTATATCGCAACTTCCATATAAAGATTGTATGTTTTTTTGAACATTCATTGCCATGCCGGGTGTCTTTATTATTTCAGTTGGAACAAATACTGGCACTGGGGCCTCTGGACAAAGCCTGTCACACTCCCCATAATAAAAAACATCGGTACATGTTTCGCCAATAACTAAAATATCTGATTTCATTGTGTTACCTTGATAAAAAATTACTACCTGACTTTACTTTCCCTCTCCAATATTCTAAAAGATCATCCATAGTTTTTTCGAAAGGAATAGTTGGCTCCCAGCCAGTGTGGTTTCTAAACTTAGTGGTGTCAGGTACCTGCAAGTCTGCGTCAATTGGCCTCAAACGATCGGGGTCCACTCTCACCTGAATGGTGCTAACGGTAGATTTGCTTAATAAATAATTCAACATGTCCTCGATAGAACAGGTATATGATCCACCAATATTATAGTATTCCCCGGCTATTGGATTCACTGTTACCAAGCTGTAATATGCCCTAACCGCATCCCTAACATCTGACCAAGTTCTTAGGGATTTTAAGTTGCCTACTTTCAATATTGGCGGTATTAAGTCTGCCTCAATCATTGCTATCTGCTTAGCAAAAGTGGATTCAGCGAAAACATCACCACGCCTTGGGCCTGTATGTGTAAACATACGAGTAGTCATAACCTTCATTCCATATGCCTCAGCGTAAAATCTACCAACCAAATCTGTCCCAACCTTTGAAATTGCATACGGTGACGCTGGGTGGAATGTTACATCCTCGTGAATTGGTAGAAACTCTTTTGGAACCCTTCCAAAAACTTCCGACGAGGCACAAACATGTATTGTCGGTTCTAATTTCAGGTGTCTTATCGCGTCTAAAACTTTTGCAGTTCCCAGAATATTAGTCTCCAACGTCTCCAAAGGAGAATCAAAGCTGGTTTTCGGATAACTTTGTGCGGCTAAATGGAAAACATAGTCTGGCTTGCTTGAACCAAAGGCTGTCAACAAAGAACTTAGGTCGTTTATATCACCATAAACCAAACGAATTCTATGTTTTCCATTTATATAATTCATTAAATGCTCAAGGTTATCCATCCTGTCATCCCATCGAACTAAGCCATAAATATCCCAATCTGTATTTTTGAATAGAAAATCAACAAGGTGTGACCCGACCATTCCAGTGATTCCGGTTATAAAAGCCCTAGTCATTATTGGCCTTCCACCAATCAATACTTCTTTTAATACCTTCCTCTAAAGATACCTTTGGTTCCCATCCGAGCATTTCCTTAGCTTTTGTGCAATCTAGAAAGAGTTTTGTCGGAATATGAGGTTTGCTGAGGTCATGTTCCATCTTAAGATCTTTGCCGGAAATTTTAATAATCTTTTCAACCAACTCTTTGATCGAAACCTCATATCCACAGCCAACATTAAAAACCTCACACATGGATTCTTGTTTTTCAAGAGCCATTTCTACAAAGTTCAAAAGATCATCAACATATAAAAAGTCTCTTGTTTCGGTTCCGGGTCCCCAAACATTAATTTTTTCGTCGTTGGTCATAACCTTGGTTATGGTCGCGCCGAAGACATGGCTTTTCTTCAGATCATATTTGTCATGAGGGCCGTAAATATTGGACTGTCTTAATACTGTGTGTTTTGTTTTACCCAAGGTGCCATAAAAATCACACATTTTTTCGATATACACTTTGGTGTTGCCAACGCCAAAGTATTTAGACAATAGCCTTTGATTTCCATCAAAATTACTTTCTTTAGTTGCAACTCTATTCGGCTGGTACATGACTGTGCAGCTTGGAAAAATAAAATGCTTTATATCGTTCTCAAATGCCTCTCGTAGAAGCAGAGAATTCATAACAGCGTTATCAGTAACATGAATATACGGACGATTAATAATATCATTTGCACCAGAGGTAGTTGCAGCTAACTGTAGTACAATATCCATCCCCTTTATAACTCTTTTAACATCTTCTATATTGTTTAGATCAGCTTGGACCCACTCAACATCATATTCTTTAAGAGGCGGCTTAATGTGATAAACTGCTCTTATTTCGTAGTCTTCTCTCCGTGTGAAGCGTTCTAAGGAATTTTTTCCAATAAACCCTGTTGCTCCACAAATTAAAATTTTCTTTTTAGTCATTTTGTTTTATAAACCTCTTTATATTTTGAAGTGACGTTCTTTGTCCCATTGAGGAAAGATCAGATGGGATATTGTTTTCTACCACAGGGGTATTATATAGAAAATCTCCATATTTTGGATAATATTCAAAATGCTCACCGATCTCTGATAAAGATATGTTGGATCTTGATACCAAATTATAAACACCAGATAGATTATTTTCAATAGACTTGTTAAAAAAAGACAAAATGTCTTCATATAAAACATAATTAAAAGTAGACTTACTTGAAAGCCCAGTTTTTAAAAGGTTCTTTTCTGATAATTTTACCAAAGTGTTTTTCCTCATTCCTTCTCCAAGCATCGCTGAACATCTTGCGATGATGTAGTTTTTACTCTCGTTTTTTACTATAGATTCGGCCATAAGTTTCATCAACTTATAGTATGATTGCTCTTCTCGATAAACATCTACAGATGATACATAAATAAATTTTTGATGCGGCATCCCCAGTAATTGTTTTGTGAGATAGAGATTATCATTAAAATACTGATAGTGGTCATTTATCTCTCTTTTCGCATCGAAAGCACAATGTATAATTGTGTCGATAGATGAACAGGAGAGCACAGCGCCTAGGTTTTGCCTATGCAGACCCACGGACCCTTTAATATGGTTGTGAATATATTTGCCCAATCCACTGTTGACTCCTGTTATTAGTATATTATTTGAACGCATTAAATCTCTTATCTATGTTTTCTTTGTTTTCTAAAAACCATTCAATGGTTTCACTTATTCCTTCTTCAATTGACACAGATGGTTCGAAACCACAGGATTTTGCTCGTGTCATATCAAATACCCGCCTAGCATCGCCAGTTGGCTTAGAAACATCCCACTCTATTTCTTTATCGAAATAGTTTGCTATCGCTTCGGCTATACGCTTGATCTTAATGCCCTCCCCGGACCCCAAATTCACTGGTTTTGTGAACTTGTTTTCTACCATATGGATCATACCCAATGCGACATCTCTAGCATGAATAAAGTCTCTTATTGGAGACCCATCGCCCCAAACACTCAACTTGTCATTCTCGAATGCTTTTCTTATTAAAGCTGGAATAACCATTGCGTTGTCGGGGTCAAAGTTGTCATATGATCCGTAAACATTAGCTGGTCTTACAATAGACACTTTATCCCACCCGTGCTGAATAGAATAAGCTTTAGCTTGTAATTCTCCCATGCGTTTTGCCCAACCGGCAAACCAATCGTTCTTAGAAGGCATAGTCATCCATACATCGTCTTCTTTAAAGACTTCAGCCGGGTGGTACACGCCGACACTAGAAGTGTATAAATACCACTCTACATCATTCTCAAAGGCAGCTTGCATCATGTTGGTATTAAACTGCACCATTGGAACAAAGAAGTCTGCTGGTTGCTCCATGCACATCTTTGGGGAGCCCTTAACTCCTGCACAATTAAAAACATAATCCATACCCTTACATACCTCAAGGCAATTTGATAAGTATCTTAAGTCTTTAAATACAAAAGAAACACCCTCCGGAATATCCTTTGGCTGGTCTAGGCTACAAATGAACACCTTAGCGCCACGAGCAGTCAAAAGGTTTACCAACTCTCTACCAATCATACCAGTTCCGCCTGTGACTAGAACCTTTTTATTTTCAAACATCATTAAGTCTCCCACATAAATTTATAATTTGTTTTTTAGTTAATTCCGGGTGGTTCCCAATATACAAACCGTAATCATGTATATAATTTGTATTATTCATCTTCCCTACCACAGAATATTCGTACCTTTCTAAATAAGGTTGTCTTGCTTGGTTGCCACCACCGGCAGTACCAAGTCTGTACTCCACTCCTTCGCTTTCCAGAATGCTACAAACTAATTTCATATTCTTATTATTGTAATTCAATATCAGGGGTAAAGCGTAATTACTACTACCATCCATTAGAAAATTAACGTAATAAAGCTCAGGATCTAGATTCGAAACCCACGTTACCAGATTATTACATCTAGTATTAATATTATCATCAAGTCTTTTAATTTGCTCTAGGCCTAACACAGCATTAAGCTCGGTGCTTCTCATGTTGTATCCGGGGACTGCAAATGTAAACAAAGGATTGACATCTGGCTTTGCATATTTTTTCTGAGTTTCAAGTGAAGCCTCTCTGGTCATCCCATGGGATCTAAACATTCTTGCAAACTCGTATATATCTTCATCGTTTGTGCACACCATACCGCCCTCAATAGTTGTCATGTGATGGCCAAAATAAAATGAAAAACAGGACATATCTCCCATGGTTCCGACCTTGTTACCGTTGTGTGTCGCACCGTGTGATTCGCAACAATCTTCTATCAGTAGTAAATCGTTTTCTTTAGCTAGTTTAATAATCTTGTCGTTGATGCCGTTGAATCCCAAAACGTGAACTAAAACAATAGCCTTTGTATTTTTATTGATCGCGTTTTTGATATTCTCGTAAGAAATTGCCATCGTATCCAAGTCGACATCAACAAAAACGGGCGTAAAGCCGGTATTTATGACAGAAGACACATCGGAGACCCATCCTATAGGAGGTACAATAATCTCGCCCTTTTGGCCCTTTTTCTCGCGAACAATCGATGTTGTAATATAATTCGCAGCAGCACCAGAACCAACCATCACGCTATACTTAACACCCAACCACTCAGACCACGCTTTCTCGAACTCTTTGACTTTGGGACCGTTCGTGAATCTGTTTGTGTTCAATATAAAATCCGATAGCACTTCCTTATCTTTCTGGGTTATGTTATCGTTGATAAGTGGCCAAGAAAACTTATTTTGTCCCATAATACTCTCCATGCTCTACAATCAAAGTTGACTTAGAATCTTTTCTCTCATAAGCCTCTACGAAAGCTGGAAACACTTGGTCAGCTTCTGTTAATTCCACTACATGAACATCTGTCAACATCTTTCTCAAAGCCTCGGTGTGGTTCTGAGTATGTTGGGGGCCTGCATCTATTGGACTCTTCGACCCAACTGATACTCGTATGATTACACGAGGTAGCATCTCTCCCTTGGACATATCGTTCATCTTATCTAGATGGTTAACAAGCTGATTGCATGCTAAAATAAAAAAGTCAAACCTTGGATACATCGTTATAGGAACAAAACCTTCTAATGCAACACCTGTGGAGATTCCCATTTGGGTTTCCTCAAACACCGGCAATTCGATCCTTTTTTCAATAGGTACTTCTTGAATTGTGCTTGAAATGGCATGACCGCTTACTTTGCAGGCTTGGCCTAAAAAGATCGTGTTGTCTTTCTCTGCTAACCAGTTCATTGCTCTTATTATTTCTTTTTTATATCTCTTTTCTTTCATGATTAAAAATTCACCCACTTTCCTGTTCCGTGATGGGGATATCCCATCTCGTATTTGTAATATACAACTCCGTCTGGTGTTTCTTGTTTTTTTCCCCAAGCCATTTCAGTCGGGGTATGGACACTCATATCGTTATCCTCGATTACCCACTGTAGTGGTAGATCAAAGTTCTTAACGTATTTATATGCTTCATGAAACCCACCAGTTTCCATCGTCATGTCACCTACAAAGCACCATACACGATTTGGAGAATTCTTCAGTTTCAACCCCATGGCTGTGCCAACAGAAATAGGAATTATACCACCCACTATAGACGATGAATAAAAGTTAGGATTGGTGTTGTTTGTTCCCATACTCCTTCCTTCCAAAATCCAATCAAAAAGCTTCTCAGGATCAACACCATGCAACAAGGCGTGATAATGGTTTCTCCACGGAACAAAGACCCAATCGTCCTTGTTTATGTATTGAAAAATTTCCAATAATTGCTTTTCGTTATTTCCAGCTAAATGAATTGGCCCTCTTATCTTACCAGCTTCATAAGTATCACGAACTTTTGATTCAAAATTAATCAATTCCTGCTCTGTTATCGTAACCTCTCTAACTTTCTCTAAATGTTTTGGTATTTGCAAAATCATTATTTATCCCTTAGTTGTAATATCGGGTTGCTAATTGGCCAGTTAATGTTACAACGAGGGTCATCCCATTTTATTGTAAACTGCTGATCTACATCGGGATAGGTTCCCGGATATGCCCACTTATAATGAAAGACGGAATTGTGGCTCAACACTACAAAACCGTTTCCCACGCTTGGAGGGATTAGCACCTGCTTTCTCTTTTTCGAGTCCAAAATCATGGACTGGTATTTCATATACGTAGGCGAATCTTCTCGGTTGTCGACTAAGACGAAATAAAGGTCACCATACAAGCAAGTGACCAGCTTCCACGATTTGGAATCCCCATGGATTCCCCGTAGCACGTTCCTTCTAGAGGTAGATACCTTATCATGATTGAAGCTCAAACCGTGATCACCACTTTTCCACAAGGTCCACAGGTCGCCTCTATAATCAGTAAAATAATCAGGCTCAACTATTTTAACACCATCGATATTGTCAATCTTCATCTTTATCCCAGCTTATCTCCCAATCTTTAAACTCTGCCGCCAAACAATCAATCTTATAATCTTTTCTGCCGCCCGCTAACTCTTGTATTTTGTTTTTAGCAGTGTTTCTAATTCCATTGAGACCGTGTGTAAGTTCAAGGTTGTTTCCGTCTTTTATGCCTTTTCTATAATTTGACTCGTTATGCCAAATATGTAAATTCATTTGAGACAAGACAACAATTGCCCTTACACTATTACTATCTAATATAACATCTTTTTCCTTTAGTGTCAAGTCTATATCATGTAAAATATCAGAAATTTCTTGAGCATACTCCTCTTTGTGTTTTGTTATAAAGACCTCTTTCAATTGAGCTATTGAAAGCCTGTCGATCAACTCTGAAAGTGTTGGTAAATATTTTCTATCCATTTGTAATCTCCTTTAAATTGTTTGCAAATGTGTCATCCATGGAAGTCCACTTACTGGCTAGCTTGTAATTTTCTCTTAATGCTTCTATCATTGTGCCATATCTATCTTCCGTTAAAGACGGGATTAAATCGTCTAAATCTTTAATTGTATCAAAACAGATTATACCGCCCATATTAAAGTGTTCGGTGATGGCGCTAGATCCCCAATAAATTGGTATTGTTCCCGTCCTAAAGCAATCAATAAGTTTTTCAGTAAAATAGTTTTTACCTTTAGAGTTCTCTACCACTATTGAATATCTATACTCTGCTAACGCTAGTATTTTGGCTCCTTGTGGCATTGGTTTAAAGGCTTCTCCCCAAAGATCCAATAAGTGAGTATTCTTTAGCTTTGATACTATTTCGTGTCTGTATTTGTGCCCGGAACACCATGATTTCTTAGAAACTATCATGGAAGTGTTTTTTCTTTTTTTGTAAATCTTGGAATGCCTATCTATAATCCTACTTGATGCTATTGGGGTTTTTATATACTTGTCACCCAAGTTCAGTAATTCTTCGTCAAAAGTGAATATGTAATCAAACAGATTTTCAAGACGAAGCACCTGTTCATAAGCAAAGGGGTGTACTTCCCTACACTCCACTAGCCAAGCGACTTTAACTTTGGCAGGGTCTCTAAGTACATTTTCTCTATTTAAGCTTTTGTCTGTATATACCGATACATCTTGACCACCATCAAGATAATCTATACACTTTGGTTCCACAAAGGGACTGAATGTTCTAAAGCCATACGCTGGTTTGCTATGGTTTGTCAAAACATCAAATAAGTTAACTTTTATTTTCATCTTTTACTCCGAATATGGGCACACAAGAATCTAAAAGCATTAAGTCGAAATCACTATAACCATCTGTTATGTTGTAAGTAATTTTATTATAGTTATCTTTCTGTCCGTATTCAGGGTGAAGAGAAAAATTAACTATTATTGCAATTCTGTCTCTTCGGGTTGGCAGCTTCCCCTTGTGTACCCCTTTAGCATCAAAGAAAGTTACTTGACCTAACGGTCCGATTATTTCTTTTATTTTCTTGTTATATTTTTGCTTTACTTCTTTATCTTTTATTCTTTCTCTGCCCGATATCCCACTTAGGTCTTCTTTGTTGGAATTTTGTACATATACCAAAGGGCCGCCAAACGCATCAACATCGTTTAAATAAATAACCGCTTTTAATAATTTGTATGAACCCGGATCTCTATGAAAAAACTGTGTGTCTTTTGGGTCGTTTGAAGCATAGGATTTTATTACCTTTATATAGCTTATTGTTGGTACACACTTGTAATAACAACAAGCGATAGGGACCAGTGTTTTTTTTACCAATTCATACAACCCATTAATCCCAAAAGGGTTCTTTAGAACCCTTGTGTCGTTTTCGGAATAGTAATCACAAACCTGCCTTCGTATTTCACCCAAGTCATCTTTAATGCTTAAAGACTCTGGGGGTATCTGTACATATCCGTTGGCCTTCAGGAGGTGCAAGTGGCCAACTAAACCAGAATTTATAGATATCTTATCCATGAATTGTTGGCTTGCTTGTTTTCTGTTCTTTAGATAGAAATCATAATATCTCTTTTCCAACTTGTTAAAGCGGTGATCGTTCAAGTTCACTCCCCTTCCAGACCATTATCAATGATTTCCCACTCGGGTGGGACCATGTCTGACAGATTATGCCCGGAGTAGCCGGGCCCAAACCACTTCTTTGGACTTATAATAATTTTGCCTTCATTCGTATTCAGCCATGCTGACCACCAACTAAATGTACTATTGCATATTATGTTGTGATGGCACAACGACATATAATAGAGGTCTTCGTAGTCTTTCTGGTTTTCTACGAACAGGAAATTATCTCCATGAAAGTTATCTTGGCACCAATCCATATCATCACTAAAAACTAAGAATTTTACAGTCTGATCAAACCTCTTAATGGACTCATTAAAATATTCACTGTCACACGATCCATGATAATGCGGGTTTTTCAGGTGGGAACCCCTTCGAACATGTATAGAGACAAACTGACAATCAGGAAACTCTTTAACAAATCTATTGTTAAAATCATTGATAATGCTTTTTGGAGGGGAGAAAACCTTCTTTATAATCTCTGCATTCTTTTCGAAATAACGTTCAGATTGGAAGTACCCATTTAACAGCATGTTTTGTCTTGGGTGAATCTCAGTGTAATGAAAGCTAGGCTCGTTATAGACCATGAATAAGTTTTTAGATTTAATATCTTTAAAAGGTAATTTTCGAAATACATTCTTTAAGTATTTAGTTGGAGGGGATGCTTGGAAAGCTTCTCCGCCTGCGCCTCCCATTGGGGGCCACGTATTCTGGTCAAAACAAAATGCTATTTTATTTTCAACCGCAAGGTTTACGACAGCAGCTATTTGGAACATTTGGTTTCCCAGCCCGCCTTTTAAAACACAAGATATCATTTTTTACTCACCAGCAACTCGTACTCCAAAAAGTATAAATGATCTATATCGGTATTTAAAAAACACTTAATTGCATCGTTGGGTGTTTCGACAATCGGCTCCCTATCATTAAAGCTTGTATTTAGCAATATTGGAACACCAGATATCTCATTCCACTCTTTCAGCAAATTGTAATAAAGCTTATTGTCTTGCTCTGTGACTGTTTGTAGTCTTGCTGATCCATTGAAGTGGTTTACAGCGGGCACCTTCTTACCCATCTCCGGTTTAAAATTAATAACCTTACTCATATAGGGACTATCGATGTCCCTTTCAAACCACTCAGACACATGCTCACGCATAATAGAAGGTGCGAATGGTCTATACCATTGTCTATGTTTAACTTTTTGATTTATAGTGTCTTTCATTTCTGGGTTTCTTGGGTCAGCTATTATGCTTCTGTTCCCCAGAGCCCTTCTACCTGATTCTGATTTTCCGCAAAACAAAGAAATTATTTTAGATTCTGACAAGAGACCTAAAACGTGAGTCTGGTTTTGTTTTTCGTATGTCGATACGTTGTCATATAAGCTCAAAGAATCAAGAATCTGCTGTTTTGTGTAATCTATTCCTAGATACGGAGAAGAGTTATTGATATGTTCTATTCTATCGTTCCCTAGGACTTGATGCCACACATATTGCGCTGCTCCGATACATAGCCCAGCGTCATAAGGCACAGGACAAACATAGATATTATCAATCTCTTTTTCAAATACAGAATACAATTTCCCAACCATAACGGAATTTAAAGCGACACCCCCACTGAGGCATATGTTTCTTTGTTTTGTCTCTTTTAGCAAACCGCCAATTAGTGTAAACAAAAAGTCTTCTGTGTATTTTTGCAAGGCGGCAGCGATATCAAATTTGTTTTGCTCACTTCCATTGGCTATTTTCGCCAGCTTGTTGAATGTTTGTATCTTCTCTTTGTTCCAATAAGCGTATCTTTCAAATCGTAAGGATGCCACGTCATCATAATATTTGTTTGGGTCTCCCATGCATGCCATTGCCATAACAGAACCTGCCTGATCTCCCTTTGGCCACCCACCGGATAAACCAAAGATATTCGTCGTAAATATATTCCACGTAGAGCCTATATTAAATTGTGACTCAACGGCATGTTTTATAATTGTTATATTGTTACCTTTTCCAACCCACGTAGTAGATGTTAATATCTTGTCGACGTTTTCAATTATATCTCGGCCGCCACCGTCAATTGTTACAATCAACGCATCTTTAAAGTTACTAGAATAAAAAGCATTTGCAGCGTGAGACTGATGGTGCCCACAAACATAGTACTCACCGCCATTTGATTCTACTATATTCTTAATCATCTGGTGCGCGTAAGGGGTCTTTTTTTGTGTTTGGTGTGTTGGGTCCAGTATTTCAACAAAGTATTTTATCTTTTTGAATTCAGGATAATCGTTTATCAACAACTGAAAGGCATCGCCTATTGGTTGTTTCTGTCTAATATATCTTTCCAACTCAACGTGTAATATGGTTTTGCCATTTTCCAAAATAGCGAATGATGTATCATGGCTATTGTACAATCCACATATAAGCATTATAACTCCTTCAGTAGTTGATACTTCTTCTTGCTTCTGACATATGACTCTTCATTTAACTGCTTACTGTGATCCACCTTGTCTTCGTTTAGCGGATTATCTCTATTGTATATATACAATATATCCTCAACATAAAATGCTTTCTTTCCAGCCATCTCCAACATGGGAAAAACAAATCCCAAATCCCATGCTGCCTTTATAAATTTGTTTGTTTTCGGGTTTATAAAATCTTGCTTATTTATCTTTTTCCAAAGCTTATATCTAAAAGTACGTAAATGAGATGACATCCAAGCGCTTTCCCGGTACAACGAATTGTCTATAATCTGATTGGGGATCTTCTTAGAAAATTTACCACGCTGATTCGAAGGATATTCAACATAAGACCCATACGTCATCCAGCAATCTTGTTGTTTATAGATGTTGTTTAATTTCTGTAGTACTTGGTCGCTCGCTAACCAGTCATCACCGTCAAGTATAACAATTATATCGTTGTCATCAAGGTCTAGTGATTCCAAAGTATCATGAATGTTTTTAAGAGCATACTTTTTCTCCGTATTTGTTACCAAATTTAGTTTATCACTCTTGTCACAACATTTCTTGATTATTGAATTTGTCTGGTCTGTCGAAATATCATCAATGACATAGTGTTCGTAATTATCATATTTCTGCTTCATCACGCTGGTGATGCAATATTTTACCCACTTCTCCACGTTGTAAAGGGGAGTTACTATAATAAATTTATTGTTCATTTAATTTTTCCACTATTAAATTCGGTATCTCAGTTCTCTTGCTAGACATAACATCTATCAATTCGTCCCCACTTAGTGAGAACCACGACTCATATGAGGCACCTATGTTTCTATTTGTTATTGTCTTTATTCCCATCATTCTTGCCTCTACTACTACCCTAGATAATGTTTCTGGTGTTTTTGGCAGAAAAATGAATTTGTCGTTATTACTAAGCAGAGACAAAAACTCTTGATAATTTGAAGAATATATCAAACTATATTCATAACCCTTCTTTTCGCAATAAAAGGCTGTTTCTCTGGTGTTCTTGTGCGGTATCGGTGATTTCAAAACCGAATAACACCCTTTCTTTTGTTTTTTATTTAAAAATGACATTATTTTCAAGGACTGTGTTGACCACAAATTGCCAGAAACACTAATAACATTATTAATCTTAAGGTTCTTGGTTATTATACTCCTGTGGAACACTGATTGGCAAAATATAGATTTTGCTTTTTTATAAAATTCAATGTTTGTTAATTGATCAGGAGGAGCAACAAAATCCCGGTATAAAGCGGGATTTCTAGATATTAAGTATTTGTGATCATGTTCGTATATTATATAATTGCAATTGTTAGAAAGATAATTACGGCACTCTTTTGAAAGATTAATGAAATTAGAAATAACAAAGCCATTACTCTTATTGGTCTTGAGTGTTTTGATATCAACAGTGTTAGATTTCAATTTAACTATTTCATGTCCGTTGTTTTCCAAAATAGATAAAAGCTCATGGTCGTTCAACTCGCCACCACCAAGAACCTCATTCACAAAGTAATCAGAAATATAGATTATTTTAATCTTGTTCAACGATATCCTCTTCTAACTCTTTTAGCCATTCATCAACGTTTATCTCTTCTCCATAAATCGCAGAAACAAAGCCTTCAAAAAGTTTATCATCGTTAAATCGTTCAGATAGACTCTCCTGAAGTTGGTTTGCCAGTGCTTTGGCACTGTCCCAATCTTTCATAGTTTTTCTAAGAGTCATCTTATAAGATCCCTGATCTGCAAAAGCCCACTGGGAGTCTCTTTCTATTACTCCGTCCCAAACTGCTTGGCTTTGAACTTTCTCCATTGTAAATTTCACATCTTGAAAATAGCCTTTTTCGTTATCATATAAAAAATCGCGCTGACCTGACCATCCGCAGGTTACGATTGGGAGGGCTTCTCTTGCTGCTTCGAACATTGGCAAACCAAAGCCCTCACCGTGAGAAATGTTTACAAGTGCTTTAATTTTAGGATTATTGTAAAGGCCAACCATCTGCCCTGACGATAGATCTCCATGAAGAAGATATACTTTACACTTTCGATCTGGGTAATTTGCTAACATATTTTTAACAGAAGGTTGCAAATGTTCCCAATCAGAAATTGAATTTGATTTAATGTTACACTTGATAACCAAGCCTACCTCTTGATCTACAAACTCCTCAACCCACCACCTTAGAGCATTTTGAAAGTTCTTTCGAGGGCTTATTTGAGATACCATGAGGAAGTTGAAATCATAATCCAAACTAAAACCCGGAATATCTTCAGGTGGTGACCTTGGAGTGGACTCCCAAACCACCTCAACCGGTGTTTCCAATTTGTATGGAATTGTTTCACCAGTCTGGTTGTTTTTTGCTTGGGCTACTGTTCCGACATATGTATCCTTGGCATGATTTGAAACAACAAGTATTTTGTCCATATCGTTGCCTTTTTGTAGCCATACGGGTGCAACCTTTGAAGTTTCAATCCCAGCGGTATAACCGATATTAATCGGACATATCTTTTGAAATTCATTCGGAATTGTTATTTGTAGACTGATGTCAGGAAGTAATTTTTTCTCCTGCATTAGAATTTGAGTTGTTGTTATTTTCTCATCAACCCACTCTCTAAATTCGCTTTGATCCCAAACCCACCCTGTTTGGCCCCAAGGTATGGCTTGTATAAATACATCAAACAGGTCTTCTCTTGATTTCAAGGCTCTAAGTGCAAATCGGGCTTGTTCACCATACCCAGATTGCGAGAGAACAGGGCCTCTAACAAATATTTTCTTTTTCATTTAGCTTAACTCTCCTTTTATAGTATAGCACGTTTTGATAAAATTGTCAAGAATCTTTTTTGATTCTTCTTAGGGAATATCCTATATAAGCTTTTTCTTCGTCACCTATTAAGACACTATAGCTGTTATTGTTTGCATCATTGATTCTCAAGGCAATACCTTCAGGTTCCTTTGACTCAACTATAATTCCTATTTCTCCATTGTATGTTTCAACAAGATCCCCAACATTCAAGACAGGATTAAGTGATTCTTTGTATGTTGGGTGAATTGGTATATTGATATCAAATATTCCGGGCTGGAACCATTCTGCTGATTCTGGGAATTCGGGAGAGGGCTCAATATAGGACCACTCTAGCGAGTCAGCAACAGATGGTATGCCACTGGGTGCAGAACCGGTCTGCTCTTTGCTCATGCAACTTCCTTGAACCGGATTCCGTTATAATTCTTTCTTGTATCCCAAGATCCCTCGGCCTCATGCACATTAACCATATAATCTACCCAAGTTTTAGTGAAATTTGTAAAATTATAATTATCTAAAACGTGCTGTCGTCCTTTCAGTCCCATTTCTTTTCGGCCAGCTTTACCTAGCGCTACCATCTTATCCATAGCAGAAAAGAATTGCTCTTTAGATGTTCGGTCCTCGTATATATATGGAACTTGTTGTGATCCGATTATAGCTTTCGATGTGGGGTGCAATGGGATACCAAACCACTCAGAGCCATTTGTTATTTGCTCTTGTAGTCCTCCTGTCATATTAACAATAATAGGAGTACCACAGGAAAGAGATTCTAGCGTTGCGAGGCCAAAACCTTCGGCATCGGAAATGTTTATTGTACAGTCAACCATGTTATACATAGAAGATAAATGCTCGGGTGCAATCTTCTCCTTTGATACCAGTACTTGTCTACCCTCATCGAGACCAAGGTGTCTTATGATTTGATCTAGATCTTGGCCGTGAGGGTCTTTCGGATCTGTATGCATTATTAGCTGTGCTTTTTCATGAGCATCTCTCTTATCTAACCATTCCTTAAACCACCATACTAAAGTACCAGACTGCTTTCTTCTAGCATTTCTGTTGTTCCAAAGGAAAATAACCTTATCATGATCTGATTCTGGTAACGAACTTTTTCGAAACGATATAATTTGTTCATCAGTAACAGGTTTAAATATACTTGAATCAACAGCGTGGGGAATATATGTGCTGTTGACGTCTGGTGCTACGTTCTTAACGATATCGTCAGTAACTTTAGATATTGTTGCAATATAATCATTTGAATCATAAAACATCTTATTAAATACTGGGTATGGTTTGTTGTCCCATACGTGGTAATAAACCATTGGGCACAATGGTCTCACTTCGTTTTCCATTTGCCACAACCAGCCCCAGAAACGAGGGTCGGTCATAAACCAAACAATATCTACTTTTTCAGTTCTCAAGACTGATCGTATCATCTCTGGTGTTCCATATCCGTCAACTGGGATTATCTTCCAGTCCTCATTGTATGGGTCGACCATCTTGGGTGTATAATCTTGATGCTTCATAGCACCACCCAATGATATAATAGAAAACCTTCCGGACTTAAGAAGAGCCTCGCAAACATATCTTGTTTGGGTTCCTACTCCGGAAGGTGAAAGGGGGTGATCTGACAGGGTCAGAACTTTAATTTTTTTAGTCACTTGCTCTCCTATGGACAATGGACCGTCTTATAGAATTCACAACCTTGACAGGAGAGTCGGTTTTTAACATAATTTTTGTTTTTAATATTAGCAAGGGCTTGAACCAACAAATCTTTTGCATTGTTTGTTTTTCTAGAACCCGATGTAACTCTAAATATTTCAACATTTTCCTTCTTTGCGGTTCTCTTGAGGAGAGCGAAATGAGTCTCAACCATAGCCGGATCAATCTTGTGTTTTTGACAAAAGAATTTTTTGTACAAGGTTAATTGATATGTTATGAGTTTATCACTTCTCTTTTTAGCATCCCAGCCCCAAGAACACGACTTCCAATCAATTATGTGATATTTTCCGTCAGACGTTTTAATCACTAAATCAATATAACCTTTAAAATCATATTTGTCAAGTAAAAAATCATTTATTTTTTCAAAAAGATTTTCTTCGACTGATATAACCTGATATTTACCATAATGTTCCTCTAATTTTGGGAGGATGAGGGGAGAGATTCGTTTTGCTTGCTCTCGCATTCCTGTGATAAGATCGTCTTTTCGCTGATGTTCTTCACCGAGTTGGTCCAACTCTCTGTCAAAATGTTCATCAAAGAAGTCGTCATAGTCTCGTTCATCAAGCGTACCCTGTACAGCATTCTCACATAAAGCGTGAATAGAGCGACCAAAAGCAGTATATTCATTTCCCTTAAACCTCCTGATTCTATCAATGTATGAAATTTTATGTTTTCTTGGGCATTCAGCCCATGTTTTAAGTTCAGAATAAGATATATGTTTAGGCATTAACCCTCCAATTGGTTAAGTTCAGATAACTTTGAAAATAAAATTGGACAAATTTTTCTAAGATCGGTCTGTGCTCCCGTATAAAATTCTTCGAACCCAATTGCAAAGTACTCCCTCAACGATGTTGTCGAATAAGGAGTTGGAAACAAGCCAGATACAATTGTCCACATTGTGTCATAGCCAACTTCTTTATAGAAATACATATCGATTTCTTTATCGTAATGGTATGTATTTGCAACCTTTTCATAAGGTTTAAAACCATTTGATTGCAAAATCCAATATAATTTTTTTCTTTTTCCAATAAATTCATTTTTTAGTTGTTGGTCAGAGTATATTATATCTCGATATATTTCTTCAGCCGAATGGGCAATCTCATGAATAATGTCATCAACTAGATCTTGATTACTGTCTTGGTTATTCGACACATAGATTGCACCATCTTGAAAAATAGCATTAACTTGTTTTTCTTTAAACACATCGAATTGACCGACATAGATAATATCCACATCCTTAAAAAAATACGAAGGAACTTGCTTCTTTATATATGAAAAAACAAGATCCGGATCAATATTTTTAGGTAATGCGTCCTTAATGAAAATGTCCACCTCATACATTGTATAATGATTCCTTGTTTTATTTGATCTGGTTATTGATTCCTTAACCCAGTTCATAAATACTCTCCATTATTAAAATACAATATAACATTCCTCAATAGTCTTGTCAAATATTTTCCACCTCGATTGATAGAAAAAGCATCATCATTGCGTCAGAGACATGCGATGATGTTACCAAGGGTGGAACTATTTTTCGCTTTGGTGGGTATTGTTCCAATATTACTCTATTTGTTTTTCCAAACATTGTGTTTTCGCTAATTGTTGTTCTTTTGTACCGAGGTAAAAGTTGCACAAACCCCCACACTGGTACTGATGAAGCTCCTATGAGTTCTCCGTCTTCATCAAAAAGTGATAAATTAAAATTTGCATGAAGTTTTTCCACGGTTATCGAAGGGACCATTGTCCAGTGTCTGTTTTCGACCCCACAGTTGATTGCATTTTTCTTATAATCACACTTTGATTTATTTAAAAAGTTTATACTAGTCTTATCATATATTTTGATTTTCCCTTCGTAGACTTGTGGGGCGACTGATTTAGTAATTACGTTTCGAATTGTTCCTTTGTGAAGCGATGCGTAGGTTGAAACTAGACTTGATAAGCCTTTGGGTGTTAAGCCTTCTCCAACATAAATCTTAACACCAGATGGTTTAATAATTATCTCATGGTCGGGGGCTTGACCAAAAGCGGTCAAATTCAACCACAAAATTAACATAAACAACATATCTTACCTCCTACAGTATATTGGCCGCCAAAGTCGCTAATTTCGAACGTTCTCCGCGCTTAAACGTTATATGACCGGACAGATCATAAGTCTTGAACTTTTCAACGGCAAATGCGAGACCATTTGATGTCTCGTTTGTATAAATATTATCAATTTGTTCAATGTCTCCGGTTAAGACAATTTTTGTGTTGTCTCCGATCCTTGTGATGATGGTCTTGACCTCATGCGCTGTGAGATTCTGAGCTTCATCGATAATGACAAATGCATTGGAAATCGAGCGGCCTCGAATATATGTCAAGGCTTCAACCTCGATTTGTCCTTTTTCCATAAAACTCTTCAACATGGTGCGATCGTGTCCAACAACCATTTGGAGGTTGTCTTGGATTGGCTTGAGCCACGGAAGCATCTTTTCTTCAAGAGTTCCGGGAAGGAAACCAATATCTTTACCAAGGGGCTGAACTGGTCTTGAAATTAAAATCCTTCGATATTTCTTTTCCCCCATCCCTAAACACTGTTCCATACCAGCCGCTATAGCCATAAGTGTCTTACCCGACCCTGCTTTACCGATTAGAGTCACAAGTGGAACATCATCATCGAAAAGCAAATCAAAGGCAAAAGATTGTTCCTTGTTTCTTGGTTTGATTCCCCAGCTAATATTGCCGATATTTTGAGCCACTTTTGCTATAGGGCGCGATGGTCCCATAAACCTCGCAAGAGCAGTTTTTTTAGGGTTTGCGCTCGATTGAAGCATAAGGAACTGGTTTGGGTTGAGTTTCAAAGTTTGTTCTTCTTCAAGTATGATTTCTTCATCGGCATAATATAAATCAATCAATTGATCATCTACTATAAGCTCGCAAAAACCATCATATAATTTATCGGCATCATCAACTGCTTTTTCTGTAAGATAATCTTCTGATTCAAGGCCAATTGCATTTGCAATTACGCGCATATTGATGTCACGAGAAACGACAATAGCCTTCCTCTTGGGAATGAGTCTTGACACATCCATCGCAACGGACAATATCTCGTGGTCGGGGACGGAAATATCCAAATCTGCCGGAAATTCTCCGTTGGTTACGCCAAGGATCTTAATTATACCCATACCCTTTTTGGGGCGTATTCCTTTATGTAGTGAACCCCTTGCTCGAAGACCATCGAAGTGTTTGATAACCTTTCGAGCATGAAAACCAACACTGTCTTGTCGTTTTTTGTGCTTATCGACTTCTTCAAGAACTTTTAGAGGTATAAAAATGTCGTTGTTCTCAAAAGCAAATAATGCATCTGCATCTGAGAGAAACACCGAAGTGTCAATAATATAGTTTTTTTTAGCCATTTGTTTCCCGGAGCAGTTCGTTTACTGCTAGTTTAATTTGTTCTTCTAAACCTTGTTGGTTTGTCTCTAATTCCTGCTTTACCCCATTAATAATGGAGCTTTTAATTTCGGTTCCTTTTTCTGGTGAGTCGATTAAAGCTTTTAAAATATCATCGCCCATTGCAAGCTCTGAGGCCCTACCTAAAATTTCTTCGTTAGAGGCATCGGGATTTCTTTTCATCACTCTTTGAATAGCATCTGTGGAGGCCTGTCTTACAAGTTGCTGGGTTTGATCCAGATTCAAGGGCTCTTCTATGCCAAGATTACCAGAAGCACTAGGGGCTGAGTATTTTTCCAATCCAACTTTCCAAATATCCACAAACCCTTGAAGTTTACTCATTAGTTTATTTATGATGTTTTGGGTATTAACAACTTCGGGCTTCCCTTTTAGTCGTGAAAACATAGATGTAAGATCTTCTTGTCTTCTCATTAAGTCTGATAAAGAATAAGATTTGTTGTTATATATTAACGATTCTACGCCTTCCTTCTCTTGTAGCATACCAGACAATTGGCCAACTGCATCTTCTTTCGGTGGATCGTTTTGCAAAAGAAAGTTTAAAATCTTTTTAGCCTTTTGGAAAAAATCTACGGACTTTTTATTGGTAAAATATGTTTTAAATGATTTAGGCTCTTCTGCGTCGTCTTGGGGATCGGTTGTTGCTTGTTCTTTTTCGGCTTCTTCACCGCCTGTGTCTGTTAGTTGAGCCCTTTTAATTCTGCTGATATCAATCTTAGATACGTCAACTGGGTTGTCGTCCAGATATCCGTTAACTCTTTTGAACAATGTCAGAAGGCCGACTTTTTCGCTCTCTTTTTCGGAATTTGCCAACTGAACAAAGAAATCGTGAACCGGTGCCTCTCTTCTTTTTAAGTCAGTAAAGAAATTACCAATTTTGTTTTCTGGAATTCCCATGAATCTTTTCAAAACTGTACGGTGGTATGTGTTTTCCTGAACGTCTTGTTTGATTTGGTTTTTATATATCAAAACATAAGCTATAAATTTAGCTAGATTTTCTACACCTTTTCCATCAGGAAATAACCTTTTAATTTCAGCTTTTATCATGGGGGCTTTAAATATCTTGGTCTTGAACCATGTTGATAACTGGGATGTACTCTGAGGAGCGAATGTGCCGTCTTTCAAACGAGCCACTTCCTCGTCTCCTTCTTCATCGGCTTCTTGATCTCCCGTAGGAGCATCAGGGTCTCTCGTAGTTATGGCTCCGGCTTCTTGACCTTTTTCCTCCGGGGAAGGAGGGCTTGGGTCTCTCTGAAGAGGTTCGGTTCTAGATGGCTGTGGACTAGCTCCGGGCACTTCCGCCTTAATTGCAAAGATCTCTTCTAATTTTTCAGAAAACAGTTTAAGTCTCTCTCTAAGGTCAATAAGAGTTCCCTCAGCAATGGAGTCCTGATTTAGTGTACGTAAATTAGAAACACTGAAGTCTAAGTCCTCAAGGGCTTTTCTATATTCTTCTTCCAGTTCTTCGAAATCCACTGTTCCTGCGAATGGCTGAACGTTAGGGAAAAAACCTACAATCTGATTCAACAGACCGTATATCTTTTTGATTTCCATATCAACAGCATCCTTAGATAAAGATGTCAATTCTTCACTAATTTCTTTGGTTGCTGGTTCTTCTCTGGGTTTTTTCAATTGGTCTTCAAGCATCTTAAACAGATCGTCAAAGGAGGTTACGATCTCTGTGTGTACCCTTTCTACTTGTTGGGCATTTTCATATTTTTCTTCAGCAGACATTATTTCAGTAATAGCCTCTTCCGGCATTCCTATTAACTTATCTATATCCTTAGCCAATCTTCCGGTGCTTTTCTGTAATTGAGTTATTAGTCTGATAAGTTTTTGCTTATAAATGTTTCCTATTTTTTTGCCGCCTTTGGTATATTCATAAAATTTATTCAATGACTCCTTAGACCTTCTGGCATTATCATAAAATATTCTAACATCTGATTTAAAGTTTGGAAGCCTTTTTAGTCGAACCTGTTCATCTTCTTGCTCCTCTATCGGGGGCGTTTCTACTTTAGCATCAGAAGTTCTTTCGTACCCAGCTTCCTTGTCTTCGTCTTCCGACACTGCCTTTAGAGCTTGTTTAAATTCTCGTACAATCTCCCCTTGCTTAGCTAGAGTTGTTGTACCGTAAAAGTCGTTTCTAAAAGGTTTATATGCACTTTTAAGGGATTCGATCTGC